TCAATACTTGAAAGGAAACATAATCTTCTCCTTCATGAATGGCAAATTTACTTTATTATTTTTTTTAAATGGCTTAGAATAATCTAACTCAACAATATTCTCAGCTAGCTTTGAAAGCTGTTCAAAATGCGCTTCTAAAGATGGGGCTTCAAGTGTGACTAAAAAAACCTTATCTGGTAAAACAAGAATAACTTTTATTATTTTTATAACATCGTCAAAAGACAATGTTTTTTGGTTTGAAAATTTTACTACTTCCTCATATTTTTTAATAACATCATTTTCAAATTTTATTATATTATTTAAATCAAGTTCACTTTTCTTGTCCATTAATGATTCTATTTCTTTGTCCAATTTATCAATTTTCTCACTTAAAAGTTTTTTCATACCTGAGCCGATGTCTGTTGATTCGATAAGGTTTTCAACTATCCTATTCTTTTCATTATTGATTTCTTCGACTCTCTGATCAATTTTAGTATTTACCTCAGATATTTTGTTTTTTATATTTTGTGTGTTGTTTAATATAAAAGTAAATGCTGCTTGCTCACTTTTAAGTTTTTTAGATAACCTCTCAATGTTATTTTCATCTATTGATGTTAAATGCTTAATTAAAACGGCTTCAGATATTCCTCTTTGATCACATGTTCCGAATTTCTTCCTATTTTGACACATGTATAAGTACTTAATTTCTCTTCCTCTTTTTTTAGTTGTTTTAATTTTAGAGTGTCTAACAAAATTAGCCCCACATTTGTTACATTTTATTTTTCTGTAGAAAATATCTCCTTTAGATTTATAGATTCCCACTTTAGTTCCATCTTTCTTTTTAACCGTATTTTGCTCTATTATTTCTTGAGCGAGATCATAGGTTTCTTTATCTATAATAGGAGGAACAGCATTTTTAATTAAAACCCAGTCTTCTTTATTTTTTTTAGTTCGCTTTGAATTTGTGATTTGTTTTCTAGTAGAACGTTGCACATAAACATCACCATAGTATTTAGTATCTCTTAGAATGCTAAGAACTTTATCGGCAGACCATTTTCGTCCTTCCTTTGATAATATCCCTTTATCATTAAAATATTTTGCCATCCTGCTAGAACCCATTCTTTTACTAATGTCATCTGTTCGAGTGTAGTGAAAAAATATTTCCTTTACTAATTTTGCTTCCTCTTCGATTATTCCATAAGTCCTATCATCTAAACGTTTATATCCTAAAGATAGTCGGGACATGCAATACACACCTTGTTTAGCCCTTGCTTTGATTCCCCAACTTACTTTTTGAGAAAGACTTCGACTTTCTTGCTCTGCCATCGCAAAGAAAATTTGCAAACGTAATTCCCAATCTTTTTCTTCAGTGGAAAAGCCACCTGATTCAAAGAGTATATACACATTGTTTTGATGCATTAATTTTGCTAGCTCCATACCGTCTGTAGCATTTCTGCTAAATCGAGTATGATCCTTTACAATAACCATATTAAAAAGTGGCTTTCTATTAGACATGATAAAGGATGATCTACCATATCCAATATCTTCATAGTCAATTCCAGCATCATAAACCATATTTAAAAATTCTGTTCGTTTGGCGCTGGTAGCACTTAAACCTTTGTCGGCATAGACTTTTGTTAAGGTATACCCTTTCTCAATACAATACTCTTTATAATATTGTTTTTGGGATTCAAAAGATTGTTGCTGTTCATCCTTCTTTGTTGAAACCCTAGTATAGACTGCTACCTTCTTCAAAGGTTGTCACTCCTTCACTCGTATAATTCATACTAATTACAATGGTATCATATTTATTGGGAGAAAGGCGTATTATCAAGTATTATCAAGCAATTTATGTGTTGTTTAAATAAAAAAACAGAAACCTTTATCGACTTCTGTTTAATTGCATTTTTATAATAGCTTTCTATTTATATATGTAAACCTGCTTTGCTCATCCTCCGCAAACCTCAATCAATTCATCTATTAATTTATTTAACTTATATCTATATCTCGTTCGCTTCTTTTCTGATTTAACTTCAATACCTATTTGCTCACAAATATGTATGGGTATTGAAGCTTTATTAACTCTTCCTTCATATGTATGATCTAATCCATTTTCAGCTATGTTTTTGTATTCAAGAAAGTTATTTATATGTATGAAAAATACACGATTTTTTGGTTGGCGAAAGTTGAAAAGGAATCCTGGCATAACTCCATCTGTTTCCGCTGCCTTCTTTAGTGATTCAATTTGATGTTTTTTTATCATTGATTCACTAAATGAAATTGACATTGCTTTAGTTGATTTCAGCTCAACTGGGAAAAGATTAGGTTTCTTATAAATGAATGAATCATAATCATTCTTAGACAGTCTAACATTTGGCTTGAGCATCATTGGACTAACATCTTTTATTCGATAAAACCATAAATTTTGTTCAAGTGCTGAGTTACGAATATCATCTTCGAAAATTTTTCCGTGATCAATTCTTTTTGACAATTTATCACACCTTTATAATATTTTATTTGATATTTGTTGTAACAATTAAAATTCACCTTTTATTGAGATTTAACCTCTGTTTTATTCCAGATAACTACAAACAAATCATAAGATTCAGTAGCACTATATTTAATATCTACTATTTCTAAATCGGTATTATTCTCTAGCCATTGATTTAATTTATCTACGCCCTCTATTAGTCTGACCTGTTTATATTTCACTTTTATTTCACCTCATCTCAATAAAACTTGCTTTTTATCTGTTTCTTCTAAACTCTTTAATTGTTTCATGATCAATTTCAATACCTAGATCAGAGAACTTTTTAATATCATTAGTCTTCTTTTTAGTTTTAAACTCTCCCCTAAGTCTTTCTTTTGTTTCATTCGGAGTAGGTTTAAAAGGATTGTTAATCTTGCTATCAATTAATTCAAACCTATATTTTTGCCCAGTGGGATTGTCTACTCCCTCTTCTACTTCTGAAAGAAACATCTTTGCTGGCCTCACAAACATTTTATTTTCTCCGTAAAGAGCATGATACACTACCATTAACTCAGATGTTTCAGTGTGTTCTGCCAATCCTTCAACATAATACAGATTACCTTTATAATGACGATACAGTGAATGAGGAAATAATTTTCTAGTCATATTTTGCCTCCATTATTAATATCCATCTCGAACAACTCAATATTGTAAGTATCCACATCATTCTCAAGGACATAATTAGCTAAAAACATCTTTGCGTCCGTTTCATATTCAAATACACCCTTTACAGATGCAGAGCCAACCTCATTTCCTGTATCCATTACGATCCACACGTTATTCACCATACTTCCCTCCGATTCTTCTAAATTACTTCTAACTTCTTCCATCATTGTTCTCCATGATCTCTTAGGTCTTTCGCCTTTTTGAATCTCTTTTACCTCTTTTAGTGCTTCCTTTATGGACTCAGAATTTTCTTTTGATCTCTTTATAAATCTCTTAGCGTCTTCACCCTTAATAACTGGAAGTTCACGAAGCTTATGCGTTCTAATTTCCTTTAATTCGGTGCGAACATCATTGATATCATAATTACCTTTTTTCATACTCAACTCTGCCAGTTCAACCATTCTTTTCCAACCTGACGTGTTTTCGATTTGTTTCACCTCTCAATAAACTCAGTGTTTTATCGTTAATATCTCCCCATTAAGTCAGGATTTGTACTCCATGAGACTTCACTTTTCAGTTCTTTGTAATTCTTCATATGATGCAGCGTTGAAAAAATCGCATTTCTGGCTTCCTGACTATCACTCCCAATGTAATCTTCAGGATCAATTTGACATTTCTCTGCTTCCAAATTATCAAGCTGATATTCTAACCAGTCAATTGCTTCATTAATTGTCATATTATTTACTCCTTCTTTTATTTTCTCCGAGCTGAATGTTTAAACAACTGCCATTACTACATAGCCTTCTTGTTGAGCATAATCAGTAATATACGTGATCTTTCTTTCCACTACTCTACCTGTATGTTCTTGATTGTCTGGATCAAATTCACATAGAATTAACTTGTCACCTACTTGAAAACCTCTGTCGTTTTTTCTAATTTCAAAACTCTTCTTTCCCGTACATACTTCTTTAAAATACTGAGGGTGAATTTTTAATTTATGTTTTGCCATATGTATATTACTTCCTTTCTAGCTCTTGCTATCTAGTACCTTCCTAAGTTGATCCTTCAATCCATCATCTACGTGTCTGTATTTTAATACTCCTTCTAATGCTTCCCGCAACCGGGCGTTTTCTTCAACCAACACAGATTGGGCATCAAACCACTCTTTATTATCTTCAACTCTTCGTTCAGTTCCTTTTGCCACTAAATTTTTATACATTTCTATTTCCTTCTGCTGTTCCTCCAATGCACGAAGAACTTTAATAACTTCTTGTTTTGTGTCGTTATCTAGTGCACTTGCCATTACAGAAGCAACTGCTATATTGATTGCTGTTTCATCATTCATCTGATTCACCCTCCAATGCTTCGTCAATAATTTCTATTGTGTATTTTCTATGATCTTCTATCGCTCCATCAAATAAAATTTGTAGTTTAATTTGCTTGAACGCTTCACGATAGCGTTTGTTTTCTCTGTGCAATTGAATATTTAGCTTATATAACTTATCTACTCGCGACTGCGTTAATTCTTTTTGTTGGAAGTGATTGTCTGCTAACGTTTTATTTTTCTTCTCCAACTCCTGAACTTGTTCAGCTTGTTTGATAAGACTAACTACAATGTCGATTGGTAACATAACAGTATCTTGCTTACTTAGACTATTTACAATTGCAGTTTCTCTCTTTGCAACATCAAGGGCATACTTAAATTCCAACCGTTCCTTATCCATCGACCTCTACCTCCACTCCAACAGCTTTCAGTGCAGCTAAACAGATTGCTAGTGGTGCCGTTTCTCCATCTGCTGCTGTATATGGAAATAATGTTTCTGTCTCCTCTTGAAATTCATATAGATAACATTCTGCGCCATCATTTAAGGTGTCTCGGATATCGACGGTGAACTTTTCGTTTAGTTTTTCCACTACACGCCAAGCATGTTCGATTTTTCGACAGTAAGAAGGAATTCCAAACCTTTTGCCATCTTGACGAATTTCTCCATCCCTAGTCACTTCAAACCCCATCACCTTTTCAGCGACAAGACTATCAATTTTTCTCAAATCCACCCTATTTCCCTCCTCGACTCTGCCCCGCAGGCCTTGATTGATTTGTTGCATGGGATCACCGTCCTTTTTCTCCGTACTATGCAGTAATCTGTATATACTCCAAACAAAAATCTACCCATATGTGATTTAAAGGGATTTTTAATCCGTCTTCATTTTCTATGTTTCCTTGAGAATCGACTTCATATGGAATATCGGCTTGAAAGATTTCCCTCTCATTTGCATCAAGCATATTATTTTGCAAAAACACAACTTTCCTTTTCACATTTATCATCCTTTCTTATCGCACAGTATGTACCCACTACCTCTTATACTGATCCGATTGGATTTTCCGAACTATGCATCAACTTGATTTTTGTATTTCTATTTTTTCTGTTAAAAGTAACGGTTCAGCATTTGATAGTTGAGCTATCAATAGATTAATTTCCCCAAGTGTTAAATCTCTTTGCAAGTTAATAAACAATCCGTATTTGTCTTTTCCAAGTTTCCCGATGTATTCATCTTCTTTGTAAAGGTTATCAGTCCACTGTTCCCCACCTGAGATAATTCTTTGAAACTTAAACAAATATCTCTCTCCTTGTCCTCAAAATTTGTGTCCACTACCTATGATAAAAGACATATTTTATTACAAGATTAACCTGCTAAATTTACTTTCTCGCCTTTAACAATTTGAATAAGATATTAGTAGATATATCGCAAAATCCTTCTGGGAAGTTTTCTATTTCTCCAAGATCATTTATTTTTAGTAGTCTGTCTTTAAACTTGAATTGCAGGTCTTCGCTTGAAATTAACCCTTCTATTACAGCTAATCGCATAGCCTGTACAACTGCTTCATTGCCAACACGGTATGTTACATCTTGCTCCGTGTCTTTGTAAGCTTCACAGATAGCATCCGCCATCTCTTCTGCTTGAAAATCTGTTGTAGCAATTCCATATTTTGTATATTCAATGGTCACCATTTTTAAATCTCCTTTTACAATATATTTAGTGACATAAATTACTTATTTTAATTGAATTTTTATAGAGTAATTTCATTATTCTTAAATACTCTCCTTCAATCATTCCATAAACAGTATCCCAATCTCCTAATAAATGTGATTATTTATTGCACATTTTTTCTCGAATATGTAATAAACATATATGTACATTAAAACTAATCTTTTAATTCGTCTTGCATTTCTACTGGAGCTACGAAGTAAATATTGTTTCCTAACCCATTACGATCTGCTAATTTATTGAATTTAATACAATCCTTTTCAGCATTTTCTTTTGAATAATATAAATGATCAATTGAATCTGAATCTTCCCCAATATTTTTTACTCTGATTTCATAAATCTTCATATTAAAATCCTCCTTTTATTTTTCTTATATGTATTTATTTAATATTTAAATCTAATTCTGAAATATGGTATATCTGAACGGGCGATGGTTGCTTGTGATTATGTTTCGGAAATCTAACTTCGTCCACTTTTAAATCTCGATAGCTCTCTTGCTCATCCCAGTAACCAAAGTCACTGTCTAAACTACCAGTCCACCTACCTAGACCATCTTTAAGTAATGCTTGTCTCATTTATTAATCCTCCTTTCGTATGTAACGAATGAATAATCATAAGGGTGGTTTGCGTCTTTCTTGTGTTTTTCGTGACTAGTAATCTTAAAATCATCTAAACTATATTTAGGAAAATATACGTCAGTATCGGAAAAACGATGTGAAACAATAGTTAGATAGATTTTATCTGTATGTGGCAGAAATCTCTTATAGACCTGTTCCCCACCACACACGAATAATTCTGTATCTTTGTCGGCGTGATTGTAATAGTGTTGTAGGATTAATTCTGCTGAGTTATATATGTAAAGATCTGGATGAAAATCAATGTCTCCGCTTTTTGATAAGATTAAATTTGTCCTGTTTGGTAAAGGTTTTCCGATTTCCTGGTATGTACGCCTTCCCATTACTATTACATTCTGTTCAGTTAAACTCTTAAACCTCTTCATGTCATTTGGTAAGCGAATTAATAATTTACCATTGTGCCCGATTGCAGCGTTAAGATCACAGCAAGCTATGATATTAATCAAATAATCTCCTCCTTATATTCTCCATTATAGTATTTCTCCATTGAAAATCTGTCGTCCTTTATCTGCACTCTATATGAATTTAATTTGCTTTTTATGTATTCATATTTCTCTTTATCGGTTGCTATATGGTAAGGAACAACAATTAGTTTAATCCCCAATTCATTGCATAGTTTTTTCTTTAATCTATCTCTTCTTTTACTTTCTTCAAATTCTGAATAGTGTTTGTGAAAGTACTCTATATATCTATAATGCTGTTCTCCGTTATATTCTAGTGCAACTCTTAATTCTTCGTTGTACATATCTAGTTCAAGGTAATTTTTAATACCATTATACTTATTATTTAATAGCGTTCTGTTTTTGTAAAACACTTTATTTGTAAGTTTTTCTATAATGAATTTGCATTTTGTTTCATTTTTAAATCTGCCAGTACAAATTTGACACCAAGTACCTGAAAACACGCTATCTAGATTTAACTCGAATATATGATCATTCGCACACACCCATTGTAGTAACTGCTTAGAATCAGTGTAATACTCATAAGGTGTTAAAAGCTTCCCGTGATTTTTTTCTAGAAAAGAAAGTATTCTTTCATAAGGAATTCTCCTTTCGTCTAAGGTACATTCTTTACAGCTTCTCATTCCCTTAAAATTACCTGCGGAGCATTCCCAATTATGATTATTAGGGCATAAAAACCTATACTTTTTAAATTGACCTTTGTATTCACTCGGAGTAGACAGTAGTTTATAACCCCTATCTACGGCAACTTTTTTTAACCTATAATACTCCAATATTCCCCTCTTATTATCATTACACTCTCTACACCATCTTTCATCTTTGCGAACCAAGTCATTAGCACTACGATCAAATATATGACCTCTGCCACATATCAACTTAACTCTGGTTGTACTATCTAAAAGTGTATGATTTTTTGTCAACACTTGACCACCTTTATATCTAGCCATCCGTTTAATATTCACCCATGATAACTTCTGTATTATTTTAGGACTAATCTTTGTCTCAACCAGTCTTCTTTTTTCATCTTCTTTACATTGACTACACCACGTTGCACCAAATTTTATATTGTAAAATGAATCCTCCCATACGTGCCCATTTTCACATTTCCATAAAAGAATATCTTTTTGATTTCCTTTATAACTTTCTGATAGGCACTCACCACCTTTATTTCTTGCAAACTCTTTAACTTCTTCAATTGTATGTCTCAATTTTTGAAGATAGCATTCGTAACACCAATATCCAGACTTTAAGTTATTTAGGTTTATTTCATATTTGTGTCTCTCTCCACAAACTATCTTCAATTTCGTGTGTGCATTTTCGTAATCCTCTTTAGGAGACAATACTTCTCCACCTTTTGAACTCACTATTTCACAGAATTCGTTGTAATATTTTGTTATCAGTTTTTCTTTGTTGTTTTCTTTCCTACATTCTGGGCATCCTTTAATTTGCTTAAAAGATCCCCACGATGTTTTAAGCTCTCCATGTTTTAAACAACTGTATTTTACTACCCATTTATTACTGCCATTAAATTTCTCCCAAGAATGATTAACATATTTAAGACCAACACCGTTACACACATCAATGATTTTGTCTTTTTTAAGACGGGGAGCACCCACTCTCATAAGCAAATAACTCCCCCGATTCTATATGCTCACACGCATTTTAATATGCGGATGATATTTGTAATCTAGTAATTTGACATCTTGTTCAGTAAAGTTATAAAAGTTATTAATCTCGGTATTAATAAATAATTCAGGAGCCTTATAGGGCTCACGATTAAATATTTCTTGAATTGGTTTAAATTGCTGCTCATACAAATGAGCGTTGGTAAGAACAAATATCATTTTACCTGGTTTTAATTTTGTTACTTGCGCCAACATATGATTTAATACTGCCATCTGAGCAACATTGAAAGGCAAACCAAGCGCAACATCTGAGCTACGAATTGTTACGTGCGTATTGAGATGATCATTGTTCACATCCCATATTGAATTAAACATACATGGAGTTAATTGCATCTTATCTAAATCTTCACATTGCCACAGGTTTACCATCATTCTTCTTGATTGATTATTATATTTGAGATCGCTGATAAGTTTATCCATTTGACTATGCTTTTCAACTTGTCTTCCATATGCCTCGCCAATAGTATTAAATTCGTCTGTCCACTCGTCCCAAATATGAATATTTCTTTCTTGCAGCCATGTTACATCATTTGATTGAATCTGATATATCCATCTCATCTCATTTACTAATGACTTGAAAGGTGTGTATTTTAAAGTTAACATTGGGAACTCTTCTTGCAGATCGACAGTGATCACCTTTCCAAAAACTTTTTTTGTATTGTCTGCCGTTCTATTTTCTCCATAATATCCGTTGTCTAAGATATCTTTGACTAAAACTCTATACTGTAAATCAAAATTACTCATATATCCATCCTCCTGTATTTATAATAAAAGGTAAGAGGAATCAACCTCTTACCTAGATAATACTAATTTATTTCATTAATGTCAATGATTATTTATAATTTATTTAATAAATTCGTTATTTTATTTTTGGTTTTTTGATTGATGCTTTAATCTTACTTCCTAGCCAGACAAAAGTAATCTCAGTCTTTGGATTAGATCCAATATGTTCAACTTGACCAAACTTTCTAGGAATCAATGACCATAAAATAAGAGCTACTTTACCCAATTGCCACTCACCTCACTTTTATTCCGAACTACGCATGAAATTCGCTATTAAAACCCATCGACTTATAAACCCTCTTTAGTTGTTCATAAGTCATCACATCAATCGTATTTTGTAGTAACTCACGCAATTCTCTTTCTTTCAGTACTTCCAATTTTTCAAAGGATTGACTGCCGCAGCCACGGCATTTTTCACCAACATACTGCTCTCTTCCGCATCCGAGACAGCAATAATTTTTAGGCTTACTTTTATACAAATTTACACACCCCCTTTACTTCACAGTCGTATCTTATACACAATAAATTATCTGCTTTATCGTTTAGATTGTCTTTCAATCTCAGCTTTCAATTTCGGTTCTGGTGGAGTCCATCCTTCAGGCTTAATGATTTTTCCGTCACTTTCTCTGAATTTAGGTTGTCCATTATGAAGTTTTGCCATATTAGCATCTTGAACAATTTTAAATAGATTAAATGGCTTTACCCCTAAAATAGTAAATGATCCCTGGTTGAAGTATTCAACATCAGTAAGCGCATCTGCTTGAGCAGTAAGAATGTCATCAACTGGCTTTGCTTCTGTAACTTGCTTTTCTACTGCTGCGGAAATACCACTATTAAATTCATCGACTAACTTCTTAAATTCTTCTGTATTGCCACCTACGGTAGCATATAATAATTCCACTAATTCTTCCCCTGTCCACACAGCGCGGTTTAGTGCCGTTTCTTTATCCATAGGTGTTGGTTTTTCGTTGTAAGGATGGTTGAATGCTTTGTGAAATTCCTGCACCATCCAATACATCTCATTAGGATTGTATTTTTTAGTTCTTCTTTTAGGTTTGCGATAGGGTGAAAGGTATTTGGTTTCTACATTTCTTAACTCAGTAACTCGTCTTTGCTTTTCTCTATCAAACTCAAGAATGAATTCAACTTGTGCTGTTTTACCCATATCTCTACTAAATGAAATAAGCTTCCCTTTTCTTTTACTTGATTTATCCCAAACCAGGCTGTTTAGTTGTAGTTTTTGATTTTGCATTAGTATATTTCCCCTTTGTATGTAAATTTATTTTAGATAAGAGAGGAGAATTAACTCCGCTCTATGTGTATTAATTTAATTTATTAATGATCTCGTCTAATCCGTTTGGATTAAAGCCAACTACACGCTGTACCTCTTCATCATTGTCATCAATAAGGATAGTTACTGGAACTGAACCAATATCATATTGGGCTGCAATTTCTGGATTATCCATTGGATTAATTTTTTCAACAATCACACCTTTGTCATCTAGATAATTTTGAACCATTTGACATGGTTTACAACCTGGTAGCTCAAATTTAAATAGTTTATTAGACATATATTTTCTCCTTTACTATTTCGTCAAATTGATAAAAGTCACTTTGCTTTGGATATCCTTCAAACTTAAATTTAAACAGTATTTGATTTTTGTCTTTTAATACCTCTTCTAACAAATCTAATGCCCCACAGAAAAATTCAAACTCCACTCTTCCGCTTCCAAATAGTCCGATCTTTTTATGAGTAAGCATTCCAAGTTTATCCCTTATTTCAAAAAAAGGTCTTGGGGGAATACCTCTCCCCCAGGTGGATGTTCCAAAAATAATCGTATCGTATTTATCAAAATCAATATTTCTCTCTTTTCTTATATTAAAAATATCAAACTCACTTTCATTAAAATACTTTAACATTGCCCTTGTATTTCCTGTTGCAGAATAGTATATGACAGCTTTAGAGGTCAAAGTCTTCGCCGCTTTCATGAGTATAGTTAATTGCGTTAGCTTGGAGAAAATCTGTTCTTGTTACAATTTCATCTTCTCCTCCTGTTCTCTTTTTGCTTCCATATGTAGCAATCCATCTTGACTTTAATTCTTGGTTTTCAGGATAAGGTTCTTCGAGTCCTGCGTTTCTACAGATTAAGTTGGCTAGATATTCCACGTAATCATGATATTCTTTAATGGATAAAGTATCTATTCCTTCAAAAATGTAACTAGCCCATACTTTTTCTCGTTTAACAGCCTCTTTTATATAATCCATAACATAATTATAATTATCTTTTGTGGCTAACTGCGGCTCTTCTTTCATTAGAATTTGAATCAGCATTCCATAAAAAGTCGAGTGCATATTTTCGTCAGTCCGAATCATAGAAATTAAGTTATTAGAGCCAATCATTTTTTGATCCCTTGCCAGAGAGTGGAAATAAACAAATCCCCCACTAAAATAAATTCCCTCTAAGACAAGGTTAGCTACGATTCCATAAAGAATATCTTGAAGTACCTCATTAGAAACTCCACCTTCATCTTGTTCAGCCATATATATCTTCGCAGCATCGACCATTTTTTGAATCGGATCAATTACAAGTTGATTCCTATACACTAATTCAGGAATATTTCTTGTAAATTCAAATGCTTGCTCCTTCTCTTGTTGATTTAATACAGTGGACGTTAAGTATTGATAACTTCGATTATGCAATTGTTCAAATGATGCAATCATAGAAATTACCGATCTAACTGATGAATCGGTGCATAAATAACCTAAAACAAAATTAAAGTCTGTTGCAATAGAATCTAACCAGTTTAATTTACCTGATATAATGTTATATACTTGTCTTTCTCTTGGCGTAAGTTTTTCTCTATACTCCTCAATATCCTTAGACAGTTTCACCTCATCTTCTATCCAGTACTCTGCAAATAAAGACTTATTAAAATCGAGCATTGTAGGATACTTGATATTATCCCAATCTCGTATCCCACTTGATTTCCCCCCAAACACTTTTGTTGCTACGTTGCTTGCTTCTCCATCGTAAATCCGAAAGTTTGCCATTATTTTTATCTATCCCTTCTTTATGCTTCACACATAATACAGTCTTCGTCACGCTCATATTCTTCTGTGTATGTATAATAAATAGTCTTAAGTTGCTTCTTCCATGCTCCAAGATCTAATCTTAGAAGTTCTGAGCCTTTGATTGATTTAGGCACGTGCATATTATGACTTACTCCCTGATCTATGAATTTTTGTGCTGCTGAAATTACATTAATTGCCCACATTTCATCCATTTCAAATCCTGACTTATAGAACCATTTTGTTTGATTATTGTAGTTTGAAGGAACATAAATTACGTTCAGCCCAGACTTTTCTTCCCGATATATGACCTCATATGGAGGGTCAATTGAAGGTGAAGAGTTCATAATCAATGAGTTTGAGCTTGTAGGCGCAATTGCGCTTAAATAAGCATTTCTCATTCCTTTGCTTGCTAAATCACGAAGTTCACTCCATTCATCAGAAACAAAACCTCGCTTATCAAAGAACTCTCCGGTTTGCCAGTCAGAACCTTCGAATAATGGATACGATCCTTTTTCTTGTGCTAATTTAGCTGAAGCTCTAATCATTGCTTTTAAATACTGTTTAAAAATGTCTTCAGTAAACTTAGACGCTTCTTCAGACTCCCATCTAATACCTCTAGAAGTCATTAGTGTAACCAATCCCATAGACCCTGCACCTACTGCTCTATAAAGCTTGTTAGTGTGCGTGGCTTGAGGTACAACAGTCCGATTCAGTGAAATTACGTTATCTAACATACGAAATTGGATATCAACAACACGTTGCAAATCAACATCCTTAGATTCATCAAATACATTATTCAAGACTAAAGATGAGAGGTTGCAAGTTACTAAACCATCTCCTATAACTTTCGTAACAACAAAGCCATCTTCATCTAAATTCTCAGATATACACCTATCAACTTCCATATTTTGTATGACCTCACTACAGAGGTTTGATCCAAAAGGCATCCCAACATGTGCATTCGGGTTCATCCTTGCTGCTGTATCATGGAAGTATAAATAAGGAGTACCACCAGTTTTTCTTGATGTAAAAATAGACTTGTAAATATCTGTAGCATTAACCACTCGTTTAATTTCAAACGACATATCTTTTTCTGCCTTGCGATACCAATAGGTAAAGGCATGATCTTCTTCATTCGGTTCTTCATCAGCCATTAACTTTTTCTTATCATAAAGACGATTCAAGTCAACACCCATCTTCTTCCTGAATTCATAAGGATCAAAGATTGTCCAGTTTTGCTTAGATTCTAATCTTCTCATGTACTCATCAGGAAGAGTAACTGCTGTTTTAATTGAATGCGCCCTAAGTTCTTGAGATCCTGTTTTTAAGCGTAAGTCTAAAAAATCAAAAATATCATAATGCCATACAGGTAGGTATAATGCGATTCCTGCAACTCTTGACAAATTTGTTACTACCTTATTAAAAGGCGGATAGGTCATTTCTGCCTATCTCTCTATGTCGCCATAGAGTTCAGACTATATCTTCTTGTGCGTGTGGTTATAAAAATTTATTTTATATAATATGTATTTCTTTATTATGTAGTTCCATATGACATTCGAAGCATAATGTCTGTAAGTTTTCCTCTTTATTTGCTTCATTAATATCGTCAAACTCCTCTATAGGAATTATGTGATGAACATTTAGTGCGTACTTTTCATAACTTTGAGTGTTGCAAATTTGACAAGTATAATTATCTTTTTTGACTTTTCTTTCTCGTATTCTTGACCACTTACTTCCATATCTATTTGGATTTTCTCTAGAAAACTGTCTATTTACACATCTATTTGAACAATATATTCTTTTATTTGACGGAACTGTAAAAGAAGGTCTTTCAAATTCCTTTTTGCAACAATAACATATTAATTTAATTGTATTTTGTTCGTTAGCAATATTGATACATTCTTGTGAGCAATAGCTTATTTCTTTCCTATCTGCCCAAAACTCTTTATCACATACCTTACAGTTTAAATTATGTTTGTTTTTTCTACATAAATCAGAGCAATAATTACCGTCTTGTTGTATTCTCTGCTTAGCAATTTCAAACTCTTCTTTGCAATATTTACAATTAACTTTGACTTTTTTTGAGTTAATTGCTCCTAATTTAGCACTACACTTATGTGAGCATGTTCGTTTGGATCGCTCTCTTTTATTTTTTATATTTACTGTAAAAATGCTTTCACATATCTCACATTCCTTATCAACATATTCTTTTACTCTAGGTATTTATTATTCCTCCCTTGATCGCAACCACACGCACAAGTTTGGTTCGAGTTATAAAATTACTCTTATAACTACTTAGTCGTTGAACCTTCTACCTGGGAAACCAGGAAGCTCGGCTGCGAATTGCCCGCACTCTTGGGTTTTTAGGGTTCGCCGTGTCATTACTGCACGGTATCCTACCTTGAGATACTCGGGGTTCCCCGCAATTGACCAATTTTATACTCGGCTCATAAGTTAACCGAGTTGATTTACATATTCAGCTAGTACACTACTTAATCGTGATGGATGGAGAATTCCTGTTGCACGTCCTTTATATCCTCGAATCCATGAACCACTTGCGCGAAGGAACCCTAAATACTTCCCAATTCCTGCACCATTTTGACTAAATCTTGCTGTTTGTTCTAGGCTATTCATAATACTGATCAAATCATCATCAGGAGTAATAATGTGACATGATGACAATGTTCCGTGAGGCGCACCCGAACTCAGTAAAGTTGGTGTAGCTAATCCTACATAATGATTAGATAAAGCCCAATATGCTTCTTTTACTAACTCCATTCGCTTGGACTTCTTCTCATCTTTCATAAGATAGAGAGCAGAGGTTAAGAATCGCTCTTGTGGTAATTCTAAGACCTCGCCATTATAGCCCTTTTTAAGATAAGTATTGTTAAGCATGTAGAGTCCAGCATAGCTAAATTTTTTATCCTTTTCTTTTTCGATAAACTTTCCTGCTTTATTTAATTCTTTTTCAGTATATTGCTCCGTCAAGCTTTCATCATAAATGCCTTGCTCAACCATTTGAACAACAAAAGAGTAATAATCACCATAACCATTTTTATAATCAAAGCCCCTATTTTTAGACGCTTGCTTATACATCTTCCTCCTCAAAGTTGCTGCACTTAAATATGTGAAGTCTGGAGTTGACGGAGATATACAGTCATTTGAAAATCTAATAATCAAATCAAACAACTTGTCTGCCTCAAGTTTTTCCTTGGAATAAACGTAGTCGAATACATTTGCTCGGATTTTATTTAGAATATCTTTGTCGTATTCTTTCTCTGAATCTGTAATGATTTCATGGAAGAAGCGATCAAACCTTTCTTCCATGAAATCTGATTCTTGAATGTGTGATTTTCTATCTTTAGTAATAACCGTCAAACAACTACACCCTTTCAGTCTTAAATTTGGTAATAATTTATTTTGCATATATTATAATTTATAAAAATTTATTCTCTACTAGCTCCCTCATCCCAGATATGTAGTCCTCGTCTTCATTTTGGCTTAAATCACTCATTTCTCCATAAGCCTTAGCCATATCTTCTATGTCAAACTCTCTCTTCTCAACTCTTTCCACTGGAACATCTATCGACTCTAAATACTTTTCAATCATATTCGTTATTCGCTCATCTAAGCCCCTAATTACATACTCATTCTCTTTGGCACGTCCAACAGTAACGCAAAATTTTCGATGTGTATATAATGACACATTGTTCACCTCATAAGATTTATTTTTCATCACCTAAAACTGCTGAACGTGTCAACTTTACCGTTATTTCTCTTTGCAATTCTATTAAAATATGACGTTGCTTCACTCCTAAACTTTGACTCATATTCATACAATCTATTTACACCATCAATATGAATAACCGCATAGAACCGTTTAAACGGATTTACCTTTCCTTCAAACGTGTTGCTGTATACTGTCCTTTTTAATCCTTTATTAAACGACCCTCTCATTAACCCATCTCCTCATTTTAAATTTAATTCATTTAATATTTGACTAAGACCCTTTTTTCTTTTAGGGTCAATCTTATAAACCTTTTCTCTTAGCTTATCAACGCATTCTTTATGTCCATAGAATTCATGCCTATTATCTTTTTTGTCTGTAAGCTGTAATACCCACCTCCCATAATGTATTAAATCCTTACACATACAACAGGTCACTACATCCAAAATCTCACCTCACTTTAATTTATATTGATTATAGTAATTTATTTAATATATGTCAATAGACTAAATAGAATATAATCAACCACTTTTATATCTGATGTACTTCACTGATCATATCTTGTAGCGTCAAAAATGTTTTAGTAATATATTCATCAATTTTATACCACTCATCATCTGACAGTTGTTCATGGTTTTCTAAATGTGTTGCTAAATAACCAAGATGTTCATTTGACTTTTCAATTAAATCAAGGAGCCTATTTCTTTGATTTTCACTTATATTGCTCACCTAGGTTCACCTTCACCTTTGCTCAATAAATCTCTTGCCAACAAAGCATTTCGATAAGACTCTTTGATTAGTGACACAGCTAAATCACATTTAATTTGACTTATAGACGTATCACTTAAATTTTCTACTCCAAAAAACACTTGATCTAATAGATACTGTGTTTTGTTAATGTCCGTCAAAATAGTATTTTTCATTATTTCTTCATTCTCCCTAGTATTTCCAATCTCCTTTGATGTAAATCTTTAGCATGATCAATATTTTTTATGTCTTTTAAATTTACGTCAATCAACAATCCCATTAAACCTACTTCAAAATCAGCATTAAAATTCTCTGAATGGTCTAATTTATCTTCATCAAACCAAATAGCCCAGTTCTTATTTTCAGTAAGTACTCTATATGTATATCTTTCGATATCTCTACCATTGTTTTCTTCGATTTCATATCTACAATGTACAACTTTACCTTTTTCTCCAGTCTCTTTGATGACCACTCCTTGCCTTAATCCAAATCTCATACTCCTTTCATCTCCTTTAGACTTATTTATTGTCCAATGGCTATTTACTTATCAATTTCCTCTGCTTTTAGTTGAAGGTAGTCCTGGAGCAAATCCCTCATTGCATCATCTTTTTCTGCCAAGATCTGATATAAATGAATATCTTCCAACTCCTTCCTACGCTTGTCCATTTTTGATTTAATTTCTTTTAACTTTGCTTCTTTTTTAAGCCTTTCTTGATGCCTACTTTTATTAACTTTATCAACAACCCATTTAAGCACATTAATTTTAGGATTAGCATTTACTTCTGTCACCTTCCCAAGCTGATAGCCTTGTACAGTATCTACAACTACTAAATCACCTATAGATAAATCTAAATCGTTCTTGAAGTAGTAGGTTTTTGCAGCAAATTTAAAATCTATATGAGTAATTCCAATAATGTTTGTCATAAGCATATCTCCTTTTAAAATTTATTTCACAATGAAATATTCATTTTATTCATCTTCTGTTGCAAATTCATTCTCAAATTCAACCTCAATTCGTGAATAATATTTTATTACATTATTGATATGTTTGAATTTTTCTATAAAGTGATTGGCATCATTTTCCTCATTTTCTGCCAAGCAATCTGCAACAATTCTAGCGTAATTATCCCTCTGTTCTCTTAGGCATTTCAATTTAGTATATATTTCATGCAACGTCATATTTACCTTCATTTAATCACCTCTTGATAACATTATCCTTTTATCACATTCCTCCTGCGAATTAAATAAAACGGTAAATTTCTTCTTTAGTTAATCTGACAACATTACCATAAGGTGAAATTCCTATAAATAATGGTTTGCTAAGACCTCGATGAAACTGGATTTCCTTACAGGCTGCGACTCTCTTAGTTCCATCAGAAACGAAATACTCAAAACCTTTACCTATATACTTCACACCTTTCACTCCTTCACAATTTGTATCAATTTCCTAATAAAATCCCTGTTTTATCGAATGTTAGTGACTGGTTTAATTTGAGTGTCTTTCATACGATCTTCTAGGTCTTTTAGCTCTCTAAAATATCTTTGCTTCACTTCTACTAAAATTCTCTTTTGATTTGTAAAGTCATGTGAATCTAGTTTTGAGTTTGCTAACTCTAATGCATCAATAATGTTTTTTAATTCATCGCACTTGCTTACAGCCTCAAATACGTTCATTTTACATCTTCCTTCCTAATATTTATTGACTCTTACTTTTTATCAGTTCTTTAATAACAATTTGATGAGCCTCAATTTGGGCTTGTTTTAAGTCATCATTAACAATCACATAATCAGCGTACTTCTCATTTTCCAATTCGCTAGTGTTGTTTAGATGCTCCAGCCTTTTTTTAATTTCAAATACACTGTCTCCACGCTTCATCATTCTCATCGCTAATTTATTGGGACTCGGGGGTTTTATGTATATAATCACAGCTCTGTCTCCAAGCCCTTCTTTTAATGATTTAGCTCCATTAATATCTTTTGTGCAATGATAAGGAGTGCCATTTAACATGCTTTCTATTGAGAATTGAGGAGTTCCATAATAGTTTCCTGCATATTCAGTTGTTTCATAAAAAAAGCAACTTCTTTGAAGTTTAATAAATTTATCAAAACTGACTTGATTAATGTGGTATCCATCAATTTCTCCTTCTCTAAGGGATCGAGTTGTATAATTTGTCATGAATCTTATAGGAAGAGAATGTTGAATTGATGATTTTCCTGAGCCACTAGCTCCCATGAAAATAAATAATTTCAAATGTATCACCACCTCTGTTGTAGCTCTGTAATTATTTCATCCATTAAATTTTCAGGAATATGATATGTATCCTCCTTTTTGTAAGGAGACAGAAACAATTTAACTAAATCTTGTTCATTGCTTTTGTTTTCACTTTTTCTTTCCATGTCGTTTTCAATCAATTGGAGTGATTCTGGTCTTTCCACTCTACACGACCCATCCTTAAATTTAACTTCAATTTGATTGTAGAGATAATCAATCTTGACAATCTCACACTCTTCACTTGTTGATTTGTATAATAATTTATTTCCTATATTAAACATTAACAAAGGATTGTTTCTACTTATCGTACTGAGTTCAACATCTTTTACACTAATAATCCTTCCATTACAAATTAAACGAACTTTATAGTCGTACATTGGAGTTTTATCTGTGTCAGTAATTTTCACTAACTCGCCTACATGTCTTGGAACTCCTATATCTGAATTCTCATTTAAAACAGCAAGATCTCCTTTTTGAAAAGACATGTGCAAACTCCTTTCTTAATTTAAGCTTATATTTAATTTACTTATGTACTCATTAATTAAATCTCCGACTCTACTAAATTCTGTGTATGGGATACGTAAAATTGAAATTCCATTTTCTTTGCAGAATGCATCTTTTCTATCATCTCTTTCTAAAACATAATCAAGAGTATTTTTAAAAAGCTCTCTTTCCTCGAAATGATGTATTCCATCATATTCAATAATAAACAAAACATTTCCATTTATATCATAAATTACAAAATCAAAGAACATTGATTCCCCACTATTATTTTTATAATGAACCTCACGATCATATGTCACTCCTAAAGACTCCAAATGGTCAATCACTTCTTTTTCACCTAGAGAAAAATGACAATATTTACATCTTATGCCACTGCGTAAGTTACTAAGGAGCATTTCTGTCCTATGACCATTATTGCACACAACAGTCATTTTTTTGTGTGAGTTGACATATTCCCCTATTCTCTTATATCCAATTGACTCAAGAAAACTGTCAACTTCCTTAATTGAAAATCTTTGTTGTACACTACTCTTTTGCAACCAACATTTTCTACATCTAACTCCTTTTAAAAAATGACTCCAATATATTTCAATTTCATGACCAGCGCTACACTTTACTTTTATTTTGGACTTAGAGTCCTTATAGCTATCTGATATAAGAATATAATTTTCTTTTTCTAACTCCTCATTTATAAGATTAATACTCCAATTTGTTTTTCCTTTTCCATTCTTATCTTCTTTTTTGCAACTGGAGCACCTTCTTCCATTTTTATATTTTTGAAATGTCACTTTCCAATCATGCCCATAAGGGCATCTAACTATAATAGGCACATTACTATTGACAAAATCACTGACCAGTTCATAGCCATCTTTCTCAAGACTTTTTACAACTTCGTGCTTTGTGATTTTAACCCTATTACTACAACGAGGACACCTTCTTCCTGATTTAAATTTTGAAAAGGAAGCTTCATATTGATGACCTTTTTCGCATCTTAATACGAGTTTTTCTGTGCTATTTTTATACTCATCGGAAACTAGTCTATACCCGATATTTTCTATATACTCTTTAATATCTTTATATGCTAATCTTACCCCATGATTATGACCTTCTCCCTTTAATTTAAAATTTCAATTTTTAATTTCTTCCTTCCCCATTGCCAAACTCTATCCCTATCAGCAATATATAAGTCTAGTATTTTACCTTTTATTGCTCCTCCACGATCTTGGCAAATTCTTGTCCCTACACTCTCAATGTTAATTTTTGTACCAAATGGAATATGTGGTGGGCAAGCAATAGTTACGCCTTCTTGAACATAAGCTCCACTTGCAGTTTTTCCATAACCTTTATCACCAGGACTCTTGCCAGTTGACTCATATCCAGCATGGTAAGCAGTAACTTCATAATAATCAACTTTACCAGATGAGTGACTACTTTTATTTGAGCCACTCATATTAGGGCCTGTATTGCTTTTACTCGTGTTAACACTACTAATGCTTAATCTATTAACCTTATCTTTTAGCCTATGTATTTCATCATCTTTAACTTTAATCTTTTTCCTTAAATCTTCATTATTTTTATTTAATTCATTATTATCTTCCTTTAACCCTTTAATTTCTCCTCGCTGCTTTTCCAATTGACTGTTCTTATTGTAAACCTGATCCATCAAAACCCTTTTATTTTTCTCTAGCTCATCAATCTCTTTCTGCTTATCTCCAATTGTCTTATTCATATCGTCCACTTTGTTTTCATATTTTACGACTGTATTCACATTTGCTCCAATCGCAACAGTTAAAGCAAGAGATATGAATATTGCCTTTTGATTAAAATTCATAAGTCCTCCTATTGATTTTTCGTGTTGTTCTCCGGCCTCCTTTCTATTAATTTATTTAATTGTAATATTTTATTTAATATATGTCAATATGTATTTTCAATTTATTTAACATTTAATAGTTGCTGAAATAATGCTTCACAAACATTAATAACTATACTATTACCAGTCATGCGATAGAGTCTTGTCTTTGACCTGTCTCTGCCTTTGTAAAACTTATCATTTACTGCTTTTCTTGCCACTTCGTAATCCCTATCAGTGAAACCCATTAGCCTAAACGCCTCCTTGTTGGTCATTTCCCTAATGAACAAATATTCTCCCTCTGCAATCAAGTCATCCTCACTCTTGACCAACTTGTATCCATCATCTATTTTTACGGCAAGCTTTAGTCCTTTTATTTGAGTTTTTGACACATTTTCTAATAACTCACTCAGTTCAATAGGATTTTTTTTATTAAAAATAGCTACCATAAAATCCTTAGTCACAGTCGTCACCGTATTACTTACGTCATCTTTTCTAATCTCCAGTTGTTGAGGCTGTCCCATATAGCTTCTTGTCCTTAAACTACAGCCCTTAACAATTCTTCTGTCCAAGACAACGTTATATGGAACCCCTTTAGACATATTGGCTGTTAAACATCTACTAGCATCATGGTCAGAGTCACTATGGTGCTCAAAATCCCAATGGGTTCTACCACCTTTTGTTTTTCTATTCATATACTCGATTGCTTTTTCAGTATGTATATGATTTTTTAATATATCTAAATCTGTTTCCAATTTATCTGAGAGTGATTTTTGATTAGGCATTGGCTCAGGGAAATCGAATCCTTTATCAATATCTTTACGAATACTAATCATAAAGATGCGCTCTCTATTTTGAGGAATTCCAAAATCACGAGCATTTAATATTTGCCAGTAGTTGTTATATCCTGCTTTTTCTAATTCCTCTTGCATTTCTTTAAACTCATTTTCAAACTTTTTACTTGTTAGTCCTTTTACATTTTCCATTAATGCATATTTTGGACTCTTAGCTCGGATAATTCTGAGAGCATCAAAAAACAATATCCCTCTATGATCATCAAACCCCAATTGTTTACCAGCTGCCGACCATGATTGACATGGTGGAGAGTAGCAAATAACATCGCAATCCGGTACATCTTCAATGTTTAATGTAGTTATATCCGTAGCAGGAAAATTTGTATTATGTATTGAATTATAGGCGGTAATCGCAAATTCATCATTTTCAACTGCTAAAACTGTTTCATGTTCTATATTAAGATTTTCAAGTGATTTTTTCCAGGCTCCTATTCCTGCAAATAATTCAACTACTTTTAATTTACCAATAAGAAATCATCTCCATAATTATTATAATATATTTATTTTAGTTCAATAAAAATTTATTTTATAAATCTACGAGTAATCCCTTGTAATCTAAGATAAAATAAAACTCTTCTTTTATCGGTATCTCCATACTGTGCAACTCATCTTATTCTTAAGCCTCTACAATTGGGAAGTGTATACCATTTACAACAAACGAACCTACAGAATAGTAATATCCACCATTCCCTGCATCTGCTGTCATTTCCGCCAAAGCGATTGGGTTTTGGTTGTGGAATAATGTAACTTTAACTTCATTTACATTTGTATCACTATCTGGAATATTAATTTGTTCACCGACTTGTACGTTTGTAATAACCGCATCCAATTCAACATTGCTGAACGACCCTCCTGCATAAGCACAACAATCACTCTCACTCATTTCAAGTGTAATGATTGTACCATCATCTAATACAAGCTTGTTTTCATTCCATTCTACAATACGTTTATAAAGTAAAAGTTTATTTAAATCATTTAAATCTCCATAGTTCATCCGTATAGCCCTCCTAATCTTTTTATCAATCACTTGATAAAATTAAGGTTTTATTTGTCTTTATGTTGAGGTGATACCTCACGCACCTCAACAGATACAATGATATGATTTAGATCATTTTTGCTTCTTTGGAGTCTTTCAGTGATCATTGTTAAATTATTGGCGCTCTTGTAGTTGCCATTATCCAATTCAAAGTGAATAGCTTTACTGATATTACTGTGTAGATTTTTTACTCTATCTCTATGTGCTTTCAGTATTTCATTGTGCGAATTCTCATAATTGCTTGATTTTAAGTCTGTAGTTAACTGTTTTAGAAGATTACAGTAAGTGTTCATTAATGTTTTAATAGCATTATAATGTAAATTTCTAAATTCAAATTCTGCATTATCTAGTGTTAGTGTCATATTTTTAATTGTCTTTTCCATTTTTTATTCTCCTTTGACGATTGGTCGTCACCCTATAATTATTTAAATACTTATTTTGATATGGTATTACTCATCCATCAGTGCAAAGAATGTTGCAATGTTATGATTTCCACCAGCTCGTTGCGCCACTTTAATTTTATTTTCTTCTGAAAGAGTGTTCCAAATAGATGACAGTTCACTAATAATCTCTTCAAATGTTTTACCTTCTGTATCGACTTCAACGAAGCTAAGATCTGCGTTTACTATCGTAAAGTTTAAAGCCTCAATTACTAAAACTATTTCATTTGAGTTCAGCTTCACTTTTATGTCTCCCTTATTCTCAATAAACCTAAAATTTTATTTCTTTGTATCCCATTTAACTTTATTATTAATTTCTTTGATTATAAGTTCTGCAATTCTCTTCCCTTTAGTTTCATTTTCTAGAGTGTCAAAGCGTTGCTCTAATTTTTCTAATCGGTAATTTATATTTGTTAAAAAGCAAACAAAATCATCAAGTGAATTGATACTGGGTTCTTTTATTTCACCCTTAAACTTCATCACAACATTTCCATTGTCATCTATAACCTTAATATTCTGATCCATAATTACATCTCCTTTTATTTATTGGATTAAAATAAATTCTAATTTATAACAACGATCCATCCATGATTAGAATACTAGTGTCTGAGCTATTAAAATCTTCAAGTACCAAATGAGGATCGACCAGCTTTCCGTCCTCGCTTGGTGCTTGACTAAATCTTACTAATGCATAATCTTCTGGAACTAGCTTACATTCTTCAAGAAGCACTTCAAGTTCACTTTCATCACCAGCGACAACTTCAATGTACTTTTTAACTGCATCAACATCGTCCTTAGCTTTAATTAATGCGTAATAAGGATCAACAATTTCATAGATATTCATTTTTTTAGCCTCCTCTTAAAATTAATCTCTCGTTTACTCCGTTTTCCTTCGCTTTTCATCCTCATTTTTACAATAAAATAGTGGTTTTAATTGATTCTTAAGCTGTCAATAACTCCACCTCTTCTTTTTCCATCCAGTTTGTTTCCGTTATTTCTAAGTCAACCACAACTGGAACTTTCATCCATTTTACATCTTCCATAATTTTCTTAATATAAGGGAAAATCCACTCCTCTCCTTCATATACTAAAAATTGTAGTTCGTCATGAATATTTGCTAATGGAAGTGTTTTGCAATTATGTTTACGTAGGAACTCGCCAATCTCTACTACATAACTTTTTAATAGATCAGCACAAGAGCCTTGTACTAAATAGTTCCCAACTTTATATGCTTTTTCCGTGTCAGATAAATAATAAACTCTTCCATACATGTTTGTAGCGAAGTTGTCTTTTTGAATCTTCTTTGAAACTTCTCTTTGGTACCTTGCTACTTCTGGAAAAGTATTAGACCACCCAGTGACAAGAGCGTTTGCTACTTCCATTGAAACTTCAAGAGATTCAGAAGCTTTTTTTGCTCCACCACCGTAATTCCGCATAAAGTTAAAAGTTTTTCCGATATTTCTCCAATATCCTCTAAAAGTTTTCTCGTCAATTATTGGCTTTTCATTATGTGAGTATTTCTTATATTTTTCTTCTGTAACATATTTCAATGCTTCTAATGCATTATGAGTAGTTTCGCTATGTACATCGGTTGGAGTCCAATGGGTACCGTCTTCTTGTATCCAAGCAGATTTTCCTTCTGGAGTTTTTTCTGACCACCTTTTACGATCAGCATCATTCTCAAATTGATACATTTCACCTGTTAAATAATGTTTGCAGTACAGTGGCATATAAGCTCTGCATAAATTTAAATCAGGTTTTCCTAATAACACACTGTAATTGGCCTGTGCTCTCAATTCAATCTGGGAAAGGTCAAAATAGGCAATTTTACTATATTTTCCACCTCGTACTACAAATGCCCTCCTGGGAGAAAATATCTCCATTTCTATTGGTGCTTTCCCTTCCCCATGCTCTTTTTCATATTTTTCTCCTTCTTCAGTTAAAATTCTTTCTTTAGGAAATTGTTGTGCATCTGATCCCAATCTTCCTGAGACAGTGTTAAATTGTCCATACTGGGTATAAAAGTTTCCATCATACTCTGCAACTTCCATAATCCTTGAAATATATGTAGATTGCCATTTTTCTAGACGCCTTAGCCTCGTTATAATTTGTGCAACTCGGTTATCTTTGTGTTTTTTTAAAAACGCCTTATCAGTAGAACCTATTACTTCTCCTGTAATTTTTTCAAAGTATTCTCCTATTACTTTGCTTTGTGAGACAGTAAAATACTCTCCTACAATTTCCCACATTTCCTCGTATAACTTTTGGATTTCTTGATCACATTTTACAAAAGAATCCTGTAAATAATCCATATTTACAGTCATTCCTACACGTTCCATTCTTAATAATTCCATTAACAATTTATTTTCTTGTTGAAAAAGTTTTTGTTGTTTTCGTTGTAAAATGTTTATATAAAACTTTTCTACAATTTCTAATGTATAAATTCCGTCACTATGAACATATTCCATCATTACATTTTTATCTACTTCTGAATAGTTTGCAAAAGGATGTTCTTCCATCCACCTAAAATAAGCTTCTTCTACTTCTTTTGGAACTTCCAGCCATCTTTGCTTACGTTCTTTTGTAAACATATCCATATCATTGCGTTTTTTGACTTTATAGGCTTCTTTTAATTTCCCTATGCCCCATCCCAGTTCTTTTAATATCTCCTTTAGGATATTTCGTTTTTGGTCATTTATTTTTCTTAATTCCTTCTTTACCTCAGATTCAAATTCTGCTGCTCTTTCATCAATGTACTTTTCTGAAACCTTTTTTAGCCCTAATAAATCTCCACCATCTCTAGCTGAAACTGCATCGAATGAAAATCTACAAATTCCCATTGTGTCAGAAATATTTGAGAGATTGAAAACTTCCTCTTCTGGTATCCCCCCATTAATCATCATATGGAGATCGAATTTTGTGTTGTGCCCCACTGCCATTTGAAATTTTTTTATAAGCTCTACAACTTGTTTCAATATTTCTGTACCATGTTCAAATGCAAACACTCTTCCCTTAAAATTTTCCTTTTGTTTTTGTTTAGGTAAAAGCCAGCCAAATACCCACATAAACGGTTTATCTTTTTTAATATGTAATCCTGTAGTTTCCGAGTCAAATACACAAAGCTTTGGATTATCTTCATAAAAATAATTATTTATTTCACTAAAACTTGTTACCCAGTATTTCTTATATTTAAATGTTACTTCAGTTTCTAGTTTAGGAGAGATTAATATAACTTTTCACCCCTTTATTAAAAATACAAAACATCATTTATTTTCATTTTTACTATTTCTATTTGAGGAATTTGCTTTCCATCCCAATTATTAATTTTAAACCTTCCTACTATATCCATGTAAAAAGTTTCTCCTTCAGAAAAATAGGATTCGAAAAGATCTTTTTTAAAGTAAAGTTTAATAAATTCAATGCAACTGTTATGTATCATTTTAAGATTCTTAACTCTCTTACCTACTAGACTAATATTTTCTATTTGAAATCTAACATCTTTAATAGCAAACTCTGGTTCTTTTAAAACCGACCCCCATTCATCTCTGTACGATGCAATCTCAGTTATTAAATCTTTGTCAAGGTCACCTTCTTCTAAAATAAAATCAACTTCATAACTGTCTAAATCAATTTCATCTTTAAGATTTTCTTCAAAATATGAATGTAGTTTAGGTATTTCAGCTTCTTCAATTTCAACTCCAAATGCATTGGGGTGTCCTTCGCATAACTTAAATAATTTTGATCCGATAAGAAATTTTTTAAAATCTTTTATTTCGCCTTGTTCAAAACCTCTGGCAGATCCTCCATATAAGGATTCTTTTAGTTTTCGCAACAAAATAACTGGTCTTTTATATTTTTTTGCAATTTGATTGGCTGCAAGACCTGTAAAGTTTTTATCCATTAAGTCTGTTACATCAATAATTAAAGCTTTCATTTTTAATAAATTCTTTTTTACAACGTATTCTTCAATACTTACTAAACCCTTATCTTTAGCTTTATTTTGCCTTGCTCTGGTATTTGTTGCAGCTCTTACTGTAGCAACCTGAATAGGTTCGTACTCATTTTTCCGTTTATAAAATAGCATATCCTTTGATTCTAAAAAGGATTTCATCATATTGTTTTTCTCTTGTGCTGTTGAAGCTCGTACAATTGCATTTATCAATGGAACAACGTAAAAAGCCACATTATGTATATTTACGATTCCTTTCATAGAAAAATCTTGTTTAAAAATAATTTCTTTTATAAAAGGGTTTTTAATTTTCTCTAACCCCTTTTTTACATAATACCGTGTCTCTAATTCCCTTAGATCCATCATGTCACCAACATTGCCAATTGCTACTAAATCTAGAAAATCGTCTGCATAGGATTCAGAAAACTTCTCGTCCAAGGCTTGGCAAAATTTATATACAATTCCTGCACCTGATAAATTTTTATTTAAGTATTGAGGAGAAAGTTGGTTATTTACAATAATCGCATGTTCAGATTCCTTTTCACATTCATGATGATCCAAAACAATAACATCTATTCCTTTTTGATTTAACTCTAAATGTTCCTTTTCTTGATTGGAGCCAGCATCAGGAATAATTACAAGCGATACATCGTTTGGAACATTTTTTAGAGCAATTCCATGTTGCTTACCAGTCTGAAGACTCCAAACAATATTTACATTGGGATTAATTCTTCTAAGATAATTTATTAAAATAGCTGCTGAACAATAACCATCACAATCACTATCGACTTGTACAAAAATTTTATTATTTTCTTTCATATGTTTAACTAGACATTTTACAGCCCTGTCTATATTTTTTAAATATTTGTAGGGGATAATATGTTGTTTTCCAACGTTTAGTATTTCTTCAATATTTTCTGGAGCAACACCTCTATTCCTAAATATTGTTCCAATAGGATCAAGATTAAAATTGTTTTCACCAATCAGTTTAAAGTTCAATTTATTCCTCCTTCATCAATTTATTTTATAAATGTAATCATTGTAAAGCTTTATCCAGACTTCTTTACCTTTGTCACAGGGCGAGTCTTTTTCATTGAGTAAATTCCCCTTATCAAAAATTACATAACGCAGTCTGCCTTTTAATTTACTTACCTCGTCAATAATAAAAGCTGTATCTTTATCTTTATCCCAAGCGAATATGAATTTAACCTTTAGACCTAAGTCTTTTAATAAACGTATTTGGTGATCTGAAAGACTGTCTCCTTCGATACTAATCACATTTTTGTACCCCCATTGGTATAAAAGCATTACAGTTTTTGCACCCTCTACAATAATTACTTCTTGTTTTTTCTTGATTTCGGGCAATGCTCTATGTAGATTGAAGAATTCAATAGATTTGTTGCAGGGCACAAGATAAAGATATTTATACTTATCCTCAATTTCCTGATTTTTACCACAGTACCTACCTTTTACCCCAATTAAATCCCCTTGTTTATTGTGTATTGGGAAAGTGATTCTATCACTCAGAACATCTATACCAACATTAAAATATCTTTGTGTACTTGTGGAGATACCTTCTTTAACCCACCCAAGGTAAGGAATATTCCCAAAGTATTTTAAAATATGTAATGGTTTGATTTCATTTTCTAATGTTTGAGTCATAGTTTCTTTGTCAATTTTCTTTAACCACTCATTATAACTCGGTTTTACTCTTGTTTCTTCTGCTGTATCTTTATAAAAATCATCAATAAATTCAAAATACCCTAATTTGTTACATAGCCAATATTTACTTTTGGATAAGTATTCCAGACGCTTTTCAGCCGTAACACCTTCAAAAATTATATAACTTACAATATCGAAAATACTGCCTTCTATTCCTCGAGATCTTATATGACTCGATAGGTTTTCATTGTTCTTAACTTGCACACTTCGTTTGTTTTCTCCGTCCGGAAGACCTGCTACATATAGTTTGCCATTTTGCTCAGTATCAATTCCCCAACAACCTAACAATATTAGCACTTCGTCTATTCTTTTTTCTTTATAGATTCTTAATTTAATTTGCTGAAGGTCAGTCAATTTACCACCTACTTAAAAAGAGCCTCCTACTCTTGGAACTTTTACATAAGCAACCTCTTTAAATGAATTAATGTCATAATTAGCTTCATAGATTATTTGCTCTTCTTCTGATCCAAATCTATTTTTAGCTAAAAATACAACCATATATTGTTTTTTTGGATCAAGTTTATAAGGTTCTTGAAACCACTCTTCTGATATTTCGTCTTTTTTGTAATTATAGGGTTTTAATGCAAATTTTCCTCCAGGATATTCGTCAGAGAACAATAATCTTCCCATCATAACTACACTAGCAACTTCATTGATTTCCATACTTTTCCCTGTACTATCTAAGTCTAGAAAACGTGACTCTTTGCCTAACTTTAATTGAACCGTAGCCAATGTTCCTACATTATAATTATCTTCCTTGATCAAGTCATGTAACTCTTGTGCAGAATTTGAAAAATGTTCCCAACGTGCCATGTCGCTCTGAGAACGATCAGGCTTAAAAGTGTCAATAATCAATTTACTATATCCCTGGGGACGGTACTGTTCTACTCTGCTAAAAATATCCTCCAAACGATATTTTTTTAATTCTAAAGTTTTAATAAGTCCTTTTCCATGTTCATTTGCCCATTCCTTAGCTATTTCTAATTTATTTAATGTTTTATCATTGAAATTACCTTCAAACATTTTATCTCTATTAATTGGATTCTTATTTATTTTAGATGCAATTGTGGCAAGAAGCAGCGCTCGCCATTTGCTAACACTTTCTTCGTTAATTGCTAATAATGCTTTTTCCTGATTTTCAAATAAACTAAGAATAAATTTTTCCATTGCGATTGAACTTTTTCCTACACCAGATGACAGTATTAAATAGTATAACGCTCCATTCTTCCACCCCTTAATTTTCCTATTTAACCTTGGGGCATCGTGCAAGGGTATACCCATTGTATCTCCGGCATTTAACTCTTTTATTGTTTCATCTAAATCTTCAACTAAATCATGCTCTACAACATCTCCTGAATTTATATGAGAAAAAGCTTCTCTGTATTTAACTTGAATGTACAATTCAACTTGTTTTAAATTCATTTTTGTTAATTTCAAAATTAAGTCTTTATCGTTTATATCAATCAATGATTCTTTTTGTAGCTTTCTTAAACTCTCATACTTCTGAATTTCATTAAAGTGATACTCTTCATTTTGATCTTGTTCGATACATCTGTCCATTAATTCCTTAATTGTCTCGTATCCTCCAAAATCATTATAAGCATCTATGTAACTCTTTTTTCCAACCTCCTTCGGGCGAGAAACTAAAAATGAGTATACAGTTTTATTATCAAAATGTCTTATTCCTTCCTCATACATTTGCCGTCCGACTGTATAGTAAAAAAACCATACTGATTCAGTAAAAGTTTCATCCGTTATTTTATGTGTTCGGTACTTTTGAAACAAACTAGGATTCGCCCACATGTAACCGTTAAATAAAGATTCATGTATAAATGAAGGTTCAACAAATTCCTTTAAATATTTCATTCAAGCCCCCCCCCTACAAAAACTCAGATATATCTAATTCGTCTTTCTTTTTTTGTTTTATTGGAACTTCATAATCAGATATATTTCTTATCGGTTTTTTATCAATTTTTACTTTTTCTTGATGCTTTATAACCTGTACAACTTCATTGACGTTATTTACCATGATTGCGAAGATATACGAAAACTCATTCCATTTATTTTGAAATGTAACATTGTTCAAGGCATATTCGATTTTTCCCTCAGCATGTTTATAACTATCCAACATCAATTGAAAGGAGATTCCTTTTTTATACTTCTTGATCTTTCTACCCTTAATTGAGATAGAACCGTTCCTAAAATCTTGTAATTTACCTATCATCCTGGTATTAAGAACCTCTAGATTATGAATTTTTAATAGGTAATTATATAGTTTGTCAAATTCCTCAAGTTCCTTTTGTTTTTTCTCCTTATCATTCAAATACTCAGTATGACATGCGTAGTGAAAATATCTTCTTCGCATTTTTTCTGTTCCATTTTTATTATACTTTCCAGTGGCAGTTGCTTCACAATACATTAAACTTTTATCGTGCTTCTCTTTGCACCAAAAGCAGGTTACTTTCATAAAATTATCCCTCTTTGATAATATTGTGGGAACAGATTTTATTCTGCCCCCACATTTTTTATAATTTATTTAATAATATTATTTACAATTTTTAAAGCTTTCTTCAAATTTTCAGCATTTCCTTCTTCTTGCTTATAATTTTTAATTCCAAATTCCTTATTAAAAGCTTCTGCTGCTTGAACTTTTTGTTCACGTGACATAGAATCTACAATTTTATCAACTTCTGCTAACAAAGCAACTGGATCATTTTCAAGTTTATCAGCCACTTCTTTCGCTTTTTCTTCACGATCTTCCTGTTCCTCTTTTTTTAACTCTTCAACTGAACGTGAGGTCTTTTTAAGCTGTCCTTTTACCGCTTCTTCAAACACTTCTAAAAATTTCTCTGCACTATATTCTACCTTATCTGGAAGGTTAGTGTATCTTCCTCCTGCAATTTCAACGTATTCAGAAGGCCGGAAGTACATATAAGTTTTAGTTTCATGGAAATTACTTGCAATCTCACGTTTCTTTTTATCTTGTTTATTATCTTCGAGAATTGTACCGTCTTTATCTTTTACATATGTCTCATTATGCAAGCAGCAGATTAGACTCGCTTGTGATTCGAAAACTTTTTTTCCTGAATTTGACATCATTAATTGAATTGAATTGTATTTTAACCCGTTATGCAAAGTTGTTTCTTTTTCTTTAGTCCATGCTAAGTAGACAAGCCCGTATCCTGCATTTTTTAAAGTATCAAAAGGTTTCTTAAGTTCTTCATACAGAGCGACCCATCCATTTTCTTTTCCATTGGTGGATTCTGAAATATCTTGTAAGGAATCAAAAGTTTTTCCATACTTTCTCCCACGATCATGCATAATCCATGCTGTACAAGCATCAATGGCCCTATCTGCCGTATCTACTCCGATTAATTTTGTAATTCTTCCTTCTTTAGCCTCTTTGACAAGGGCTGGTACAACTTCTTTCTTAAAGTATTCCCAAACTTTCCATAAATCGCTATCTGTTCCCTCTTCATGTAATGGGACAATGTTATCCAATTCCCACGTCTCATATCCGTCCTCAAAAGCAAGTAATAAAGATTCGTCTGGTGATTTATAATGAAGTTCTGTTATTTCTTTCCATAACCTGGTTTTTCCGCTTTTGTACCCCCCAACAATAAGTGTAATAATACTTTCCAATTCCACTTTAGGTACATTTTTTACAACTCTTTTTCTAAATGACATACTACAACATCTCTCCTCGATTTATATTTATTTAATTTTAGGTAGACTGATTACATGCTTTTGCATCTATCAAAACGGAAGATCGTCCTCACTTATTTCTACACTAGCAAACGGACTATCTTCAGGATCTTTTTCTGTTTCTGGCATAATTTCTTCTTCTGTTAAAAGGTTCTTTTTATATGTACCTGTTACATAGTTTAAAATCTCTAACCCTTTTTTAGTTCCAGTAGATACCTGTTCATAATCAGTAATTTTTTCCCCTACATCTTCAAAAGGATTATCATCTTCTTTCTCTTCAACTTCTACAAGAGTAAATTCGGCACGGTTATTGTCAATTCCCTCAACCACTAGAAAAGATAAAGGTTCCAATCTTGAAAAAGCATCTGCTAAAGCTGTTTTACCTTCTTCTGGCTCTGTGTAGTAGACTTTTAATTCAACATCTTTTGGTATAGATCTTTCTTTACCGTAGTCAAGATAAACAGCATTTACTTTTGTATCTTTGTTTTCTTCTTGATATGTAGATTTAATTCCAATTTGCATTTCGAATGAATTAATTTCTTTGAAATTTTCATCCTTAAAATCTCTGATATATGGGATATACTCAAAACCACCATCTTTTTTAGGAACACGTACTTGGCTTTCGGTATTATTACGAACGGTAATTCTTTCACTTTCCACTACATTTTCCGTATATTCTTGCTTGATCCGTTTACCTTCTTTATCATCTTCAACTTTACAGATATAAAGTGTTCCTCCTTCGGGTTGCAGCCATCCTACCCGAATTAAAGCGACTCCTTCTTTATTCGCTTTTCCCATACCTAAATAATTTCCTTCGGATTCTGAATCATAAACTCTAAATGTTTCGCCCTCTTTTAATCCTTTAATTTCAACTTCACCATTTTTTAACGGATTTACAAAATCAATAATTCGTTTTACCGTGTTAATTTCTTCTCCGTCATCATTTACAAATGAATCAAATTCATAGTGACCTCTAACCTCTGCCCACATATCTTTTTTAATAAATTTGGATAAACGCTCTGTCTTGTCCCAATCTGTTTCAATAAGATGATAAGTTTCATCAGGATACTGTGCTTTGTCAAAACGATCTTCCCATTCTAAACGATGTGTTTTTTTATGTGTAGAACTGTATGCAAACGCTTGGGGCATTTCCATTCCTGCCAATTCCACTTTCAGTTCGTTTCTAAAAGCTGTTTCAATGTTAAATTGTAATACTCTACGATCTTTATCTGTTCGTGTTTTGGTTGTATCAAAAATTTCTACATCATACCAACTGTCAGTATCCTGATCTTTTTTTCTTACAGGCTTCACTAATCCCACAAATTGAAAACTGTTTGAAAACTCCTTACCTTCATGGTTTTTGTTTAATTTGATATCTCCCTTATTCCGCTTTTTCGCCATGCGTATTCCTCCATTTATTATTTATTTTATATTTATATGTATCAATAAAATTCCTCTTTTATCAATTTAAATATTTTTGGACAACTTTATTCCAATTAGCTTTTCTGGTTTTATAGTCTGTGTGAACTTTTTCGACTGTATAAAATTCACTTTCAATACTACTATTCATTTGCGATGCATTTTCTCTTTGCAGACTTCCAAATAACACCTCCAAATCACTCACTCTTTCCTCTAAAGTCTTCATCATCCTCACCTCCTTAAAGTTTATAAATCAATATTACTCTTCTATAATACTAATTTATTTAATATATGTCAACCGTTTAAATGAAATTTATTTTATGTAATTCTTCAGTAGCAATATCAAAACTTTTATAACCGTCTACAACAATAAATTTGCATCCATCAGGTTCTCTAAGACCAATTACTAAATTTGATCCGGCACTGGCACACTTAAACTCTCCCACATTCGCATCCATTAATTCCACTCTTATTTCTTCCAACCATCTCTTGATCTGCCATTCACTAAATAACATACCTTCACTGTAGTCGTAAAACTTTCCTGGATAAATGTCACTCAATTATTTCGCCTTCTTTATATTTAAGTTTACTACCCTATGAAACACTTCGGCCATTGCTGACCCACCAAGTATAAATATGATCAATGCTTTGCCTGACAAATTCAACATATTATATATGTTCATTAAATCCTCGATCTCATCCGGCACATTATCCGTATGTTTCATTATTAAATCCATTAATATCATCAAGATAATGCCGAGTAGCCAGGTTAAACTTATAATTAATGATAAGTATTCCATTACTCAACTCCTTTTGTATTAAAACACTCATTTTATCACTTAAAAATAATAATTTGGCAATCTTTCTCCACATGTTTTCACTTGATCAGAAAGAAGAAAGTCCTCTTCGCTGCTCACTTTGGTGTAAGCACAATAGTATACAGGCGATTTGCAGGGATGCTCTTCACCATTGTTATCTACTAAAGCATCATCAACATATCCAATAATTTTATAATGTGGGCATTTTTTAGTTTTAATTATTCCATTTTCAATGCGCCCAGTGATTTCATAACAATAATCAGTGTCTTTCGGAATAAGTTTTTTCTTTTGTCGCTTATTCATACTATCCCTTCTCTCATTTAATCTCCGTACTGTGAACTAAGATAAAATTAAAAGTTCTTCCATTTTTTCCTCTGAAATAGACACATCAATTTCACTATCATCTTGTTTGAAACAAATATCATAACTAACAACAAAATTATTAACACTACTCCATCCCATTGATTCAACTACGCCTTCAGTGCCTTTTCTAATAACAACCGTTTCGGTTATTTCGATATTCTCATCATGCTTATACACTTCGAAATCTTGTTTAGCAACTACGCTTTCAACGTCTGGATATTTGTATTCAACCATTTCTTACATCCTTTCTTTACTTCACATTTGTATCTGATCCACAGTAAAATCACCATTTCATTAAAAATTCTTATGTACATTAAGACCATGAGGATCATTATAAATAATGACTTTATGATAATTTAAGCTATCCAATACTTCTTTATCTGAAACATAAACACTTCCAGAAAATAAGTCCTTTCTATCTTTAAAAACCTTGAAGATTGTTTCGGTAACTTTCAAAAATCCTAAATCTGCCGTTTCTTTATATTGATTACTTGTTATTTTTCTTTCCATACTACATCTCCCCTTTTTAATCTAATCACTCTCCATGAATCCCATCTCTATATCCCTTATCATAAATTTCTTTAATGGTTTCATTATCAATAATATCTAATAGCTGCTCCAATTCTTCTTTGTTTAATCCACCATTTTGATCTTCACGGTTGAAAAATAGCCATCCTAGTTTATTCAGACACTTCCAGTTACTGTCCATCAATTTATTTACTTTAAGTATCATCTCTAATCATCCCCTTTCCATGCAATATCAGATAAGTTATAACTATAGCAGCTACTCCTATACCGATCATCCCTACTCCAAATAGCGCACCTCCTTGGCCAGTAGATAAGGCTGTATATCCTAAACCTATAAAGAACAAAGATACCAACGCTATGAAGGAGAGAATCAGAATCTTTTCTGAAGGATGTAAATTAACCTTGCTTGGTTTAAATAGATTCATTTCTATCTCCTTTTGATAAATATTCTTCACTCATATGTGTTACACTATTTTCTCTACCCAAGTAATTTCATCGTTGCTTATTCCTGCGCCCCAGTAACCACTCAAATTATCATTAAGTTCTTCTAAAACCGCACCTACGTCTTCATTGTTTACTGATCCTTCACCTGAGTAGTAAATATGTAAAGGCTTTTCTTTGATTCTATCCATTATGTTCTCCTCTCAATGAAACCTACAATTTATTTCAATCTATTTTTACTTTAACTGTAAATTTATTGTTTTTGAGCAGTCTTCTGATTTCATCTTCCTTAGACTTTCTGGCAATCTGTCTATCAGTTACTCCCATTGATTTTTTAACCATCTGTTCCACTGCCTGTTCTATATATTCTTTATTAGATAATACATTTATTACATCATCATAGAACTCATTTTCATTCTCATATTCATCTCCAATCCAACCTTTGCTACATAAAACCATTGACCTTTTAGTTTTAGCAATCTTACCTGGTTTTCTAAAATTTATATCAAGTGTCAGTTTTAGATAATCAAAAGAACGTGCCATATAATTTAATTTAGCATTAACAGTTAATTCCATTGTTAGCTCCTTTATTAGAGTCCTCTCACAGTGTAAAACCATGAGAGGCTGTATGTATTTAATTATTATTTGTCTTTTTTATTATCATTGTCGATATTCAACATGAAATTTTCTGATCCGTTACCGGAAACAACAGAAGGTACTTCACCATTCCACTTCTTAATCCACTCTTCTTGGATTTCAAGCTCACGCAATTTAATAGATTTCTCAAGTGTTGCTTGACGCTCTTCAATGGCCTTTCTGTCTGCTTTTGCTTTTTCAATTTCTCTTTTGTTGTCAATGTCTTGAGACTTTTTCTTCTCTTCTGCAATGAAAGCAGCATTAATTGACTCTTGGACATCTTTATCTACATAGTCTAAATCTCCAACATATCCAATATTTGAAAGAGTAATTCCTCTCTTTTTAAAATAAGGAACGACATCATTGCGAACTGTTTCAATTACTTTCTTTTTGTTCTCTCTAATTTCTTTCATACTCATTGATCCATATGTTTCTAGGAGAATAGTTCCAATTTTATTTCGAATTTCGTAGTCCATAATCTTCTCTAATGTTTCACCTTTGTATTGATAAAGGAATTTAGCAGTATCCTCTTCATTAATACTTGCTGTAGCGCTCATTCCAACATAAAACTTGATTGAGTCTTTAGATTCACCAATGAATCCTTCGGCTTTATTGGATGTTCCTCTTGTAGTATCTGACAGCCACTCTCTCGTTTCTGGAGCACGATCAACAACTAGTACAGCTACATCATCCCTATACTTTCCTTTCCACCATCCCCATCCAGTTTTATACCATGTGCGGGTAACTTTAATACGCTTTGCAGCAACTTGGTTTTTTGCCAAATACTCTTCACTTTGAAATTTATCTTGATCGCCAGTTTTTCCCTCTAATGGAATAACGAAAGCAGTCTGATTAGACTGAATCTCTACAACTTTTGGTTTGTTGTATGGTTTTACACACCCTGATAAAGTGATTCCTGCTACTAAAACTACTGGTAAAATTGCTTTTGATTTAATTGACATATTCTCATTTCTCCCTTTTGATATGATTTTATATTACTTTTGTTAATAAGTTTTTAATGTTGTTAGCGAATAGTACTACAACAAACAATACATAACCAATGAGCCAATTATTTTTGAATAATAGCCAAAACTTAACTCCTGCATGTGATGAATAATCATCGTTTAATTGCTCTATTGCAAACTGCGCTCCAACAACAGGTTCATATATAGACGTGATCATTATACATGCGATTAACACCAGTGTTGCAATTGATGCTTTGGCTGCCAGTCCTGAACTTATTCTCACACATTTCACCACCTTAATTACAGTTGTAATTTATTTCCTAAATGGCTCAATAAACTGCCACATAAACCAATTTTTAATACTATTCCACTCCGCTAAAACAGGAATAATAACAATTAAAACAAAAAACCACCACATTGCATAATCACCTATAAGAAATTCCAACAACCAAATGGGCAAAACAACTATTAAAGCAACTACCAATAAGATAAAAATCAGTACCCCGATCAAAGCGAAGATAAAACCCATAACATTTAAACAACTTTCTTTCAATCTATTTAAAAACTCCTTCAAATCATCACCTCTTTTCACGATAAAAACCAAGATTCATTGATATTTATTTTAAAAGAATTTCCAATCCGCCCAAGTATGTATTTACAAATTCTTCAAATGTTATGTTAAGTTTTTCCTCCATGTTTCTATTTACAAAATAATCTCCTAGGTATTCTAATAGCTCATCGTTCATCATATTCTTTCCTCACTCTCTGCATCTCTATAATTTTATTGGCTTTTAGCCTTGATAGTTTATTCATTGTTTTGTTACATGATGGACAATACAAATCACAATAATTATCAAAGCTATAATACTCATTTGCTATTTTATACTCACTTACAACATGCCACTCATGAGGACATTGAGACTGAATTCTTCTTAACTCTCTCTTTTGTCTCCATTCGCTAAACATTTATTTTATCCTTTAGGCTTTTGGGCAATTTGCTATTAATTTTTCTTATTCGCTTATCTCTGTTCATCATCCAATCTTGTATCTCCATAGTTTCAAAATAGTCATTGGCATTTGGTATGAAGCCCAAATCTTCTAATATATGTTGCTCTCCAACATATCTAGTAAAAACAGTCCTACCATCAGAATTTATAAAAGACTCTCCAAAAATTTTTGCGCATTCAAAAATACCTTCTGAATGATGTCTCATGGCTCGATGTCTCATATCTGGAATCCAAGCTTTTGTTACATCAAACCAATTATGGATTTCAATATAGTCTTTTGGCTGGCCTCCAAATCTTCTTGCAGAACTTTTAGCATGAATTTCTGGGTGTGACATTATCACTCATCTCCTTTTTTACTATTATATGCTTCCAAGTCATACCGTTTTTAATTTGATAAAGCATAGATGGGGTAATATCGTGCTTTTTTCTTATCTCTTTGCTGCTAGCTCCGTTGAATATCATATTTTTTATGTCTATAACTTGTTCAGTAGTTAGTCTTGCCGTTGGATTATTCTCGCCTCTCGCTTTTTTACTTAGCATTTCCCTGTTTTCTTTTGTGTGAGTTTTCCCGTAAAAACTGTTATTTTCCCCAGCTTGAGATTTTCTTATTTTCTCTTTTGATTCTTTTGAGTGCTTATAATCAAGTAGCGAATATGAATTTGGTGCTAAATTGTATTTGTTCTTTATTTTGTCAAGAAAGTATTGCTCTCTTTGACTAAGCTCATCTTTATCTTTAACTTCTTCGAGTATTTCGAATGTAAATGATGATTCGCCAAATTGATCAAAGTCTTGTTGAAGCGATCCGTTATGATGAACCCCTTTCCTCAATGCCCACCTATGAGTTAACCATCTTTCATATGTGTCTACCGTGCTTCCTATGTAAACCATGTTATTTTCTTTGCATATAATTTGATATATTCCTAGTTTTCTCTCTGCTTTTTTAGTGATTGGCATATATCCTCCTCCTTAAAACACCAATTCTTCAATATCATACTCATATAAATCAGAGCTATATCCATGCAATTTATCGCTGACATATTCGAAAATATCATATGTGAAAACATAGTCACTATAGGTAGATTTTTCTTTAATCACGATGTTTTCAATTTCCTCTGAACCTTCTTCAATTTCTCCATTCTTACTGAAGATTTGAATGTATGAAGGCCAGTAGTCTGTTCCACCTTCATCATCATATTCACCCTGAAACTCCCAAGTGATTTTATCTAATTTCCCAATCCCATGTTGTGTAAATGCTTTTTGTATTGTTTCCCTTAATTCACTTGTGATAGATTCTACTACCACTTTCTCCAGTTCCTCTTCTAATGCCTTACGTCTTTCTTTTAAATCTTCTACAGGTAATGTCAATGTTTCTTTAAATTTGCTCATATTTGACTCTCCTTTGTATTAGTTTATTTAAGATAAAAGATTTGTTTTACTCGGTTGGAAATAAACCAACAATATCAGAATATTTTACTAACAACATTTGTTCGCTATCTTTATTCCAAAAAGCGTTTATATTAGTTGGGTTTGTAACAAAATTTTCGCATACACCAATAAACTTACAGATTTTTTCACTGTTTGGTTTTTTATAATAAACAAAATACTCTTTGTCTCCTATGTAATACGGTTCTCTCTTCATAATTTTCACCTCGCATTTCAAGATAAAAAGATTCTTTTATCTTGTTTATTAGTCCTTATATTCTTCATCGTCTTCGCTGTCATAGTTATTCATCCAACAATCGCATCCACAACATGGGCAATATGAGAAGCCGCATATCCCACAAATTGGATCGCCAAGGAAATCATCTTCATACTCATATTCATCAAACTCTTCATTTGAATCATTCATACCAAAAGCCTCCTCAATAAATGAAATATTTTATTTAATTATTATTGATCAATAACCCTTCATTCCTGATTGATTTATATTCGTACTCATTAACCCATTTTTCTTTATTTGTGTTGATATTTTTTAATAAATAAAACTTGTGCATATATGGCTGTACCCCATCAGTCGAATGTTCAATATCAAAGTCAATCATCTTAAACATTTAATCTTCCCTTTCAGTAGATACATAGTTACTTATATAATCTAATGCATCTTCTTTTTTATTAAATTTAACTGGGATCGGAAGGTCTCCCTTTTCTAATAATAAAACCTTGCCAAAATCATCTGTAGCTACTTCAATATACCACTCGCCTTCTATTAGTTTAGGAACCATTATATTTACACCTCTTTTTCTAAATGAAAGAACTCTTTTATTGTGCTTTAATAGTTTTCGTGTTGATATTCAGGCAATATACTTTTTAATGTCTCAACAATGTATTTAATTGGTTCCTTGTCAGATCGAATGTGTGTATCAATTTCTCTTAAAGCATCAACATAGTACTCAATATCATCGCATCTATCTTGATACACGTCTTTCAATCTATCTATTTCTTTCTGTTGCTCAAAAAATACTACTAATAGTCTTTTTGTGTACTCAATAACTTGGCCTTCCCATTCTTTATTGCCATGTCTTTCAAACATTGCAGATGATTGTACTAGCGAACTTAGGAATACTTTATATACTTTTTCAGTTGTCACTTGATCACCTCACTGTGAACTAATAGCACATACTATTTACCTTCAATTAAAATCTCACATGCACTTTCTAAAACCTGTTCTTTAGACAATTGAAATTTTTCTTTATTTTTATCATAGTACACACAAAACATTGGATATAATTGCATTTCATTGTGGCCTTCTTTTTTGAGTTTCATTCTAAAAAGTTTTAAATGTCTACTGAGTCTTTCAAGCGAATCTATATTCATTTATACCTCTCCTATTAAAATAGTAATTTTATAGATTTTCTCTTATATAAATCTTATAGTCTTCGTTAAGCCACCTATCTATTTTATTCAATCTATCAGCACTATAAAAATTTAATTCTTTTGTATACCAGTCAGTATAGTCATATGCCCACTTTTTACTATTGCAATACCTGCATGAAGGTACACAATTACTTAAATCATTTAATCCGTCATTTATAGCATGTTCCATATGTAGATGATGTCCTTGCTCTTGTTTCGCAGTCTCCTCCTCGACTCCACAATAAGCACACTTGTAGTCAAAATACGCCTTGCACCTTTCCCATTCTAAAGGTGAAATGTCATGCTGCTTATGCATGTGTTTATAATTATACTCCTTGAGTTTTTCTTTATTATCTCTTCTCCATCTTCTTTGATATCCCCTCTCTCTCTTTGTTGTTTCCCATATTCTCTATTCTTTTTCTGCCAATCTGGACTAGACATATATCTATTAATCTTATTTTGTACAAGCTCTGCATATCTTTCAGGATTCTCCTCTTGCCATCTCATACTTCTCTCCACAGCACAGTCTTTACAATAGGGCTGATAGTAAATATACTCATCTCCAGACGATTTCTTTTTATTTTGAGAATAAAATGAGTCTAGGCTTTTTTCTAAGTTGCAATCTGAGCATACTTTCACCTCTTTGATTTCACCTCCAAAAACACAATATAATTGTACTTTTATTGATCTAAGTCGTAGTCTTCATAAATGTTATAGGCCACAAAAATTTCAGTATGTTTATTAAAATACTCGTGAGCATTCCAAGCACCAAACATAAAGCAGCCATTAAGAAAAGTAACCTCCTGCTCTAGCTTCTCTTCTGTAATTCTATTAGTGCCGATAACGATATCTCCTTCGTATATCTCTTCTCCAAACCTGTCTTTTAAACCTGAGAATAGACATACGGTATTGAAATAAACTTCTTGTGAGCCTATGTACGCTTTTCTATCATCGTAATTTATGTAAATTTCACTTCCATATAGCCAATCATCTTCTTTTACTAATGGCTCGATACTAATACCACGGAATTTAAGCTTCATTTTTAATCTCCTTTAGTCTTCATCATAATTAAAAAATTTATGTCCAGTATATCCTTTAAAAAATAGCTTCTTTTTAGGGTGGTCTGAGCACTCAGCATCAAAGAATATTCCGCCAGTTTTAATTAGCTCACAAGTCGAACACTCTGGCTCATGAACTTTTGTTCCGTTCATATAGTCCTCAGAACGCTCCATGATAATCTCTTCAATTGGCAATCCATTTCATTTTTTGATTTTTCATAAATAATAAGGCAGATACTACCGTGCAAGCTATTATCAAGAACATTAACAGAAATGCTAGCGCAAGCACTTAATCACCACACTTTCTTTATTTTTATCTTCCTCAACTATCACTCATTTTAGTTGTTCTCTCAATAAATTCAGGAATTTATTGAGTTATTTGCTCTTTAATTCCTCTTCGATATCTTTAAGAATGTCTTTTGCCTGATCTTTTGTATAACCATATAATGTTAAAAGACAATATGCTTCAAGGTATTCCTCTGGAGACAATGTTTTCCCTCCTTAATATTTAGATAAAATTCGCATTTTATAATTAAATAATTTGCATTGGAAATTTAAAACCTTTCGACAATAACTCTTCTTCTGTATGCAATTCAACAACTTGAAAGTTTAAATCAATATCTAATTTTCCAATAAAGTTATACTCATCATCTAAGAGTCCGATTTCAGCAAAATAATCTAACAAATCAAAGAGAAATGTATTCTTTGGAACTTTAAAATTTCCTTTATTAGAGCACCTTAATATCATTTTCTTCATTATTTCATACCCGTTTAATGTTGGCTCTGCGTATTCAATATAAACATGTCTATTTGTAACATTGTCAAATTTATAAGGGTTTACTCTTTTATAGTTGCTACCTTTCCCTATTAGAGATAGCTCTTTGGCCAGTAAGGGGATAACTGTTTTTGGCAACATACTAGTTTCAACATTCCATCTATTGTCAACTACAACTGATCGCTTTTGAAACCCACCTTTTTCATATCGGAATAACTTATTATATTTCATTTTTCATATCTCCTTTCTTTATGAAGAACTGTGTATAATTATTTTTTTATTTATTTTCCTTTTCAAATAGCAGATTTTTTAAATGATCAATCTCTTGATTTTGTTTAATTATTGCTCTTCTATATGAATCTATAACACGCTCAAAAGTGATGAAGACATATGCAGCCATGAAGAAAATAGGAGTTGTTATTACCCACTTAGCAACATTATTACCTTGAAACATGTTATTCTCATTAATTTCTATTAATACTCCCGAAAGAATAATCGAAAAGAAAACACTAACCAATACTGCTTCTGCACCTTTATTTTCTTTCAAGAACTTAATCATCTTTTACCTCCCTTAGTTTCTTTCTTAGTGTAACTACCTTCCCTTCTTGCCCTGTAATCTCATATCCGCCCTTATGTACTTCATTGTAATCTGTAATAATAACCTTATATTCCACATCTGGGCCATTCTTATAGGTAAAATACCCACCAAGACTAAAAGCAACGGCAAATAGAAAGATAATGGCTCCGGGCGCTATGTATTCACCAACGCTCTGTTCCTTCTTGATTAGATCAACGGCAATACCAACTATAAGAAGAAGTGCCAATGCCGCTATTGTGGTGAAAAGACCCACAAGACCGTAATACTCAAAATTCAAAACCTGTTCTGAAAGAATTTCCATATACTATCTCCTCTCATTAAAACTCATATTTTATTTTGAATACTTTCCCGCTTCTAGGTCAGAAATGAAACTCTTAATCTCTCTTATTGCTGTATTATAGTCATCATAGGATTTAACTTTGTAATCAATTTTTTGAACCATCTCTGAAATACGTTTCATCTTATTGACAACATCTTGAACTGATGGGTTTTGCATAGTGGTTCTAATATAAGTATCAATCTTATCCTCAATCCACTTTTTATCTTCTTGATATTTCTTTTCAACAATATGGAGTTCGTCACTAAAGCTATGTACTGTTATATCAAACAACTGTTTACCCTCAATAAACAAATTAACCATGCCTTGGTTATATTCATACAATTTAAATGTTCCTTTACCGGATTTACCAAATCCATCTGATTCGTCTTCAAATCCTTTATCGCTAAGATATTTTCTTATGTATTGTTTATAGAATTCCCAACGATCATATGTAGCTGCTTGAGATGTGATGTCCTTACCGATATGTCTATACAAAGATATAAAGGGTTTATCAGATTCTAATTTTTTAATAATATTTAACTGTAATGTTTGAATATACTCTTCATCTGTTCTGTTAATAATTTCGTAATCCCTGAGAAATTTTCTGTATTCAAATTCTTCTTCCAGGCTCTTAAAAATCCTTGTCTCGTTATATTCATCCAACTCTCTTTTTGACTCTAGCCTCTCTTTTTCTTTTTCATATTCTTCTATGGTCAAATCGGGACGATCTGCGTTCAAACTTTTTGCTTTTACTTTTACTGAATGAGTTGAGTAGATTTCAATCACTGGCTCAGTTTCAGTTGTGTATGTCTTATTTGCTTCAGACTTTTCTCCATTTACTTTATAGTATTTATTTGAACTGTATGTATATCCTATAGATGGAAGTTTAAATATAAAACCTTTTTCACTTTTTAACACGTCTATAATCATATCTGTTCTTTTGCTTGGCCCACACATTTTACCTATCTCCTTTTATCTCAGTTTTTCTCTTGCTTATTCCGTTTTTCACCGTCAATTTCTCATTAAAATAATTGTTTTATACATAAATTTATTTTCCTTTTGATTCTTGTAATAAATGATCTGTTAATAAATAAATAATTTCCTGTGCATTCTCAAGTATGTAATGTATATCACCTACAACTGCTTTGTTATTACCATCTTTATAATTTATTATTCCCCTATGACAACTATCAATAATTTTCAAAAGTTTATCTTGAACAATCACATTATCAACCTCCTCCTTAACTATAAGTCACATTATTTTAATTGTCAACAATATTTTATTTTATATTTAATAGACGTTACAATGAGCACTCTAGGCATCTTTTACTTAATAATTTCTAAAAGATGCCTAATAAAATTCGATAGCAGGCAAGTTAATTTTCATGATTTTATGATGATGCTGCTTTAAGTGAATAAGAAGTGTTTAATGACACCCCTTCACTTTGTGGCAACTTAACTCCTAGTGTTTCCAATAAAAACTTTCTCATAATATTCTTTTCAGTCTTATGTAAATCAAATCCAGAATCATCAAAACCATAATCAATCTCTTCTACTGGGTGCATTGTTATTTTATTTTGTATAAAATCTATATGTGTGTAGACATAATGCTTACTATCGACAAATCCTCTAGTGATAAACTTAACTGGTATAATTGCAACTAACTCCTCTTCGTCCCATTCTTCAATGTAATCAAAAAATTCCTTCTCTAAGTTGATTTTCAAGACAATATCCCCTTTTTCATTTATTTTTCTCTAGCCCATCAAACAGCAATTAAATTATTTCTCCTTTCTTTAATATCAAAAAACAGAACGAATGTTCCCTTTAATTATATGGCTTGTTCTGTTTTTATGCAACAGTCAAAGTTTTAATATTTTTATCTATTGCCAACACTTACCAGAACAAATAAAATTAAATTGTACGTCTAATAATAAAAAGGAGCTTTCCGATGAAAAAGATAGAAGTCGGAAAGTGCTTACTTCCTGAACTTTTGTATGAGCGTAAAATGACACAAGTTGATCTTGAAACTAAAACCGGAATTGATCGTAGACAAATTAATTCCTATATCAAAGGTCATAGGAGGATGTCTCTAGTTAATGCGAAAATTATTGCTACCGCATTAAAGTGTGTCATTGATGACTTATACGAGTGGAAAGGGTAAGTACGGTGGCTGAATGCCACTGGTTGCTAATCATCGAAAACGATGATTTAACACTACCTTTTTCCTATAAATTATACAACGCTTATATAGTATTTACTATATAAAATTCCAAATTATACTAGTTATTGTTCGTTGTACAATTTATACAAAAACCACTTCATATATTTATTTAATTTTTATGTATAAATCTTAACCTATTCTATACAGTAGGTCAAGATTTAGAAGCATATATTACCCATATAATTTTTCGACATTTTTTTCATTTACAAACTGTTTTATATATGCCGTATTGTAATAAGTGTAGTCCTTCACAGTTATGGGGCTTAAATTGTACTTAATTGCTATCTTTTCAAATTCTTCATATTCGATTTCATTTGAGAACCCTTTTTCTTTTTTATCTTGAAGCAGCTTATATGCCATATAAATCATCCCTGATCTTGTCAATGACTTTGGTGTTATATCTTGAAAGTCGAAAAGTTCCGCAATCATTTTTATTCTATTCAATATTGTTATCTGACTAACTCTTTCTCCTTCCTTAACTCTGCCTCTTCTAACGTTTTTAATTACATAATCACTCTCAACGATCTGAGAAGTTGAAAATCTCCCTTCTTCAACTGTTCCATTCCTGTTTAAATATTCATCATTACTATAATGAGCCTGTCTTATTAACTCAATAACATCGTCTTCAAAATAGACAAATCTTTCTCCTTTTACATCATCATATAATCTCACTTTCCCAGTTTCTTCTTCTACATCAGCCCATCTTAAGTTTCTTAACTCACTGCTCTCTGTGCCATAAACTCCCTCAAATAATAAACGTAAAACCACTCTATCTTGAATATTTACTAAGTTGTTATATATATAATCGAGTTCCTGTTTTGAAATAAACTGCTTAATGTCTTTATCAATAAACTGTCTATACCATTCTCTGTCTAAATTCTGCATAGGATGAATGTTGCTTGTTCGTAAATTATTCTTAATAGCCCACGCTATATATTGTGAAATAAAATTTCCTCTTGTTACTGCTACATTTAACGATTTGGGGTTTGAGTTAGCAATTACAGAACCAATTTGATCTAGTGAAAAATCATACAAATCTTTCCCTAAAGGGACTTCATTCCCATAGGCATAATAAAAAATATACTCTACAACGTTTCTTGTCGTTTCACTATCATAGGCATCATTTAAAAATCTTTTTTTGATATCTTCATTATACATTTTATGCATACTAAGATTTCACCATACCCTTTACGTCTATTTCTTTAAAGTAATTTGCAATATTTTTTCTTAATTGATTTGTGTCTCTTTCAATATTACCTTTCTCATTTAACACACCAATATCTTTCCATAATGGATTGTCTTTTGAGAAATCAATGCTCTTTACAACCTTTCTGATTTCTTTTGCTTTTATATCAGATTCATACATACGTCTTGCTATGACAATATATCCCACAAACACGTTATTGTCATTAATCAATGAATTCTTTCTTGTTTCTTCAACTTTAAAAATAAACTCGTCTTGATAAGACCCAATTAGCATATTGAAAAATTCAACAAGAAAATCTCCTACATCCGCTGCGTCTGCACGGGTATTCATGATAAATTCTTGATCTATTGTATCTGCCAACACGTTATACGAAACTAATTCGTTTGCAATTGTTCTTACTCTATTCGTTTGAGAAATCCTACCCTCTAGATCGCTTTCCGTCTTAAGCTGCTGAACAACACTGTCCGAGTACCTTTTCGATTCCCACTCTTGAACTCTTACGGTAGAGATAGGGGTAGCTTTTGCTACCTGAGCCTGTTCAGCTCTAAATTTCTTTTTTGTAAAATTACTTATGACAACAATGAAGTCATGCTGAATATCTTTGTTGTTCATCAAAGCGTTTCTAATGGCAGTAATTCTGTGAAACCCATCACCAATCGCAAGTTCAGTTCCTTTATTTATCTGTAATGTCTGATGCGTGGGATCATACTCTAATTCATTTCCGGTTTCACTACTTCTTACTAACGCATTCCAAACTAATGGAGGAGTTGTTTTTGCTAATGTTCCATTGATGAGATGTTGCTCAATTTCTCTTACATTTGTCATCATCAACTTTGGCTTTTTTCTTACTGTCCCATCTTTGCCCTTCACTAATACAGCCTCTCTTTGTAATTCGTAATCGTAAATTAATAATTGATTTTCAACTAACTCATTAATAGTATGCATATCGATCCTTACAGAAAATACGCCATCTCCCTCTACTCTAGCGTTTTTCAAAACTATAGGAAAGTCAACTTCTTCACGATAGACAGATGCATCATATGTTTTTGCTATATCTTTTTCAACATCAGTAAAATAATCACTTGGATTTATATTATAAGTAACGCCGCATTTTGCGTAAATCTGCTCAGTAATTAAATATAACTCCCTAATATCTAAATTAGATAGCGATTCTTTCGCATTACTGATCCATGTTTGAACTTCTCCAGCTAATATATTGTGTTTGCTTACTAAGTGTAATTTAATATCATTAATAATTTTCTTATCTCTTTTAATAGCTTGGATAGCTTGAGTAAGATTTTCTTCTAATAACTCTCTATCATTCATCTATTTCACCTCATTTATATATTACATTAAGCAATGACACCTGTAAAACAGTTATTAATATAAATTTATTTACCCAATTTGATCATAGTCTTCTTTATACATCCATCTGTATCCACCAGCTGATTTTCGGCGACCTTGGCAAACTAGTGATATTCCATTAGCACTTTTCATATTTAAATGCTTTCTTGCTTTTCCCATACTTTCCCATGATTTGATAAATCTTCCATCATGTGTCAGCTGAACAATTTCTTTTGATTTTATTAGCGCCCCTGTATTTTTCTTTGAATCATAATCACACCAACCGATTTTGGCTCCCTGTTTTAAGAATTTAATTGCTGTATTTCTTCCTATATTAAGTGTTTTAGATATCTTTAATGAGCACCTTACTCCCATATTCCATAAATCACTTGCATCTTTTACTAATGTTGAACAAGCAAATTCGTGACACTTTAACCACTCAATATTGGAAAAATTGATTAGATTTATAATATCGCTATTTAGAATACCTACTTTTATCCAGTCTATATTTGAATATCTACAATCCAATACAATATAATTAGCAATTCCGTTTTCTTTAGCTAATTCTTTTTTTAATTTGTCGTTCTTTTTAACTTCAATTAGGCTACCTCCTTTAAATCCTTCTTCATAATGCTGTAACCCATGTGTCTCTATTATCATATTTAAATCAGGAATATAAAAGTCATACCTCTTATATCCAACAATATCCTCATCTTTAAGTTTTACATTTTTTGACCAACTAAATATTTTCTGTGTTTCAAATTCCATGTTTAATTGCATGAATATGCCAATAACGAATTTTTCTGGATAACTAAATCCATCAGAACATCTTGAGCAGCTAAATCCTTGATTGACAACATTATCTATAAATTTCATTTCTGAGTTACTACATTTTGGACAAGTAAACCTTAGTTTTCTTTGACTCCCTTTAGATACTTCATATCCTATGCGGGGATCAGATAAAAGACTCGCTACATCAGGATTAGTCGCCCATAGGCAATTCGTATGATTTACTTTTTTTCCAGTACAATATGGGCAATTATTACCATTAACTTTATTAGCTATTGTCATGGAATATTCACTTTTGCATAATAAACAATTCCACTTATACTTGATTCCAGAAGACTTAAATATCTTGTCTGGCGTACAATCATTTTTATTACTAAACTCAAGCAATATATAGTTTTTATTATTTTCTTTTACCCAATATTCTAAAGTGTGTTCATACGACATAATTTCTCTTTTAGTTATTTCGGCTTTTATACTACCACATCTTCTACACCTATCAATTCCATCTCCAGCTTGTCGACTTGAGATAATTTTAGAATAACTTTGATTCTTAATCACCTCATTACAGTCATCACAAATCTTAGTAACCTTTACATTAGAATTTTTAGGTAGATCGCTGACGCTTATTAGTATTTTTGTATTAGGTGGAACTGTTAGTCTTCCTTGATTATTTTTACGTCTTGGTATGTGATACCCCAATAATTCATAATATTTATCAGTTTTTAATCCACATCTTACCCATATTTCTTTCTCTAATATAGCCAATATTACACCCCCTGTAAAACTTTTTCAGTCGCCTAATTGTGTCATTTCTTTTAGTTTTAAATTTAACAATAATATTTGATCCTTAGTAAGAGATGAAATGCCTTTCAACAACTCTTCATGAGAAACTTTTTTAAATAATTGATCATCAATATCACCCTTGCTAGACACAGCTCCCAATACACCCAAATCACGTTCGCCAATATATATCAGCAGATTCTCCATATTCTTATGTCCAGAAGCCTTTTTTGCTTGTAGTAAGTCATTTGTCAAGCGATACTGGAACGTTACTCCGGCTTTACGAAATGAATGGAAGACCACATTTCTCTTATCTTCAAATTTTAATTGCCTTTTTATATAATTCATCATACTTTGAATTGAGGTATCACTTATATCAAATACTTTATTTGTACCTGATTCATTTTTTATTTGAACTAATTCTTCATAAAACTCTTTAGAGATTCTTAAATTCCTCTCTTCATTCCCCTTATCAACTGCCCTAATCTCAACCTCATCATCATGTAAAATAAAATCATCCCAAGTCAAATTTAATAATGCACTTTTACGTAGGCATGTATCCATTGCAGTAAGGATTAGATAATATTTTGTTAGACGCTTTCTACCTCTAGGTTGATTTTTTACTAGTTCTGCTGCCTGAAAAACCTCCTCAACTGTTAACACTCCATGATGATTTTTTCCTTCCTTAAGCCTATCTGCCTCATCAAATGCTGCCAGATTTTCTATATAACCTCTTCTATATAGCTGTCCATAAAATTGATTAACCGTTGAAATTTTCCTGTTTATAGATTTATTTAATAATCCTCTGTCATTCTTTAGATAAATTTGAAACTTTACTATATCATCATCATTTAATTTAACATCATTTTTATTTAAAAATTCAATTTCTTTTTTAGCTTTAAACTTAAAAAAATCTCTAATGTCGCTATCATAAGCTTCTCTTGTTTTTAGACTCTCACTTCTCATTGTTTTCTTTTCTAAGAATAATATGATCTGTTCGTATATTTCTGATCGATTAATTTCAACGACCTCAGCCAACATTATAACCACTCCTTAATAATTTAATTCCTTCTCAAGAATCATTACAATATTCTTTGCTTCCCTATAAAGCCTTTGTTTGTCCTTTTTAGTCCATTTCTTAAGGTTTCTCTTTATGTATCCAAACGTATTTGACGACACTTCTCCCATCCTCTCCATTCATTATATATTATTATGTTCAAAAGTACAAATTATAACTATTATATAAATTTATTTATCTTTAGTTCTTATTATAGCACAAATTGTTCTTAATTCAATGCAAAAATGCCAGTTTTTTAATTTATTAAATAAAAAAGACCTGTATTAAACAGATCCATTACTATGCATTAAAAGAGAGTTTTTATTTAGTATTCTAAGTATTCAATGTCAATTGAAATTAGATCCCCCCCTAAAATCCTCAATTCGATAGCAATTGTCTCCATCATAACTAATTACAATTCCTTTCGTCTCCCACCACATAGCATCATATGGATACATTACTTTAACTTTTTCGCCTTTTGCCAACATATTTTCAATACTCCCTCCAATAAATGCATGATTTTATTATTGATTTGTTAAAGCTCTTTTATTATCTTCTCGATTGTTTTATACGGTATTGGATATAATGCAGTTAAAGTATTTTTAAAAATATCTTTATTCGAATCATAGATCTTTTTTATTCCTGACTCCGGAGAACAAGGACATTTTACTCTGCTGCAATATCTAATATCGTTAACAAACTTAGTGACTTCAATAATCATACTGTTCGTCACTTGTTTGGCTCGCTCAACGTCAAATTTTGAATAGTGTGTAGCATCAGTAGCTGCAACTAAATCATTTTCATAATAACCAATTAGCTGTCTCAATAAATTCACATATTCTGTTTTATCATTACTCATTATCTTCATCTCCTCAAAAATTTTATGAATTTATTTAATGTTTTATCCAAACTACGCATTAACTACTTAACATATTCAACAAACTCTTGTCCTCTTTCACAAAATTCTCTTACCATAGCACAAACTAGTCCAAATGACATTCCCGAATGGCCTTGATTTTCGATTATTGTTTTTGCTTCATCAAGTGTTCCGTTACTATTTAACACACTTACTATATCTAGGCAATTTCCTAATTCCATACCATGATACAAATCATCAAGTCTGACAGGAACAATTTGATCCCAATAAGCCCATTTGTCTTCTGTTAAGACTTCTCTGCCTTTTTTTTCATCCACATTTTTGCTAACTCTGGTATTTTTTCTTTATGCTCTTTTTCTTTTCTATCGTATTCATCACGCCAATTTTTCTGATCTCTGTCAAATTCCGCTTTTGTTTTGCCAGTTATATCTTTATAAGCACCGTCCATAGTTACAGTATCTGAATATAGGGTGACTCCATTAAATTCCCCTTTTACTAACAACCCTTTACTCTTGTAATTTAACAATTCTTTTACGGCTTCTTCGATTGTTTCACCTGCTAAAAAACTTATATCCTTATAATTTTTAACCATCTCAATCCCTACTTTCTACATAATTTGTATTTTTTATATGATAAATTCCATATTTTATTTATTTAGTTAATCTCACATGTTTTAGGGTGTAGTTTTGTTATTGTTCTATTTTTCTTCTTGGCATAATTTACACAGTTTGCTGTGCCACCCTTTGTTCCATCCCAAACTGCTATAACATAATTAGAGTTATCCACCATCCACTTATTTCTCTCCTGCATACACCAGGGAGTGTATTCATCTTCTGATACATAATGGACTGTATCGGCCCTGTCTATTATTGATTGCCATTCATCTTGAGATTTTTTAGGCCATTTATTAGGGTGATTTTTACATGGAACTGCTGCAATCAGTTTAATATGAGGATATTTTTCCTTTAGTTTCAAAACAATTCTTGCTGCCCACATATCAATTCCTAATGCCATCCCAGAGATAAATGTATCAACATTATGTAACTCTATATGATTAATAATTATTTCTCTAAGAGTGAACAGCATCTCTTTATTTCCTTCTGAAAACGGATCGTATCCATGTAATTTATTAGGTCTATGTCCAGTAAAACAACAAACATACTCTCTTTCCAATATTGCAATCTCCTCCTCACACATTTAATTTGCTTACAATAAACTTCTCAATACGCTCTAAATCCTCTACTAGCTCTTTTAATGTGGTTGCAGTTGTTTCCATTACCTTCTTCTTAATCAGCCCATTCATAGCTGACTTAACGGTGCTGTAGTTCCCATGTACCTTCGGAATTTCTTTACCGTCTTTATTAAAGTTCTTTCCTGTATACTCTCGAATAGAAAAAGCAGTTCCATCTGATTCCAAGTAAATATTTTTCTCAATATGCACTTTCACTTTCGTATCTCCTTTATTAATTTATTTCAATAAAACCAAACCATTAACTATTTGTACGTATTAATTTAATTAATCTTTATCAATCAATGCCTCTATCCCTTTGCTGGAAAGAATGCTATGTATAAACAGCCTGCCTTTTTGCGTCCACTTTGTGTTCATTCGTGAATTTCCATGCTTATCTACATGTGTATTTGACTTTGTATATCCCTTGTCGGCATGTTCAGCGTATAATAACCATTGCTTACTAAGTTTATATTGAACTTTTTCATTATGTAAAATCTTATTGAGTTTTTGAGCAGTAAGTCCATAATCTTTTGCAATCTGACTAATAGTTATTGTTCCCTTGGATTTTAGTATCTCATCATAATATGTAACTTTAGGCTCATATTCTTTAACCTGCTGTTCAAGCATTAGCTTTTCAGTTTCTATACGTTTCTTCTCTTCTTGTTCTTTAATCCATTGCTTTGCTCGTTCGATTGGATCTTCAATCATGTACGAATGTAAAACTACGCCTTGTTTTAATGTTTTCTCCATTTCCTCAAACTTTGTAACGTAAGTAGCAGTGAATAAAATCCCTTTTTCTCCAGTTAATTTATTTGCTACCATATCGCAGCCTTTTTTAGTCAATAGATAATGTGGCTTCTCTCTTTTATAACTATCTAAATATGTGCTTTCTTTGAAGAAATTAGATGGGTTCAATTTTGTACCCATGTTAGAATTAGTCAAATAACCAATATATGTTCTAATATCCCTCATTAAGATTTTGTGCTCTTTACCAACCATATCTGCAACTTCTCTACTATCCACTAACAACTGACCATTTCGCTCCATAATTTCTAATTCTTTTATCATTAAATCAATCTCCTTTTATCTTCTGTTTACTCCATTTTTATCTATCACACTTGCAATAAATCCAGTCATTTATTTAGAATTTATTTAACAGTCCACATAAAATGCATACAATTATCTATCACATAGTCTTTTGTTTCATATGGCTTATCTTTAAATTCCCAAAAGTACCCATATTTTAGTATACTTACAAAGTCGTGGGTTCTACTAAATGCATCTAAACGTCTATCATTGTCAATTGCACTATGTAACTCTTCTATCGTATCACCTATATAAGCCCCGCTAAGACTACCTGTGGTACCAAACTCAACACGATATTTAGTCCATACTGTCTTCATATTTCATCCCCTAATGAAAGATTTATTTTACTAATTTATTTTTTTTACAATAACTTACCAACATCAATATCCATGACTCAATTAATCTCAACGTGATAAAATTCACTTGAGGTGTTTATATGTTTATTTCTCCTATGTTATTGCATAAATCCGATAAACCATTCGATAATGACTCCTGGATAACAGAACTTAAATTAGATGGATTTCGCTGTATATGGACAAAGTTTAATAACAAGGTCAAAATTTATACACGACACAACAATGAGATAACTGCATTATTCCCAGAGCTTCAATCACTTGATATCCCCGATGGCACTATCCTTGATGGTGAATTAGTAGTAACAGATCATCAAGGGAAGCCAAACTTTGAATATCTCTTAGAACGTTTTAAATCAAAGAAGTCACAACACAAAATAACATTTTGTCCATTTGATATAATTTATTTAAGTAATGATAATCTATGTAGACTTCCTCTTATTGAAAGGAAAGAAATTATAAATGAGCTAATACCAAAAGACACGCAATTACTCACAAAAGTTAGTTGGTTAAGTGGTAATGGTATAGTTTATTTTGAACTAATTAAACAACACGATCTTGAGGGTATTGTCCTTAAGAAAGCAAATTCTACTTATCAAGTAAACAAACGATCACAAAATTGGATAAAAGTAATCAATTATAAATATGAAAATGTGCTTGTTTCCGGCTTACGAAGAGATAAATTTGGCCTTCTATTATGTTATGAGAATGGCAATTATGCTGGATTGTTAGAGTTCATGCCACCGCAAAACCGGAAACAATTTTATAGAGTCTATAGAGATTGCACTATTAAGGAAGATGATAAGTATTTTTATTTAGACCCAAAAATTAAGATGAAAGTTAAGTTTCGCAATTATACAAGTAAAGGTTTGCTTAGAATTCCTAGTTTTGTGGAGTGGGTGTCATAGCTCCACACATACATAAAAGATCATCCCTAAGACAATTTCACATCAATAATTTTTTCTATTGAAATCTTCTCAGATTTACCATTCAATACTATATGCAATTTCTTTTCAATATGGTCATACTTGTTAATATGGCACTTCTTCTCAGTAATGCTTCCCAAATGATAAACGGACAAGTATACAGGAACATAGTCTTCAATAGCAATTGTCAACAAATCATTTATCTCCATCCATTTTTGCTCATCTAAAATTGGCTTATTAATCAGCTTTTTATTAGAATTATGGGAAATGATTTTCTCTGTATGTTCAGGCAACATCATCCTACTTGATTCCCACCTTAGATTTTGATTTTTTGTTAATTTATTGATTTTCATTGCAATCATCCTTTATTTATAGTGACCACCAATTTTTGAAGCTCTTTCGGATGCTTGACCTGCTTTAGTTAATGACGATGCCCTATATAATGCTGTACGTCCGTATTTATCCCAAATTTCATCTAGTGCTGTATTCAGTTGCTCCCTATATGAATAGTTATCAAATAAATCAATCTGGTAGTTGTCTGCTGGCTGTAAGTTAGAAATACTCACACCTAAACTGCGTATTGGCTCTTTATTCCAAAACTTTAACAGTAATTTATAAGCTGCATTAAAAATATCTAGATCATAATTTGTTGGCACTGATAAAGTAACTTGTCGATTAAATCCGGTTGGAAAATCAAAATCCGCACCTCTAACGCCACAAGAAATTGTTGTTCCCATGTATCCTTTCTTTCTACATCTTCTAGCTACTTCAGTACATAGTTCTAATAGTACAACCTTAATTTCATCTAAATCCATATAATCTCTGGGCAAAGTCATATGATGGCCAACTGCTTTTTGTTGATTGTGCGTCTTAACAGTGACTGGCGAATAGTCGATACCGTTGGCTGTCTGCCATAATACCTCTCCATTAATGCCCCATCTTTTCTTCAGCAATTCAACTGGAAATTTAGCCAGTCCTCCAATTGTAAAGATGCCCATCCCGTTTAAATTACGTTTCATTCGTTTGCCTACACCAAACATTTTTTCTACTGGCAGCTTCCATAACTGGTCAATGTTGTTTTGATCTAGACGGAATATGCCTTCTTTGTTCTTTTTAGCAAAGTTATCACAAGCCATTTTTGCTAATATCTTATTTGATCCTATACCTACTCTGGCATATACTCCAGTATCATATAATATTTTTTCCTGAACTTTTTTAGCTATTTCAAACTGATTACCAAATAACTTTTGACTACCAGTTACATCCATAAATTGTTCATCAATACTAAACTGCTCAACTAAATCAGTAAACTCTTCCATAATTTTGCTAATTTGCATAGAAACATTAATATATAACTGCATATGAGGTTTAACTACCTCAACATTAGGACATTTCAATAAAGCAGATCCCAATGTTTCGGCTGTTGTGATGCCAAATTTCTTTGCAATTGGACATGCAGCTAGGACTATGCCACTTCTACGCTCAGGGTCTCCCGCAACAATAACAGGCTTATCCTTTAATGAGTTATTATTAACTTTTTCAACTGAAGCATAGAATGATTGCATATCAACTAAGAAAATCACTTTTTCTGCCAATGACAATCACCTCAATTAATAAGAACGTTCGTTCCCTAATATTATATACAAACACTTGTTCTTTATGCAAGGTGATTTTAATTGGTAAAAATTTTACACTTTATTCCAGCGATATTCTAATACGTCTGTTATGTATTTATGTATATTCACTATTAATCTCTCTTGGTTCTATAACACCTTCATAGTGAAGTCCTTCATTTTTTAAGCTTTTCATGATCTTATGTATAAGTTCCTTGGCATCTATTTCTTCTTCTGTCCTCAACTCCCCATTTATCCTAAAAGTTTTCAACACAAATACACCTCCATTACTTTATTTCATGGCTAAGAAGCTTCAAATAACCCTTAATCATTTTCTTGCGAATATCTCTAGCTTCTTTCTTGTTACTATGTGCGTAAGTATCTGCTGTCAAGAAATCAAAATTAGCACACTTTTGATATGCTTTAGTATATCTATGTTCTTGTAAAGATAATACTCTCCTCTCCATACCCAAATATCCCCCATGCATTATTTTATTTAACTATTATCATTATAGCACATGGAGGATTAAAGTAAACATTTTTACAATAAATATTTATTTTGTTTTTGATTTTCTTTAAATCTATACATAACAAATCCATCATCCAGGTTAATAATTAGCCCCTTTCCAAATTCATTTCTTAAATCCTTAATAATTTTATTTTTTTGTCTATAAGTATTGAATGGAACGCAACCAGTAATAAACACCTACCTTACTCACCCTTTCTTTTATCAGTTTTATCAACCGAACTTAAAAACTCTCTTATGTCATCTACACTCATCCCCAATTCTTTAGCAGTCACAATTAATTCATACCATTCCTGATCTAATTGTTCTCGCTGAGATTCCAATTCCACACCTCCATTTATTCATATGTATTTATTTTATTAATAGAAGCTATAAATTGATCTTGCTGTTATTTCAAATTGAAGTGAGTGATTTTTATGTTTGGCTGATATATGACTGTTTTAATTTTAAAACTTATCTCTAAATGAATTGACTGTTTTATTGAATTAATCTTCAATAATATTTTTTCGCACTATGCATTAACCAATTTGGAATATGCTACTTTCAATCCGTCCACTTCATCAACGCTATATCCTTCAAAGGCTTTGCTTCCTGCATCTAATAACATTTCATCTTCTGTATCGTATTTAATAACTAACTTCTCTTTGTGCACAGTCTCCATCGACAAGGTTTTGCTGATTTGCTCCACTTTTAAGCCCTCCTATTGCTCCTTCTCATACCAGGTAAATTGTTCTCCAACTTGCTCAAAAACCCACTCAATATACTCTTTTGTTATTTCTTCTTCAGTATCATCATCTTCAAATTCAAATTCCTCTTCATAAACATGGTGATCTCCTAATCCGTATCTGTGACGAAAAACAATTGTTCTCATTTTATTTCCTCCTTGTTCCATTAAAATCAGATATTTATTTAGTTGCCTATTTATATTAACGTTCATCCAATTCTTACCCTTGTTACAGCCTCTCCATATCCTTTTAATGACCCATCAATTTCACTTCGTTCTTGATTGAACAGGTTAATTTCCTCTAGCGTGGCTTTGCGTTGTAAGAACTCTGAAAGCCAGTCATTTGAATATAAGTCCCCTATTTTACCATCTGTAATCCAAAGTGTTTCAGTTTTAAATGAACCTTCAAGATTATTTTTTGAGACAACTAGAATAATATTTTTTTCAGCCTTACCATCTTCATAAATAAAGTCATTAGCATAAAATCTGCCGATTTCAATTTTACTCTTCATTTATATCATCCCTCCATACATTGATAAAAGTCGCATTTTATCAATACTCTTTTCCCTTTTGTTCACACTCAATAAATTTTATAGATTCATTAACTCCTTTTTTAAAACCATAATTGTGTGATTTAATTATTAGCTTTGCTATACTTTCAATTTTCATAACATTTTCATCAATGCCTTTTAACATTTCAATATCAACATTACTTAGTCCTGCTTCTTTTAATTCATCATACATATAAATGCCTCCCTCAATATATGCAATACTTTATCTTACCTAGATTCCATACATTTCTCGTTCTTTTTCTCTTATCATTTCTTGAAATTCATACGGCATTTCCTCAGCAAAATTACTAATGATTGTAACATCTTCTTTTGACATTCCTTTTTCAATTCTTGATATTACCTCAAAAGCTTCCTTAATAATTTTTACACCTTCTTCAGTGTATATGTTCATATTTTTAACTACTTGATACAAATCTCTCATTTAGACCATCTCCAATTTACATTTTATAGTGTAAATTAATATTAAAATCTTGTTGTAATTGGTAAATCATATATAAACCATCTAAGCCAAACTCTTTCGCATATTTAAAGGCCAAATCACGTTCAAATCCATAAGCAATATATTTAGCAGCAGTCTTGATGATTAAAGGAGAGTGTTTTGTGAAGTCTATATCTTTATGATCCGTACACACTGCCATAAACTCATTAATTGCACTTTGGAATTTGTTCTCTTTATGCATACGTGTATCCAATGCCTTGAAAGCTTCGGACAGTAATTTTGCATTACTCATTTCTTCAGTCAACTTAGTCCCTCCCCTCCATAAAATTAGAATTTTACTGTGAAATCCAGTGATAATTTTCTAATGCTGTTATATTAAAATCTCATTTTGCAGATCTTTTTCTCTCTTCTTTATATATGTTGATTGCAATCTCTACCATAGATCTGTAAAACTCATCAATTTACTGTAAATACCTGGCGATAAAGCCATTATGCTGTTATATAAATTATAACCCCTCTGCCATCCCCAGGCTTACCATAATAGCATTATCAACTTTATTCATTGTGAATTGATCCAAGGCGGTTATTTTGCCTTCTAATCGCTTCTTATCAATGGTTCTTATCTGCTCTAATAATACCACGGAATCTTTAGAAAGACCGTATCTTTTAGCATCTAATTCAACATGAGTAGGCATCTTCGCTTTTTGTATTTGACTAGTCACAGCAGCAACAACGGTTGTTGGACTATAGTGGTTCCCAATATTATTTTGAATTACGAGTACAGGTCTATATCCACCTTGTTCACTTCCTCTTGTAGGACTTAGATCTGCGAAGTAAATGTCACCTCTTTTCACCCCTGAACACTCCCTCTTGTTTATAATTTAATTTATTTTTATCTCTAATTACGCCAGCGATTTTAAGCTAATGCTGATATATGTATTTTTCAATCACTGGCCTGGTTAGAAATAGAAACATTGTTTTATTGATTTATGATATAACCATGCATCAAGCTTGCCAATTTAGCTGCTCTTTTTACCGATAACTCAATCCAATTATCATCATTTTTATCTGTGTAGCAAATCAAAGATAATTTCATATTTCCGTTCATGTCTTTACCAATAAATAGTGATCTCTCTACATCTTTGGAGTAAGTGCTAATTTCTTCATTATAAGCCTTATCTTCTGGGATTACCTTTTCAATTTTGTTAATACCATTTAAATGTTTTTCAATTTTATTTAATATATATAAAGCTTCATTGTCATCAAGAATCGCTCTATAATAACCTCTCTTATCAGAATCACTGGTGAATCTCATTATTACTGATTTCCCTTTTGTTTGAAGTTCAATGCTCATGTTAGACCTCCTAAATATCTCAATATATTTATGTATTTGTTGTAATAAAACCCTTCTTTTATTAAATTATTAACTACATACTTTCTCCGTACTGTTCACCAAATTCTTTTACCGTTGGGTTCTCCTAATAGCCTATTTGCTTTGCAATACAAGAAGTATTGGTCATTGTGCGAAATACGCATATTCTCATTGGTGCGCCTAGATTCAAGGAATACTCTGTAATATGTTTTGGCAAACTCCTCAAGCTCGGAAAGTCTCTTCTCTAAGTCCTTTGTCAAAAAAATCACTCCTTCACAACTTATATCTAAACTTGTTTATTAAAACCATCCAAATTCAGATGCTAAAATTTGAATAATAATCCATAGAAATGCCAATGTGAATGGGACTTGTATGATAGCTATTATAACCCAGAGCATATCTTCACTCCTTCACAGTTTCTCGGTACTGTTTTAATCAAAATGCAGTAAATTAGTCTTTATCACATGTTCCTTTTCTAAAGAGTATAGTTTTGCATTATGTTTTTCAGCATATTCTTTTGCCAATTTGATAGCATCCTCATCATTTTTAGCTTCGTGAAGTATTTTTACTGAATTGGATTTTTGTTTATGTTTTCTTATCAGCAACCTATATTCCACATATTCGATTTTAATCCCTCCTTTTATTCTTTAATAAAAACCCTTCTTATACGCTAATCGTGTAATTTATATTGCTCCAGTTTTACCAGATCGCTTTTAAGTTCATTTAACCTTTTTTCTAATAAGTTTCTACTGGCGTTCAGTAAATGATCGTTTGTCAGGCTTTTCGTAATTGCATTGATTTCATTTTGTATAAATAAAACCGCATACTTGAACGCCATACGTTCGTGTTGTATTGGAATCATTCCTCTTTCACCCTCCTACACCTGTATTATTCTAAGATAAATCGCTCGTTTATCTCATATAAAAGAATAGCCTAATATCATTGTTAATTAATTTTTATTTGATATTTTAAATTGCACCTTTTCAAAAGTAGTGCCATCTGCGACTCCGACATAGCCATCGTTAGCATTTTCATAATATTCTTTTGCCTGTTTTAAAGCTTTTGCTTGGCTATCTGCTTTTACATCAATCTCATAAGTGTATGTTTCAGTGATTTTAACTTTAAAATCTTTCATTTTCTCCACCTCTTTCTATGAACTATAAGTAAAAAGTTTAACGCCAATAACATTATTTCTTTCGCTTGATTCTAATTTATTCAAAACCATATTCATAGCAGTTATGTTGTCGTTGGATTCAGCTATTATTTCTCTAGGAGGTTTACTGATAAAAGATATTTTAATCATAAATTTTTTCATTTCGATTTTTCCTTTCTTTGTTTGCACAAATTGTATCTATCGCTTGATAAATCGCTCGTTTTATTCATTTCTATAAAGATCGTTCAATAGTTCTCTTGCTATATCAGCTAACTTTGAAATATCACCTGTATACACACACTCATTAATTAATTGTCTAATCTCTTCCTCGTTCATATGCTCCAACATTGTTAAACCCACATCTTCTCCTGTCTTATTTACTTCTTCCTGCTTTTCAAAAGAATCGTCAAATGTAATCAATTCATCTTCATCAATTCTACCTTCGTTCAAAATATATGGATTCCAGTCTTTATATTCACATACTTTTTCCCATAGTCCTAAATTCATTATTTGTCTTGCTGTCATTGTAATTTCCGACATTATGCATACCCCTCTATAAATTAAATGTACCAGACTTCGAAAGACTCTCAATTTGATCAATTGCTTCTTGAAACTTTTTATACTCTCTTGGCAATATTCCCAAACTACCCATTAAAACTGCTGAGTCATGATTATATCTATTAGCCTCGCAAATGGTTTTAAACTTGTATAACAATTCATCTACAGAATCACTACTCTCAATATACGCCTGTGTCGATCTAATATTTGAATGGTCTGCTTGACTCATGTTTTTATTCACTCCTGACTTTCTCTATTCCTTTAAATTCATAGGTATAAATTAGTTCGCTTAAAAACTTATCTTTATCCCAAACTTCAATTCTATTTTCATTTTCTTCAACATCTTTAACTTCTACAATGTCACCATTAGACCACAAGTAGTCTCCTTGTGCTATGCAGGATACATCAACGATCTTAATTAAGTCTCCTTTTTGTACTTCCAAGCTAATCCTCCCTTATTAAGTCAATCTCTAATTCTACTGTGCCGTTAATTATCTCTCCACAATTATAAACTTCTGCCTGTGAACCATCGGTAAAATTTATTATCAAGCCATCATCATTGTTTGTTATTTCTGAAATTATTTTCCCCTTAAATTCATCGTACATTTGGTTATTTCTCCTTATTTCCTTAGTTGTCCCCGACTTATTGATATACTTCTATTTCATTATAGGTTTGTTTTAAATCTCTTATTTTTGGCTCAGTATAGCCAGCATTCCTAGTTTCGATTATTGCATCAGTTAAACTTATATAATCCCATCTTGACAGCCAAAATGCTTTTATTTGATTCTTCATGTGTTTTGTCATTGTTTATTCCTCCCGTTTCTTTTTTAAGATTTTATTGCATCACGTTAAGATGTCTATTTTATTTAGATATCGCTATTCTGACAATTGTTACAAAATAAGTGATAGCTTTCTCCGATAACATTATCCTCCTCATCACATAATTCATGGTCAAATATACTGCAATCTGTACTTCCACATTTCAAACATTTAATTTGAAATAAATCATCATTATATCCTTCTATATTACTCATACTAATCTCCTTTAAAATGCTCACTTTATCTATATTTTCCTATCAGAAACTCAATGTACCTATTCATCTCATCTTTAACTGCCAGTCTTGATTGAATAATTCCATGTCCAATTTCAACATGACTAATTTCTGTATTGATTTTTGTCTTGTATGGCTCTTCGACATTTGATCTAATCTGTAACCATCTCCTCCTGCCTTTTGCAAAAGAATGAGTCGACCAAATATTGTTTAATATATAATCAAAATGATTTGCAGTCTCCCAAGCTTCACTAACCTTTTTTAGTTTTTCTTCATAATCTTTAAATTGATTCATATTTCACCTCTGTGTAAAAATCATTTCATTCTGAAATAATTTCCATAATTCTTTTTAACTGATCTAGTGTTAAATCTTTTTTAGCCCACATACTAAACTTACTTTCTATTCGAGAAAATAACTGCTCATATTCTCGTTCGTCTAAAATTTCTTGCCTTGAAAAGTATAGTTCATAATCTGGAGCATAGTCTGTTGCTTGTTTAAGAGTCTCAATGTAATATTTCTTTGCTCTAGCTATGTCTAACTCAAAATATTTTCTCCCCACTTTTACAATCTCTGCCTCTAGTATTTCTTTGTTTCCCCATCTTTCCGCATTATTCACTGGCTTTAAATAGACTTTTCTTCCAACTTTAATTTTCTCTTTCATTTTTATTAGTCTCCTTATTTACTTCTTTTCTAAATCATCTAAATCGATCCCGTAAATGCTTTGAATCCAATCTTTAATAGTATAGTCCCATCCACCAAGTAAACCATTCCAAGATAACACTTCTTTAAACACTTTACTACTTGTTATATGTAGAAATTTTCTATCCATTGAATTATCATCTTTTTCAAGACCTGCACGTTGTCTTAAATATTCGACAATTTCCATCGGATACCTTTTCTCTAATTGCTTCGTATAATCCATTAGCGTCGTCCTCCTGTTTCAGTTATTTTCGATCAGATAAAAAGATCATTTTATTAAATAGGCAGCTTAGTTCATCACTTATTTAAATATTATTATTTTCTAATTTCCATTTCATCAATGGTCAGCCATTTTTTACCTTCAATTTCAGAGTGATAGCCATTAATATGTTTAATAATTTCATCGGCAATTTCATATTCATCACTTGTTCTTAGTTGCCATATTGATTGGTGAGTCCCATATCCACCAAAAATTAATACATCCTCATCTTGAATTTCCATACGTGTTAAACCAAAAGCAAATGTACTAGTATCAAACATTATCTCTTCGTCTAGCTCAATATTTTCTATTGCTTTCACCAACTGATCATATGTCATGATAAAACCTCCTAAATGTTTGTGTTTAATTTTACCATATTACAATCTTTATTTACCTTTCTAAATAGCGTTTCTTTTTAGTATTTAACACACCTCTCCTTTCTTAATGAAAGATGGATATTATTAATTTATTAGATGTTCATTTTCAGTGTAGCATGTTGAGGCTTCAAAGAAATTACTGCCTTCATACAATAGTTTGTGAAAGTGGTCATTGTTGTTTATGATAACTTGATAAAACATTCCTTGATCGTCCATTCCACTTTCAAATGTAATATAAGTCCCTTTCTTAATTCCTTCTTTTTCTTTAATTGTTGAAATCATCCAACTTACTCCTCAGCGATATTTTTCACTTTCTGTTATGTAACTTAAATTAATTATACTATTTTATTTCATTAATGTAAAGTGTTTTCTTGATTATCTTCCCAAATACATCCTTCAACTGTCCAACAATTTTTTATTAATGTATACTTAATATCTTTAACCTGGATTACTTCAATAGTACATGATGCAGCTACTTCATAGCCATTGTAAATAATTAATTCTTGATTCTCATACACTCTGTACTCTTCTCCAGTGATTAAAGTCTGTATGACATTCTCCGGTAGTTCATTCCAGTTATGAATCAATCTTGGCAAGTCTTTGACCTTTCCAGTTAGATGGTAAACTAACATTAATATCCTCCTTTTTAGCGATAATTGAAGGCGACTGTTATATAGTGAAATGCAGTGATATTTTCAGTCGCCTGTTATATGCTTTAAACTACCTTCTGAGTATTCCATTGAATGTAGCTTTTGCCTTCTTCATCTTTTTCTTTAATTAGAAGCATGTTTAAAATATCAAAATCAACTCCAAACCTTTCTAAGATTTCATCATCATCTATGGAATCATTTTTCATAAAGTTGTTTAGTTTCTCTTTATTCATAATCAACTTAAGTAAATTAGACTCAATACTGTTTCTAATTGTTAAAAAGTGTATTTCTTTTTGCTCTGTAGAGGTATATCTTATAAACCTTGCAAAAAACTGATGCATTGCTGCAAAGTTCCATTGTAGCTCAATAAGTAATACACGGTTCACAAAATCAATATTCATGCTGCTTGATAAAGATTGTTGAGTACAAATAAGTATTCCATTTTTTGTTTCTTTTAGTTTCTTTATTATCTCTTTTCTCTTGCTCAATGTTGTGCTGTCACCAGTAATTATAAACAATGGCCTTTCAGGGAATTTGTTTTTAATATAACTTGCATACATATTAACTGTTTTAATGTGAGTACACCCTATTACAACATGCTCGTTATCCCATTCATGAAGCATATTAACCATTTCAATTGCTTTGGAAGGTGTTTGACTTGAATAGTAATCTTTAAAGATATTAGGTGTTACACATGCTTTTAACAGGCTGTTAAGTTGTTGTATAATCCTCAACAAAGCATCTTTTCTGCTGTTCCCTGTTGATCTGTACATATGAGTGAGTTTATAGAATTCTTCAATTACAATTCTATAAAGTTCTTTTTCAGCATGGTTAAACTCTGTTGTTTTCTGTATGATTTTATAAATATTCTTGCCGCTAACCTCTTCAAATGTTCGAGTTATCATTGTTTTATTAATTAGTTCGCTTAATTCTTCACTGTTATATATATCTTGATTCATTTTCCCTACACCAAATACTGTTGCTTTCTCCGGTGAAAATGATCTTTTAAAATGTGTATGGCCTTTCTTATATGCAGGAAACGGCCACATATAAAATTTATTAAATTCCTCCTTAATCTCTTTTGTCTTTTTATCCTCAATAAATATAATGTCATTCTTTGACAGCATATTAACTGAATTATTATAGAGCAATTCAAATGCTGTAAACGATTCTGGAATGTTATTTCTGGTACTTGTAGCACTCATAAGCAATTTAAACTTAACTCTTCTAAAACAGTTTAAAATGGCCTTTGTACGTTTAGATGATGGATTACAAATACCATCTGCTTCATCTAGTACCAACATAACTTTTTGACTTTGCATTTTTACAAACTTTTTAATTTGCTTTTGATATTTAGTTATCATTCCAAAAGTCATAATTACTATTTGTCCATGTTTAATATTGTCAATATCTTTAAGTGATTTGATCCTAATAAAATCTATATCGTATGCCTTTAGAATTTCGTCCCAATTGTTATTAATTGCAATTGCAGGTGCAATAAGGAATATATTTCTAATGCTGTTATGCTGCTTTCTATATAACATCTGTGCAATGGCCGATAAACTTTTCCCTGCTCCTGTTCCCCATTGCAGATAACCATAATTTTTAGATAGCATTTTTATTGTATCTTCTTTTTGAATATTATTTAGTTTAATCTCCTGGCTATTTTCTTTATCATAAATCACCAAGTTTTCAAGAAAAGATTTTATTTTTTCGTCTTGTTTTATATTTTTAAATGAGCAATTCTGCTTCTGATATTCCTTGCTTTTCTTTTCAAATAATTTTATATACTTATGATCTTGAAAAGGATAGTTATCATTAATAATCATGTCATTAAAGCTTATCTCTTTGACTCCATTATATGATTTTAAAAATTTTCTCTCCTTTGTGCTGTATGCTTTTAGCTTCAGACCATAGCGATTTTTTACAAGTCTTGTTATATGAACTTCTGGTTTTTTATGCTGCTTTTTTAAAGTGTTTTTAAGATACCGAATAACTTTGTTTTTTGTTATCCTTACTTTCTGCCATTCCTCATAAGTCATTCCCTCTGGCTGCTCTTGTGTATAATACCTATTCAAATAGGCTTCACATTTAGAATAGTATTTATTGATTTTCGGATTACTCTTGATATCAAATAACAACTTATTTACTTTATAATGAAATTCATTTTCATCTTTATTTTGTGACATTGTTTCAAGAATAATTTTATTTTTAACTTGCTGCTTTTCATCAAGAATTGGTTTTATGTAATTGTTATAAATATAATTTGATTCTGATTCAATTATTTCTAGCGATTTTATAGTATTGCTTTTATATGGCCTCTCTGTTACATGTTCGCTCTTTTTCTGGAAAAACATAATCTTTGTTTCAAAATTATTGACCCCGACATGATTAAATGAGTCTGAAGGCAAAGTGAATTGTGACACAAAATTGAACATCTTATTAATCTCTGTTATCATTCCACCGTCTACAAAGTCATCGCTTAGAAAGGATCTAGGTACAATTAATGCCATGATCCCACCAGGTTTTAATACTTCATATGATTTAATACAATAATACAGTTGACTTAAATATTCATCATTTCCAACATCCCATTTTAAATTAAATGGTGGATTCCCTAAAACAATGTCAAACTGGATATCAGTTTTATAATTTCTAATATCTTGATTTGTTATATTTGCATGTGGATATAAGTATTTTGAAACTTTATAAGCCTTTATATCTAATTCATTGCCATATACATTTAACTCGTTTGGAAGATAGTTAAAAAAGTTACCCATCCCACTTGTTAAATCAATAATTAAATCATGCTCATTAGGTTTTAAACAGTCTATAAGAAATTTAGAAATTGTATGAGATGTAAAGAATTGACCATTTTCTAATTCCTTTTTGGCTTCTGTATAATCATGAAAAGATGAATAGTCTTTAAAATCTAACCCATGCAGCCCACCATCACCAGTATAAGAATTAAATATATCCTCTTTTGAAATATTGTGTTGATCACATAAGTTATTATCAATCAAATATAAAATTTTATCGTTTATCTCCTTCCTGTTCTCCTGTGGTATGGCTGCTTCATTAATTTTATATTTCATTGTTAATAACCTCCTATTTTTATTAACAGGGACATTCCAGCGATTCCAGAAAGGCCCTGTTATGTAATTACATTAATTTATTTTATTAAATATTCATTTTTAAATTTTATTGCATCTTGAGTGCTCTGAAACACAATATCAATTTTACCGTTCTTATAAAGCTTAATTGACTCTACTTTGTTATAGCCTAATTCATACTTGGAAAAAATATCGTATTCCTCTTCTCCTCTATTCAGTTCTTGATACAAGTTAATATAATAACCTAACATTTCTGTTTCTCCTGCCTCAAAATGACTTAAGGCTTTAAACAATGGGCTAACCTTTGAATCTCCATAACTCAATCCTTTCTTACCTCTCCAGTCATCATGCCACCACACAAAATCTTGAATAGACATTTTATTCTTTTTGATAGTAATTTTATCAGCATTATAGATTGTATCTCTGCATTTGTCTTTTATTTCTTTGATTGCTTTTTCCTTAAAATTAAATCCTCCAAGCTGCTCAAATATTTCATTAACAATATCTTGATAAGCTATATCTTTCTGCTTAAATTTATGCCGGATCTCTCCACTCTCCAATGTAACATTGTATTGATTCTGAAAGTGATAAATGATATTTGAAATAAACTCACTTTTAAATTTTTCCATTCTGTTTTCTGCATGTATGATATCTTTGTGTCTATCTATATAACCTTTGTAATTCTTTTTAATATCATCGGAATAGTTTTCATAAATGCTTTTAAATAGCTCCAGTGTTTGCTGCATTGCGTTTTTAGCTTCATAATACATCTTTTCTTGCTTTTCGCAAAAAGCTCTGTCAAACTCTGAAATTCGAGTGTCGTTTTCAATTTTTATATTTTCAAATTTAGATAGTAATATACTCATTTTTAAGCCTCTTTTCATTTTTTATTAATCCTACTTAATATTATACACTAAATTAAATAATTTAAATGTATAATTTTATTTAATATTTGTAAAGAGTATTTCCTTCTCGAATAATAAAGATACATCTTTCATAAATGTATCATCGAAACTAACTACATACTCATAACCATTTTCATTTTTTCTTAATGTTGGCATATCACTTACATTAACCCATCCATTTAAGATAATAATATCCTTTTGATCTAGTGACTTCTTATAATACTTTCGCTTATGCTTTGGCCTATGTATCAAATATATGAATGTTTGGAAGCTCGTTTCTTTGACATCAAAATCATGAAATGTCGTTTGCGATACTTGCGGCATACCAAAATCATTGAAACCAACTATTGTTATTTTGTCTCCAGGTTTAAGCTCACTTAAAGTATTGATTAATTCATTTTCTTTTTTAATTGTAATCAATTTTATTCCTCCAATTTAAAATTAAATTTAAAGATAAAAGGGATATTTCATTGGATCATTGACCTTTTCCTTGCCAGTAATTCACTTTCAATAAATCTCTTGATCGGAATATGATTTTTTAACTCTTTTTCATAGTGACTATAAAATTTGTTTGCAAAATAATTTACAACTTGACTCGATCCGGCCAACTCCTTTTCATTCAATTCAATTAAAATTTGCTTTACTTTTTCGGTTAATGTCATTTGAAACACTTCCTTTAAATTTAATCTTGATTGCCGCCAGCGATAATTCTTATATTCTGTTATGTCTATTATATGTATTTATTTTATACTTATCACTGGCAAGATCAAAATTAAATTACAGTTTTTGTTGAATCTGTTTTAAAACAGGCATTCCTCCGATAATTGTTATTTTGTAGACAATGTGCAGGAATTTGTGTACCATTTTATTTGTTTCATAATCCAAGAAATAGGCCAATCTTTTCTAGTTTTTCTAAATCGGCTACATAGTAGCCACCAATTGATCTGTAATCGTTAATTAACTGATCAACCGTTTCTTTTAACTCCATTTTCAGTTCCATTTTTTTGTTCCCCTCTCTTTGTTTTCTTACTTACTATTATACACTATTTAAAAATAATGTAAACACTTATTTATAATTTATTTAATATTTATTGAGCAGCCAGTTTAGAAATGAAGTAAAGACCCAGGGAAAAGGTTAGTGCAAAGAAAAGAATTGTATAGATATTGTTCTTTAATGTTTCCTTAATGGATTGGATCATATGTAATTCCTCCTTTTATTTATTAAATAAATTATAACATATTGAATTGGTAAATGTAAAGGATTGTTTGAAAATTAATTAAAAATAAAAAGTTCCAGTCAAGACGGTTTTTCTTGACTGGAAAGCAAGCTCTTTCAACACGTTTTACCGTTGAAAGAGTGCGGTAGTATGTTTTAAATAGATTTATATAATATATTTAACTTTTACCACTTTATATATACTCTCTTTAAGAGTAGCCAAAAAATAAGCCTTATAAATCAACGTTTTAAGCACCAAAATTTTAATTTTACCACTTTTACTTTTCATATATGTATTTAATTGGTTTATCATCAAGCCATAACTTTAAAAGTGTTCTCATACGGTGACTAGGTATGTATAGATTTACTTCCCTATCTTCCCTTATCGCCGATCTAAATATCCATTGTAAGCATTCAGACAAAGCATATAAATCATCATCTATATGTATACCTCTAGTCTTTAAAAAGTTATTAATGACTGTATTAGGGAACCTGTTGACTAAATAAGCCAGATTAAATCTATCCTTATGGTCATTTGTTGCTCTGGTATTCAATGGGATAAATGCTTTTGTATATCTCTTTCCCTGTATCTTAGTTTGAAAGTCTTTAAATGTTGTCCATAAATTTTCGTTTGCTTTTGACTTTACAATGTTTCTATAATAATTTTCTGTATGTCTTTTTAATTGATTCAATATATCATCAGATGATCTTATGTACCAACTTTTAGATAATGTATATGGTTCGCTGCCTATTCTGTTTAATTTATCATGTTCAACTATGTTTATCTTTTGTTTTAATTTATTTTTAAATTCTTTTTCAGAGTAGTTGTTTGGTCTAGGTTTAAATTTATATGTATCTTCTTCTTTTGTTGCAATGTATTTTTTGTATTTTAGATTATGTAAATCATAATAATATTTTTGTATTTGTGCATCAAATTGGTATGTAAGGATATAAACCTCTTTAAATGCTTTGAATATGTCGGCTGGAAACGTCCATATTAAAACCCTGTCCATATACTTAATTAAATTATAATTAAGGGCCATATCTCTAATATCATTATATCTAGAATCCCAATCAGACTTTTCTTCATTCCAAAGTAAATACCCATCTTCCTCATAAAGTAATTTCATTGCAAATAATGTTTCTAGGTCATTCTTTTTAATATTTAGCTGCTCCACAACGTCCATAACCTCATCAAGAATTAAAATATAGTTACCATTATGGATTAATTCCCTTGTTTCTCTGTTCGCACGTTTGAATAATGCATGAGTAGAAACAATACTCTTTTCTTCTGATAATAGCTTATGTAATGATTCAAATTTACTGCTGTATTGTGATTTATCTGAATGGAAGTAGTTAGGCTCATAAAACCTTTTATTTACTGCTCCTTTAATTCTCTTCACTTCCGGCAGATAAGGTGTAATATAAATATAGTTATTGTCTGTATTACCATTCATTAGATTAATGGCAGATGAAGTTTTACCAGATCCCATAATGGAATCAACTACTTTAATATGGTTTGTCATTAATATAAATTTCCTCCTTTATTTTAAAAATCCAAAGAAAGCCAGCGATATTGCCGACTCCATTTATATATTATGTATTTATTTTATGTTTAATGAAATTGTGATAAATGATTAATTTTAATCTATCATTTTATCTTTATTCATTTTTCTTTTTGATTCAGTTAAATAAACTGAAATTAATTGTTTCACTTGCTCTTTTGTTTTCCCTTGTCTATATGCACTATCTCTTATTTTCTCAAGATCATGTTTAATTTTAAACACTTATAACACTCCTTAAAATATTTGTTTTATTAGCTTATAAATTTAACCAAGTTGCTTTAAGTTTTTTAATAAACAATAGTTAGGTGTAGAGCTTCCAACTCTTTCAACAATAGCAACTTTAATTCTATTACTATTAGCTTTTTCTGTATTAGTTGCTTTCTTAATTGCTTCATTAAGATTACCTGTAAAATCTTGAATCCAGACACCATCTACATAACCGTTTGTTTCGTTGTAAATTTGAATAAGAGAAAATTTCATCTTCAATACACTCCTTTTATTGATAAATTAATGGATTCATTCTGTTATTAATTAATGGCCGGATATTTGCTTAATTTTTCCGGTAAATCCAGCACGTTTCTCAATTTTGTATTAACGTATAAAATGGCATCTTTTCGGTTTGTAGCATATGATCCAATCTGAATGCCTGTTAAAGAATCTGATACATTCCAACCAGCGCCATCATAAATAGTATGAGCAACTAATTTTCTGCCTGTATTTTCGTCTATATAGGAATAGCCTTCTTTTTCTCTTATTCCTTTTGCAGTCGCAACATTAAATTTAATTTTTTTAAGATTCATTTTTTCATTCCTCCAATTTAATTTTATTTCTGTTTAAGTGCTATTTGGTTTATTCACTTCTAATAAAGTCATACATGCCATCTAATAAATCTAATAAGTGTACGGCCTCATGTCTTTCTAAAAGTTCATTGGATAGTTCTTCATGCTTTTCATTAAATTCAATTCCCTGGTCTCTTAAAGTGTATAAGAGTGACATGTAAATCATTTCAATTTGTTCTTTTTGGTAGTTCATGTTGGCTTCTCCTTTTTGACTTGCCATCATCAGATAGTGAATAGTCATTTCATTATGACAAGGGAGCATCCCCTTGTTTCGGCTTATTACAATTTAATTTATTATTAGAAATTCATTTGTTAATCTTAGATACTGTCTTTTAAGATTGCGTAATTCTTTAGCTAGTTTATTGTAGTTACTCTTTGGATTGAAGTAAGAAAAACCTGCCTTTTCCGACTTTTGCATACGGTTATATAAATCTGTAGCCTTTTCTATGATTTGATTTTCAGTCATTGTGTTCATTTCTTTTTATTCCTCCCTAATGAAATGTTGTTTTTATCTTGTTAATCTTAAAATACCTTCTTCAAAAACTCTGTATTCAAAATGACTATTATCAGTATTTAAAATATGCTTAAATTTCCCTAACTTAATTGGTTCAAAAAAATCAGATGTGAAGTGCATAATATTATCATCAACAATTTTTCTTACTGTCCATTTTGGTGTATATTCATCTTTTGATTCATGCCAAAACACTTTATCTCCGTTTGGTGTAATATCAAACATATCTCTTTCTAATCCCCTATATAGTTTTTTCATTTTTCCTTCCTCATTTCTCAATAAATTTATAGATTTATTTATTTAATATTTGTCGATCAAGTTTCAATTGCTTATCTTAATTACTATTATACATTGTTAAATAATGAAAGTCAACAATATTAACTACATTATTTTATTTAATATTTAAAACTCCTTTTGTATCTCTTCGACTTCATGTAGGAAAAATTTGTAATTACAGAACACAATGCCTTTCAGAAACTCTTTACTTACTTCAAATGGCCTACTGTCCCTCTCCCTTAAATATATGCTACTTGGACTACACATGATGGCAAAATCAAGAGAATCAAAATTTTGGATAGTAACACATTTTTCTTGTAAGAAATCTACAATTTCTTGGACACTCATGTCTTGAATGATCATTTTAACTCTCCTTTGCAATAACATTTTTTATTTATGATGTTAATTTTAATAATTCTTCTGTTTTCATAATGTAGTATGATGCATTTTTCATGACATTGTTATATGAGCTTTCCCCCTCAAAACCATTAATAACCTCTTTTTCCTCTGCTGTCATATCGCTATATTTAACTTTTCCATAAGATGGAGGAAGCCAGCCTTTTCTTTGTGATCCAAATAAATTAAATTTATGTAATAGTTCTAAGCATTTGAATTCCAAATGGCATGTACCTTTTTTATAAAAAGTGACATAGAAGTATTTTAAATCTATTTTCTTTGTTTCCTGATAATGTTCAGCCATTTTAAGAGTGTCTGTCATGTCAATTTCTTCCGTTTGTCCTGCATCGAGATAATTAAATACTTTCTCAATATCCTTCAACTTATCTAGCACTGTATAGTCTGTAGGTCGGTACTGACGATCAAACCAACCATTAAATCCATTCAATGGAATAATGACTTTTTTATTTATTTTCCATGCCTTATTAGTTTTCCAACCATTATAAAGATGCACGTTCTTTGAGCTTTCATCATAGTAATGCTTATATGAAAATTCATCAAATAGGTTAAGAATTGTATCTTCTACACCTTTTACCATTTCTTTATTTAACTGAACCCTTATAGAATAAATGTTATAGAAAGAAAAATCATAGTCCTTTAATTCATTTACATATTGCAGATACTTTTGTTTTAAATTGCTTGTAAAAAGTGACATAAATTGATCATTACTAAATAATGTAGTCCAATATTTAAGTCTAATTTGCTTTATATAGGCATTTTCTAAACTGCTTCCCTCGTTATCTTCATATTCTAATCCTAATTTTAAAACTGGTCTATTATCGTCTGTGAAGCTTCTTAGCATTAAAGGCTTAAGACTGTTGTACTCTTCTATGAGTTTTAAACCTGCTTTTACTTCATAATTATACTGCTGCACAATCCCTTTTATAAAATCGGAATCTATTAAATAATTATTGTTATGAATATTGCTATCGCTATGTATTTCTTCTTGTTTCAGTCTCTCAAGTATAACGCTATTATGAGGGACTTTTTTAACACTCATGTGGACAATTGCTGTTTCTACATCCGTTTTTCTGTCTGCATTAGTAAAAGCATTTTGTATAAATTCAACATTAGCATTATATTCATCCAATTTTTGAATGAGCTCTTTCCTTGAATTACTATATGGATTTTTCAAAGTCTCTCCATTAATTAAGAAAACCAATTGACATGACTTCATTTGATTTTCTGCTAATTTTATAGCATGTAAAGCATGTCTATCACCTTGGGAAAATGGAAAATTTGCTACTATACAATCATAGGATTTATATGTTTGGAAATGTAAAAAGTCATCTGCTACAACTCTATAGCCTTTTCCTTTGAGTATATGTATTAAGTTGGTGTCTATTTCAATTAAGTCCACATCATATTTTTTAGTGCCTCTATATCTTTGAGTATATTCAAATTGCTTCATAATACCTTCGACAAGATCACCACCTCCCGCACTTGGTTCGAGACAAGTTTGAACTTTAGACCACTCGATTTTACTCAACATCATTCTTTGCAGTGCCTTTGGTGTAGGAAAGAAATCTGGGTTATCTTTAAACATATTATTACCTCCTATAATAATTAGGATTTTTTGTCATAAGTAGAAATCCTTTTAAAACTGCTACAAAATTAGAATGACGGACTATAGGTGTTTACAACTGGGGTTAATCCCTGCTGCTCAAAATGATTAAGTATCTCATCATACTGCTTGTTGTCACATGAATGGTACTTATTTCTTGTTATTCTAATCCCGTTCTTTTCTTCTACATGGTTAAGTGCTGTTTCAGGCAAGTTGTGCCAACCCTTATATACCAACAATTCAGAATAGAAGTGTTTATAATGAAGTTTTCTTTTATTCTCCGGTTTAAAAGTCAATTTAACAGCATTGTCGTATTGTGCATATTTTGTGTTTGTTACACTGTCAAATGTTATCCTGTTTGCTACAATTGACCCCCAATCAGATATATAGAATAGTGTTAGCTTTTCACCTTCTTGGATGTCGGCATTACTAAATTGATCTTGTATTCCGTCTACTTCTTGCAAAAGTTTATACATACTAACTTTTAATTCTTCAATCTCTAGTTGTTGAATAACCCTCTTTGTAAATAAAAGTCCATATTCATTTAATTTATATTTAACAGCTTCTTTATAGTCTTTCCAGTTCTCGTTCTTCCATGTGTCCACTATATCCAATTTATCAATTATACTTGTGGAAATATCTTCTAATTGGTCAGCCTGTAATTTCAATTCTTCCAATTCTTCTTTACTCAATACTTGATCAACTGTTATAGACTTTTCAATCTTTGCATTATCTGTTAATCCTATATAACGTGCATAAGAATGTCCTTGAGCATCTACAACAAACTGTAATTCGTTATTAAAATAAACTGCTACACCATATAAATTCCATTTTACAGTTTTCTTTTCTAAATCATCCATGTTATAAAAATCAGTCATTGAGTTTATTCTATTATCTTCCGTAAAGCTGCCACCAGTATTGGCTAGAAAATCAAAATCATTTAAAAGCATGTTTGAAAAGTTTACTAATGCTTCTATATTGTTAAAATGTACTTCTTTTGTAATTTTAACATCTTCTAATGAATATTTACCTTTGCCTACCTCTTCCTTGTATTGGTCAAGTTTGCAATTTTTATTATGGTCTGCGAATTCAGATCCAATTACAAAATATTGGGCATTTTCTTTTAGTTCCTTAACTTCAATGCTATTGTAGATGTTTTCAATTTGTTTCTTTTTATATTCTGCGTTTTTTATTTCTTGTTGCTTCATGTGTTTTTGAAATTCCCGCTCTTTTCTTTCTTCTTCAGCTTTTTCAAATTCAGCTAGTTTATAATTAAATTCTTGCATATCTTTTTGAATTTCTTCTGTTATTTCTGTTTGGCTATAGTCCCAAGCAATTTCTACATAGCCGAAAAAGTTATAACTACCTGCGTAGTCAGTGTATGGATCAGCAGGATCATAGCAATGATTATAAGCATTTAGAAGGCTACTACAATATTCTTTAATTGCGTTTAGATAAGTTGAATCTCTTTCAAATGGACTTGATTTAATAGTAAAATTAATTTTTCCGTAATAAGGAACTGTAACAGAAAATTTGCACTGTGGAAATCTCTTTCTAATATGAGTACGAATTTCTTTTGCTATTACTTTACATTCCTGATCTTTTTGTTCTTGTGTTAATTCAATATCAGTCCATTGTGTAGCATCCCAAAGCTTCAAAGTTTCTTTTTTAGCTTTTTTCTTTTCTATTTTTGTTGGTGTTGTAACCTCCTCATTATTCGTTAAGCTATTAGCAACCTGGAAAGTTTTTTCGCTTTGCTTCGCATACCAGCAATTTTTAAAACTAGAATATCTAAATTTGTTTGCCTTTAAATTTTCTCTAACTTCTTTCACAGGTTTAGCATTAAAATATAATTCAATCCCATTTAGTTCCTCATTAATCTTCATAGCTACTGACATTCCGAACACTCCTCAATAAATATGTATTTATTTAACTTGATTATATTGTATCAATTTATTTAATATATGTCAATGAAATTTCGTTTAATTTATTAAATAATTATATATATTATTTTTATGATTTTTGTTGACATTTATTAAATAAAATATTATAATATGTATAAGAAATCAGATAAACAAACAAAATATACTTAAAAAAGGAGTTTGATTAATATGATTAAAAAGATGATTAAGTCGGCATTGACTGTGGTTAGTATCACAAGTATGGCAGGTAATGTGTTTTTTAACAATAATGAAGAATTTGATGTGATTGAAAAGAATGGTCACATGGTTCTAGATAGAGAGCATCAAAAGGAAAGTCAAAGTGCTATTGTATGTGACATAGTGAGTCATGACAGTGTAGGATTTGAATATGATAATCAATGGAGAGTATGTCAAAACAGTCATGATTATACGGATTATGTAATCATAGAGAATGAAAAGGGAATGAATGAGGGTGATAAATATATAGTTGAGTTAGAACATGATGACTTAGTGGGAATGGAAAAGGGAATGAATAAAATAAAATAATACTGAAAGGATAGAGATTAATGAGTCTGAACAATGAAGAAAAAGAATATTTGATTACACTATTGCAAAAGGATAGAGATGATGCCAGGAAAGACATTGACGCTGGTGCTCCGTTAGCTAGGATAGATTATAATATTGTAGCAAGTATATTGAATAAGATTGATAAGTGAGTGGCTTTATAGTCACTCTTTTTTAATGGAATAAAAACAAAAAAATACAGGCATAATTGATACGCCTGTAAGATTACTTTGTATTATCTTTTACTTTAATAAACTTATTGGTGATCATTAGTAGTAAGGATATTGTCATTATAACATCAGTTACTGTCTGTAGAGTGCTGCCAAATGGATAGTCACGTACTAATAGGTAACCAATAATAACAATGATGAATAAGTGATCAGAATACCTTTTGAGTAATTGCATAAGCATATTGGAAAGTATATAATATTAATGAGTAGGAAGGAAAGAGTTTAACCTTTCTCCTTCCTAGGTGATACAGAAAGTTACTTCTTCCGTTTAGACTTACGCTTGGGAGAGCGTTTGGAATGAGTAACTTTCTTTTTCTTTTTAGGCTTAATCTTTTCAGTGATGCTAAGTATCTTTTCTATGATGGTAAGTATGGATGCGATTAAGCCTAAGATTATCACCAACTCATTAATATCGTCTTTCACCTTTTCAACTCCTTTCGTAATGGATTAACTATATTATAACATAGAATAATAGAAATGTTAATAGGTTGACAGTATTAATTTATTTTATATTTGTTGGGTAGGTGGAATCTTGCAGGCTCCATTGTAGGTAGGAATCTTATGTGAGGGAAATTTTGTATGATGAGAGTGTGATGGATGGGATAGGATGGGAAATGGGATGTGTGGAGAGATGAAATTTATGATAAGTAAATCTTATAGCAGAGTGGATAGGTGATAAGAAGTAGTTATAGAAGAGTTGACGGTGAAATTCACTGTTATATGCGATTTTACAAGAAAACAGATAAAATATGAAATTAGTGGTATGCCCAGTGGTCTCCTACCGTATATCTGGTAAAAATTTACAATGATCAAATTTTCATGTGAAAAAGTTAGCAGCAAAGTTAAGTTATAGATAATGAATATTAGATGCAAGTTAAGTTGGTAAATAAAGGTATCCGGGGGTATAAAAACATCTACAAAACAGAACAAGTGTGCGTATAACGGCCTAACTGCTCTACTTCCGCACCTACTTAATTTTTAGAACGAAATGTTTTTCATCTTCCCTAATTTTCATCAAAATCGCCACTTTTGCATCGTAAATTGAATCGTAAAACCCTTATAAATAAATCTATCCCCTATCATTCCAAATCACTTCAATCTCCCATATCTACTTTTTCACCTTCAACTATCCCTATAAATCAACGTTTTAACGATGTACTCGATCATCCATAGTTTCATTAACTCTAACATGCTGCTAATTATCCCTATAAATCAACATATCCAGTGTCAAATACCAGTACCTTACGATTAACGTTTATCGTACCTATAATAAAAATAAAAAAGCCAGTCGAAATGACTGACCCAAAATTATTTATTTAATAAATCCATTTTTACAAATTATTTTTGGATAGCCATTAATACCTATCTTATACTCTTCCTTAATTTTTTTATTAAGCTGCACCACATCTAAATCATATTTACTAACTACCTCACCTATAATCATTTTTAAATTATTTTCTCTAAATCCTTCTGTTGACTGAATATCCTCTTTGATTAAATTGTTTGTAGTCCATCCCTTTTCTTTAATCTGCTTCATAATAACCTTTTCAAATAAACTAGACAATTCTCTTTGCTGCTCAGTTAGTTCCCTTTGTTTTCTCTTTGGATAAACTCTATTTGCCTCTGAATACCCAACTGTCCGTAGTAACATTTCATAACCAAATGACTTCATGTTCATATTATTCTCTTTAAACTCTATAGCCTTTTTTTCACCAAATTCAAAATGTCTTGATTCCTCATATTTAGGAATACCAAAAAATGAGATATGTTTTGCATTCTTCTTTCCAATAGCTCTTTCAACATCTTCTAAAAATTCAATTGGAACATTATCTCTTTCTTTTTTAAACACCAATCCTAGATATACAAATAAAGATAGTGTCTTCATAATCCTCTTATGGTCTTTTAATCCAATTGCATTGGCAATATGTCTCATACTGCAATATACAAGAAATTCAACTTGATCCTCAGTATAATGCTTTGGTGGTAAATTTTCTTTTGCAATAGTATGTAACACAATCAAATCTTTTATGTACGGTTTTATTCTTTCATACAGAGCTTCATGATCATTCTTCAGTGTCCCATCAATTAACAACTCTATGTTTTTTTGTAACTCTGCTCGCTGCTCTTTCTGATCTTCTGTTTCTGCAATATTGATATTAAAACACTTCAATAAAAAATTAAATGCCTTTGTCTTATTGCTTTTTTGTATGTACTCTACAACCTTTCTTAATGTTCCAACTCTGAACTCACAACATTCACTAAAGCATTTATAAATCATCACTGAAGAACCGTCTTTATCCTTCTTTAAAAATATATTGGCAGAAGGACTCTCATCTTCATGGAATATACAAGAAAACTTTTTTGGATCATTTATACCTAAGAACTCAGACATATTATAGTTATTTATGTATTCGACTGCCTCTGTTCTTGTATAAAATGTTATTGGTTTATTATTTCCAATGGCCTCATTAATCCCTTTAAAATCAACGTTTCTTATCATATCGACCCTTTTAGGTACCCCAACTAAGTTATTAATATAAGTTGGGGTACCTAAAACCCTACTTTGCAGATTACCAATGGATAAATTTTTATTAATCCTATTATTATCACGTTTTATAGGTATTCTATTATTATAATTTATTACATATAAATCATTTCCACCATAGAATAATCTACTACCATCTTTACATTGTTCATCAACTGGATAATCATTCATTAAATAAAGTAGTGTGTTAGTCATATCATTATAATTATTCATAACTTCTTCAGTAGCAAATACAACTCTAAACCTATGATGATTCTCTGTGTGTGAAAATGAAGTATAAATAAACATTGCAGTATCTTTAAATTCATCTAATGCTTCTTTAATTGTCATTGTCCCATCATCAAAGTCCAAACAAAGTATTTGTTGTGAAGTCCAATTTTCAATTCTTCTTCTTATTTTACCATTTACTTTTTTATTAAAGTATCCAGGAGTAAATGTTTTACCTTTAATTAGCTGGTGAGCCAATTCTTCAGGTGTAATATTTGCAGGGTGATTAATAATCCTGTTTGAGATAATGCCCACCTCCCTTCCATTTGGTTTCTTTTTATATCCAATTGTATCTAACATTAACCTCAAATAATCATCTCCATATAAGTTATTAAAGAAAAAAGGCAGATATTAAATCCACCTTTGTATATGTATTTATTTAATTAATATATTGAATGTCATTTTTATCTTTTATACTTTTTTCAATAAGTTTTCTGATATCCACTTCCTCTTCTGTAAGAGGCTCAACAAACACAAATGGTTTAATTTTATCTGCTTGGAAATTTCTATGGTATAAGTAGTCATTAATAGTTAAATTATTTATGTATTGCATGGCCGCATCAAATTTAACTCTTTTGATATTTTTATAGCTTCCAGATCCACTACCATTGATATTTCTTTTAATAATTGTCCATAATCCTTTTCTGATATACCCGATCTCTTTACTAAACTCTTTTGGATTTGTTGAAATCTCTGGATGTAGAATATGAGCAAAATGTGTAGCCTTCTTTCCAACCAATGCCGCCATTTCCTCTGCCTGAACATCCGTAATTTTTACATGTTTCTTAATCTCTTGTACTTGTTTAAAGGCAAGCTCGGCAGATTTAATGGCAATTTCTTTAGAATCTGCAATATCCTTTTTAGATTCTAACACTTCGTCTTTAATATTTTGCATTTCAATATGAATACTTCTTATTTCCTCTAGCTGCTTTACATTTATATTATTAATCTCTGCTTGATTTTTAATTTGATCATTATGTGAAATTAGCATTTTCATCATTGTTTCAATTGCCTCGCTATTAAACTTATTATTATCCTTGTTCATATTTAAATTCTCCTTTTTTATTTTATATAATTAATTACTGAATTCCAATAAAGTTCTCTTCGCTAAAACCATTATTTCCATCGGCCTTTTCTGCTTGTAACATTTCTTTTAATGTCTTAACACAGTCCTCTAATGCCTTTACTGATTCCATCATTTCTTTTCTAACACTCATATCTGCATAAGCCATTGCACCCTGTAAGTACATTGTTGGTGTGAATTCTTTAATGAACTTTTGTATTATAATTTGTGTTTCAAACATACTGATATGTGCTTCTGATTTAAGTGCTTCTTCTTTTTTTCTTTTTTCATTTAATTTATATTCATCTGAGTTTAAAGTTTCTTGTAGTCTTTGTTTCTCTTCTTCCAGATCACCAATCATCTTCTGTAACTTTCTCTTACCATCTTCATCCATTTTAACTCTACTCTCTAGCTCACTAATTTTATTCTTTATGTAGTCAGGAATCACTTCTTTTTCAATAACCACCTCCTTAATAGCTTCTGATTTGTTATCTAATTCACGTTTCAAGTTTTCATTTTCTTGTTGCAGTTGTTTGATTTTATTGACAAACCCATCTTTGTCTTTTTGTGAATTGGATTCTGATCTGTATTCTTTTGCTTTCGCAACTGTCGTTTTTTCAATTTCCTCACCAAGCACATCAAGCAAAGCACGTTGATTATCTTCCGTTAAATGTGCGAGTTGTTCCCCTGCTGTTGTGCCAAGTTTCCCTTCGCTTACTAAATCTTGGAGTTCAGGGATTAGGTCGTGGAGTTTTAGGATTCGGCGCGTGGTTTTTTCGGATTCCCCGATAGTTTCCGCGATGTCTGCCGTTGTTTTAGATTGGACATTTTGTCCACTCATAGTATGCCGATTCATTCCGTGTCTAACGCCCCAATATTCCCGCAAGAAATTCGCTATTCTGCTTTTCTTTATCGGGTCAGTTTCCGCTTGCCCTCTCCTTTCAACGTTTTCGGCAATCAGTAAATATTCCGCTTCCTGTTCATTCAAATCAGGAATCATTACAACAGGTACTTCCTTCATACCTAAATCCCTTGCAATTCGTAATCGTTGATGACCACTTATTACTGTATAATCCATTGTAATTTTAATAGGGTCACGAATTCCATTTTGTTCAATGCTACGTCTTATCTCATCATATTTTTCGCCTTCAACATCAGTAAAATAGTATCCGTTTTTATGATGTTCTTTTAATTTATTTGTTGATACTACAACCACTTTTCAATTTCCTCCCTTTATTATTTATTTCATATATGTAATAGTAATTAAAACTATGTCAAAAACAAACATCTCCTTATCTATTAAACTTATTATTTTAAAAATACCATATTCATATAAACAAGTCAATATTATTTTATTTAACTTTTATCAAATCTTTTAAGAATGTTCTTCTTGTAGAACTCAAATCAGTCTCAATCGCCTGATGCAAAGCTCCATTTTCACAAACAACAACCAATTTCTCACTAGCTCTTGTCAATGCAGTGTACACTAATTGTTTTGATAGTAGTTTATATGCAACGTAATCCAATGTGAAAAGAACATTCTTGATTCCCATTCCTTGACTTCTGTGTACGGTAATCGCATAACCTAATTCAATCATATTTAAGTCTTGTTGTGAATATATGACTAATCCGTCTATATCTTCAAATTTTATAAGTGCGTTTTTCTCATGTTTATCAATATGAACAATTGTTCCTACTGTACCGTTAAATACACTTACATTAACTAATTTAACATCATCCTCTTCAATTAAATCCTCTACACTATAATCTTTGTATTTAATATATGTTTCTACATCAGGAAAAGTAATAGCATTATAGTTATTTCCGTTATGGATCACCTTATCGTTCTCCAAATAAGAATAACCATTTCTTTCTAGACTGTCTTTTGATGTATCGTTGAATATCTTTTGTAATTCAATATTTAACTTCTTTACACTATTCTCCCCTCTTTGCTTAACAGCAGTGATAATTTGAAAATCGTCAATCCATTCCCTTCCGTGCTTCTTTAACATACTTCTTGCTATGGTCATAATTGTATCAAATATTTTTTCTCTGCTTTTCATTGGGTAAAGAACCATATCTTTGTTCACTCCATATGTTTGTGGGTTGTGCTCATATCGACCATTAATCTTTTCACCATCTCTAATTTTATTGGCGCTGGTCAATATGCCACTCTTTTGTGCTTGCCTATGTACAATAGTTAATTCTTTATTTGGATAGGTCTGTGTCTGAAGTAAATCCTCAAATACACTCCCTAATCCTATAGCTGGCAATTGTCCTGCATCTCCAACTATTATTATTTTTCCTCCATCTGGAATTGCCTTTAAAATACAATTAAACAAATATGTGTTTATCATTGAAGCCTCGTCCACAATCACTATATCATAAGGGAGTTGATTTTCTTCGTTATACATAAACTGTCCATTCTTTGTTACGCCAAGCATTCTATGTATAGTGCTACTTTTTATTCCCTTACTACTAAGAACATTGGCAGCCTTTCCACTTAAAGCGCAGGCATTATAAACTTCATCTGACAATGTTTCAATAATTCCTTTTAAAACTGTGGTCTTCCCTGTTCCACCTTTTCCGTTGATAATCATAACTCCATTCTGATCAGCCATTCTTATTACTTCTTTTTGTTCTTCTGTGTAGGCTATATTTAACTTTTCCTCGATTTCATCAAAGTTTATTTGTCTTTTTGTAGTTTGATAGTTACTATATAGTCTATCCAAATGAAATTTTATATTTTTCTCATAATCAAAGAATCTTTTAAGCGTAAATTTATCATCTTTAAAATAGAATTCCTTTGATTCTGACTTAATGCTTTCTAACTCATTAACAATAATTACAGTATCTATTTTCAACAAGTTTTCTGCTTTTTGAATTAGCGTGTCAACGGGAACCCATGAGTGTCCATCCTTACCTTCATCTTTAATTATGTACTCAAAACATGCTTTTATTCTATTTGGTGAAGTTGGATCGTCACCTCTTTTCATTGCATATTCGTCAACTTTTATAAAACCAAACATATCAACAGCAGTAAGACAGTAGATGTTTTCTTTTATATTTTTAATCAGAGCATCTTGTGTTCCAAAGTGATTAACTAGCCTCTTGAGAGCATTCATTGAAATATCTAAATCGCTTAGTTCAACCAATACTAATTTTAGGTTATCATACATAGACAGCTTTTCTTTAATCTTCAATAGTTTTGCCTCTTTTATTCCTTTCAGTTTTGAAACATCAATTTTATTATGTTTTATTTCATCAACAATCATAGTGTTTGGATATGCTTCAATTAAAATATTAGCGTCTCTTTTAGAAATAACTTGTCGCAAGTATTGCTGTTGGTCTTCTATAGTGCCCAGTTTACGTTCACTCACTTCCACAAAACCGTACCCATCCCCATATTTTTTATGCTTTGTTGGTATCATTGAAAATTCATATTCTTTATTACCCAACAATTGTGGACAGTTTCCAGTTACAACAAAATTATTCCAATCTTTATTGATCTTTACATCTTTATCGGAATCAATTAAATAAAATGAGTACACCCCATACATCGTGTCTGTATTATAAAATAACTCTTTACTAACCCTTGCTTTTACATTTATGATATCACTCATAACTCCGTCTCCTTTTTATTTAATCCCTAAATATTTACTCCACTTTTTATAGATATGCTCAGGTATCCCCTGGACATCGTTTTCCATTTTACTTATGTATGATTTGGATACGCCCAAATATCGTGCGATCTCAGTAGCTTTAATATCTAGGATTACTCGCTTTATCTTCAATTCCTTTCCCTTGGTCATCACATATCCCTCCTTTCAAAAAGTTGATACATTAAATATAATAATTTATTTTATATTTGTCAATTATTATTTAAATAAATTCATGTGATATTTTTAAACGTACGAGAATGCTCTACAATCAATTTTAACTCATCCGAATATAAATACACTCAAAGTTATTTTAAACCTTACATAAAGAATTCTAATACGTTCTAGTATGTTGTTAGTTGATTAGATAAATTATTATAATAAACAAAAGAATAAAGTTTGATATTTTTTTACAAATATTTTACATTTTATAGTTGACATATATTAAATAAATTATTATAATTAAATATGTAATATATAGGAGGAGGTGTGAATTTTGAGAGGGAAATTTAATTTGAGTGAGGTGAAATCCTATTTAGAATGGAAATCTATCAATGGGATCACAAGTGATGAGGAAGATGAGTTGTATATTGATATTCAATGGAATAATAATCTTGAAATACATAGAAAGACAATAAATAACCTTATTAGAGAAATGAGGGATATAAACGAACATGGGTATTAAGGGGGGATAACTGATTGGAGTTTAGCAGCATTGATCATTTAGATGTTTATGTATATAGAGAAAAGAAATATAAAAACGGAAATACTAAGATGAAATGGTGTTTACTAAGTAAAGAATTGGATAATGATTTGAGGCCAGGTGAAGTTGGCAGAGTTAAAGGATCGGAGAAAAATAAAATCAAGAAATTAGAAAATGGTAAATATCAATTCATTAGATTTGATGAAATTCAGACACATATAGTTGATTTTAAATGTAATTATAATATAGATATTATCAAATATGAAATAAATAATAAGTTAGATTATAATTTAAAATATGCTGATGATCGAGTGAAGCTTGTAAAAGCATTGTTAGAAGATAATGATTGGATTTATGATTTAATTTCAACACATAAGATTATTAGAAAGGAGCAAAAAAAGAAAAAAGATTTTTTAGCAGAGGATCAAGCTTTGGATAGAGCTATTGACTATATTTCAGATTACATAAACCATGTAAAATTTAAAAATGAAAAAGATGAGCAGATATACAATGAACTGAGGAAAGAACAAACACTAAAAGAAAAGAAAGATAAAAGGAAAAAGACTTCGAATGACTTTGAAGAGTTGAATAGAGTTATAAACACTATTCAATCTTATCATCACAAGTCCACTAAGAAAAAGCTTGAAAACCGTGGTGATACTGAAACAGTTGGGAATTTAGAGGAAAGAGAAACACACGGGGATTTTATATACCAGGAAGAAATTAGTCAAAGGGTAAAAAGCTCAAAATTTACCTATCATATAGAGGAAATCCCACAAAGTTATTGGGACAAAATGTTTTCTAACCATGAAAATAGTATTCCTTTTTACGACACCTTACAGATAAAGAAATCTGAGTCTCATAATTCATTCCGTCCTAAAGTATTAGAGGCAATTAAAAAAGATGTTGATCGGCTATATAACTATTTGGGGTTAGATATTAAGGATATGAACGAAAGACAGAAGTTTACTGATAAACTAAAGCAAAAAATTGGTGAAAGAGACTATAGGATATTAAGAAGGACATATACTGATCTCAAAGGTGACTATGAACTAAGCAAGAAACTTCTGGTTAATGAGGTAAATTTAAATACATCTAAACACTCAACTGTCTATTCCATTGATTCAGATACTTGGTATGAAAATGAGGCCGGAGAAATAATTGAATTAAGTAGAAACATGGTTTCTATGGGAGATAAAAATACATATATTGGACTTATTTTAAATTATAAGGACTTAAAGGATAAGTATATAGATAAACAAAATTCTGATTGGTGGGCATTGATTAAAGACTTTGAGGAATTGATTAAGGAAGTAAATTTTTCTGAAGAAGAAAGATTTGTGTTGGATGTAATATTTGATGGATACTCACAAAAACAATTAAGAGATTTGTATAAAAGTTTCAATTTAAATTCTCTAAGTAAAAATAAAATAAGCAGATTAATTAATGAACAAATTCCTAGTAAGCTTCTAGATACATATCTTTCTAAAATAGATGATTGGTTATATACAGAAAAAATTCAAGGAAAGTATAAGAAATGTAGCAAATGCGAGGAAATAAAACTAATTAGCAATGAAAGATATTTTGGGAAGGATGCCAGGAATAAAGATGGATTTCAGTCCTTTTGTAAAGAATGCGATAGTTACAGGAAAAAACGGGAATAAAACTCCATAAAAGAGCTATATAGTGAGGAATATTAAATAAATTAATATAAAATAGATGTTTTATTCCCCTGTTTTATATTATTAAAGCTCTAAAGGAGGTGAGGACGATGAAGATGAATCATGAAGAGAGAAGAGAATTATTGGAGTTACTTAGAGTGTTGAAGGATATACATGGGAATGACTTTAAGTTACATAATGAAATTAAGGCAGTTGTTAATTTGTTGCTTGAACAACATGATGTGAAAATGAATCAAGAAAGTAACAATTTATATATTAGACCAAAAACTTCCGAGCAAGTTAGAATAACTATTCCAAAAGACGAAAAAGGATCTGGAACATGGATTCAAAACGGAGAAAGTGGCTTAGAAGCAAAGTACAAGCCTGTGCGAACTAAAGGCTATTTTGATAAATAACTTTGTAAAGAAAAAAGAGGAGGAATTTTATTATGTTGAAGAAAGAAGATCTAGCAAAAAGACTCCAAGAGACTCGCTTAGAAAAAGGACAAAAAATTAATCGTGACGATGCATCTGAACTAATTGATGATGTTCTTGATAGTATTGTTGCATTGACTAAGGAAAGTGGAAAATTGCAATTATATCGCTTCGGAAACTTTGAAGTTAAAGAACGTGCTGCGAGAAAAGGAAGAAACCCTCAAACGAACGAACCAATGGTTATTACGGCACAAAATGCTTTTACATTTTCCCCTGCAAAAGCTGTAAAAGATGCAATAAACAATAAATAAATTATTATATTGTATTTATTGAAGCATCATTCGGGTAGAGTTAATTCTTTACCCGAAAATACACCAAAGGGGTAAATTTATGGACAAACTCTACTTGGCCGATACAAATATCTTACTTGATCATATTGAAGAAGTTGTTCATGGTAAAAAAATTGTACTTATGTCTGCAACCAGAAGAGAGCTTGATAAGCATAAGATTTCACCAAATGAAGAATTAAGTTATAGAGCTAGGAAGGCTAATCGGTTTATCTTCGAAAATATTGTTCTTTTCCATCATGATACTGGCGATTATGATGCGGAATCAATATTAGGAAATGATTACTCTAATGACTTTATGGATAATCGTATCCTTGCTTGTGCAGTTGAAAATAAATATGGGTTAATCACTAACGATTTAAACCTTTATACGAATGCAAAAGCATTTGGAGTTGAAGTACATACTTTTGATGAGTCTGATGATAAAGAGATTGATTATACAGGATATAAAGAAGTATTTATGCTACAGGATGAATACCAAGACTTCTACACAAACAGATTAGATGTAAATGAGTTTGACTTAAATGTTAATGAATACTTAATTATTAGAGACGATTTTACTGGTGAAGTATTGGACGCTTTAAAATATGACGGTCAGTATTATCTTACTGTAAAAGCTAAGTCGATCAATTCTCATAAACTTGGTAAATTTACAGCGAAAGATGTATATCAATCCATAGCTATTGACTCACTAAACTCTAATAAATTTACTTTATTGCACGGAAAGGCTGGCAGTGCAAAAACACTACTAGCTCTGTCTTCTGCAATGAGCCTTATTGAAAAAGGTAAGTACAGTAAGTTAATTGTATTTGCAAACTCCCTTCCAACAAAGAATGCTGCTCAACTAGGACTTTACAAAGGAAGTCTCAGAGAAAAGCTAATGCAGGTATCCATTGGACATATTCTCGCTTCAAAATTTGGAGATTACAACGAGGTTGAGGCAATGATGACTACTGGTGAACTATTAATTCTTCCAATGAGCGATATTCGTGGTTTTGATACAACTGGAATGAATGCCTGTGTAATCATTAGTGAGGCTCAAAATATGGACAAGAATCTAATGAGATTAGCTGTTGAACGTGTTGGCAGTGACAGCAAATTGATTGTTGAAGGCGACTTTAAGCAACAATTAGATCATCATGCTTTTGAAGGACTTAATAACGGCATGAGGCGATTGAGTGAAGTGTTTCGTGGTGAAAAATATTACGGAGAAGTAATGTTGAAGGGAATTTATAGATCAGACATAGCTAAGAAAGCTCAGGAAATGTAAATAAAATTTTAAGGATGCTCAAGGAGGAGAATTATCAATGGCTTCAATCAATATTAAGACTGTATCAGATTTTAAGGGTAAGGGTTATTACAATATGCAGACTCAAACATTTATCAATGAGAAAACAGGTGAAGAGGTCAATTTACCTGATGTATTAGCTGCATTTGCTAAAACCGGAGACGTTATTTCCATTGCAATCAAACATGAAGAATCGACAGAGCAAACTTTAGATGAGTTTAGCGAGGAATAATAAGAGGTGATTGAGTGACGGATGAAATTTTAAAAAGACGTGAAGATGAAAGTTTTACAGATTACCATCTACGCTTATTTGAAAACATGCATGAGTACAAGATTGATAAACTTCAAATAGCTAATTTACTAAATGAAGAATCTGGCAAATCTTATGATGAAAGTAAGTGGAGAAAAGATTACTCTCAATACCTACGCTGGAAAGATTATCTTATTGATAAGAATTTAGATAAAGAAATTGTTGAGAAATACAATGAATTAAAAGTTGAGTCAGAGAAAAAGAAAATCCAATACCAGGATCAAAAACGGGAGTATAGGAAGTATTTGAGACTCGATGCAAGGCTTGAGCATATTATTGATACAGTTACATCAGAGGTTCGTCAACTAAATCAAGATAAGCCTTTAAAGTGGTACAAAAAGTCAGTTGAGTCTAATGCAGATATAGATGGCGTTTTACTCGTATCCGATTGGCACAGAGGACTTTTTACCCTTAACTACTGGAACAGCTTCAATAACGAAGAATTTGATCGCAGGGTTAACATTTTAACAAATAAAGTTATAGAGCATGGTAAGTTTCACGGAATCAACACTTTACATTTATTTCAAATTGGCGATTTAATTCATGGGACTATTCACAGAATCACAAGGATTATGGATACTGAAGATGCTATCCGTTCAACGATGAAAGTTGCAGAAACTTTGTCTGAGATGGTTTCAATATTTGCGAATGAATTTGATCAGGTAAAAGTTTATAGTGCAAGAGGAAATCATGAAAGAGTTTCTTCAAATAAGTCGGAAGAAGTTTCAACTGAAAGCTTTAATGACATTATTCCTTGGTTTATGACTGAAAGATTAAATAAATTTGACAATGTTGAACTTGTAGAGAATAAGGTGGACAGTGAAATTATCGTAGCTGAAATATTAGGCAATACAATATTCGCTGTACATGGGCATCGTGATCGCTTGAATAGTATTGTTTCAGACCTAACTATGATGATTAAGCGATTCCCTGACTATATTTTTTCAGGTCATATACATAAGAATTATGAAAATGAGTCCCATGAGGTTGAGCATGTCGTAAACAGTTCGTTATCTGGTGTAGATGATTATGCCAAAGATATACGTAAAACAAGTAAAGCTGCTCAAAAGTTTATGATATTTACCCAAGCGGGTCGGCTGTGTACATACAATATACAGTTAGGAAATGATACATATGTTCAGTAAGTTAAATAAATACATACAAAACAAATGTTTACATTTATATATTTGGTATCAGGTTAACTTTGTTTTTAAATTAGAAGAGTTAAATAAATACTTGAGAAAAAAGGTAAGATAGTGAACGCTGCTATCCGATGCCTCTGAGTTATAAATACAATAATTTGGAGGTTTAAATATGGAATTTTTACTAGAAGAAGAAAAGAATAGTCTACTAGAAAGAGTAGAGCGAGAATTATTTAAGGATAGAATCATTTATTTGAATGAAGATATTAGTGCATATACAATTTCCAACATCGTCCCACTGATTCATAAGATTAACAAGGATGATGAAGGAGTTGAAATTAAAGATCGTAAACCAATTCACTTGCATGTAACGTCTTACGGAGGATCGGCTTACGATGGCTGGCAAATCGTGAGCACAATCGAGAATTCAAAAACACCTGTCTACACATATGTAGAAGGATATGCTATGAGCATGGGGCTACCTATTTTCTTATCAGGCCATAAACGTCACTTAGGAAAATACGCAAGCCTTCTCTATCATGAATTGCGTGGAGGAGCACATGGTACTCGCCAGGAAGTCAAGCGACTAGATAAGGAGTATGACCGACTACAGAAGTTATATGATGATTATATTATTTCTAAGTCAACTGTAACTCAAGAAATCTTAGACGATCATCAGGACAGAGTTTCAGATTGGTACATTGGTGTAGATGAAGCTGCTAAATACAAAATGTACGATGTAATGATTTAATTGTAAAGTTGGCGTTTCGCTGCCAGAAATGCGAACTATAAAAGTTGGTGTTTCACCACCATTAAGCATGACCGATAAAATACAGGTTTTATGAGAATCCTTAAACTCTCTGTCACTTAAAAAGAACAGTTCAATGTTCGGTAGTGTTAGAGGCTATAAGGATTCTTTAATTTTGTTTGGGAAGTTATGACTGGCATTTGCTGACAACCGAGTTTTTCTCCTCTCCTTTTTCTTAGTTGTCTCAAGTGTCAGTCATAACTTCTCTTTAAGGAGGGGTGGCTATTTGAGTAAGAAAACAAGAAATACAAGACCTCGTAAAGATTGTTTGAAATGTGAGAAATCGTACACTATTGGAAACTACTATACTGCTGATAAAAAATTATTTCCAGATGGTAAGCTCCACATTTGTAAAAAATGTTGCGCAGATATTATGGATGAAAGTCATGAAGGCTTCTTGTCAATATTAAGACTAATTAACAAGCCTTTTCTCCCTAGTATTTTTAAAGGTGATACAGGTGATTATATTAGACAAGTCAATAGTCTACATCAATATGACGGGATGACTTATTCTGATAGTAATTTCGGAGAAATAAATGAAGAAGATGTTTTAGATGACTTAGATATTGATAATGAAGTGAAAATGAGATGGGTTGGTTATGAGGATTTAAAGGATATTAATTTTTTAGAGGAATTCTATAAAGAATTAATATCTACTTATGAATCTAAAACACCAATGCAAAGAAATATCTATAAAAATATGGCAGAAACTCAACTATTAGCAAATAAATCTCGTGCTCAAGGAAAGATTAAGGAGTATCAAGACTTATTAAAGACGATGAGCACACTTATGACTGATGCAAAAATAAAACCTTTACAAGATAGTGGAGAACAAGATGGTGGCCTCAGCACATGGGGGCAATGGATCAAGAAAATAGAGGAAACTGAACCAATACCGGAGCCACTTGAAGAGTTTAGAGATGTCGATGGTATTAATAAATATATATCCAAATGGTTTACCAAGCATTTGAAAAAGGTTTTTGGTGTTGAAGATAACAACGCTATTGATATGGACGAAATTATAAAAAACAACGGTGACTCTTAGTGGCTGGTTATGAAAATTTTCAGGTAAACCGTAATAAATTTACAAAAGGAATTAAGGATATATATATAAAGGAAAAAAATTATAATAACGCAAATGAAATATTAAGTAAAAATGAGAGATTGCGAAATGGATTTAAAAAGTGGACTTCATTTTATAGAGCTAATCCTCATCGTTTTGCTGAAGAATATTTGGGGTTAAAGTTAAAATTATTTCAAAAGATATTATTATTTATGATGTTTCATGTTTCTTCTTTAATGTATTTTGCAGCCAGAGGACAAGGGAAATCTTGGATTATAGCTGTTTTTTGTATTGTTAGAGCTATTTTATATCCTTCAACATTAATAGTTATTGCTTCTGGAACAAAAGGACAGGCCAAACTAATAATAACTCAAAAAATAGAAAAAGAATTGATGAAATTTCCCAACATAGCTAGGGAAATTAAAGAAGTGAGAAGTAGCAATAATCAGGTAGTGGTTGTATTTCAAAATGGTAGCACAATAGAGGCTGTTACTAGTAATGATAATGCTCGTGGATACAGAGCACAAATTTTAATATTAGATGAATTTAGAATGATTAAGGAAGATATATATGATAGAGTTCTAAAACAGTTCTTAAACGTACAACGTCAACCTCCATATTTGGACAATCCAAAATATGAACATTTGTTAGAAGAAAACAAGGAGATTTTTATTAGTTCTGCGTGGTTTAAAAATCACTGGTGTTATGAAAAATTTTCTGCTTTTAAGAATGCGATGTTGGACGGAAAAGATTATTTTACCTGCGCTCTTCCTTATCAATTATCTGTTCATCATGGTCTGTTAAGTTCTAGAAGAGTAGAAAATATGAAGACTGAAGATAACTTCGATCCTATTTCATGGCAAATGGAAATGGAATGTATTTTCTTTGGAGAGTCTGAAAAGGCATTTTTTAAATTTGCTGAGCTGCAAAAGAATAGAGAAATAATAAAGCCATTTTTCCCTACTTCCAACTTGGACTATATAGAAAATAAAACAAAAAGAAGGAAATCCACCAAAATGGAAGGCGAAATACGTCTTATAGGTGTAGACGTTGCAATGATGGGTGGTAATGAAAATGACAATACGATATTTACGTTAATGAGACTTCTTCCGAATGGAGAGTCTTATTTAAGGCATGTGCCGTATATTGAGAAGTTATCTGGACAACATTCTGAAGCGCAAGCAATAAGACTAAAGCAGCTATTTGATGACTTTGAAGCTGACTATGTTGCTATGGATACAAGTGGTAACGGTCTTTCATTATATGATGATTGTGCAAGAATACTTTATGATGAAGATCGTGATATTGAATATCCGGCTTGGTGTGCTTTAAATAATGACGAAATGAAAAAAAGAGCTTTAGATTCAAATGCGCTACCAATAGTTTACTCAATAAAAGTAGTAAAGCAGGAAGTAAATCATAATATGGCAATGAACTTAAGAAGTGATTTTGAAAAAGGAAAAATAAAACTTTTAATAAATGAATTAGACGGAAGAGATTATCTATTAGAAAAACATAATTTAGATGCCAAATCTTCAGAAGAACAAGCATTGTTACTGCAACCTTATCTTCAAACAACTATTCTCATAAATGAAATGGTCAATCTTGAATATGAGATGAGGAATGGTTTTGTAAAATTACAAGAAGTTGGATCGAATCGAAAAGATAGATATTCTAGTTTGAGCTATTGTAATTACTATGCTAGAGAGCTTGAATCAGAATTAAAAAAGAAAAATGACGATTATGATTTTGGATTTTTCTTTAATTAAAAAGGAGGTGGACTTGTGACAGAAAAGGAAGTCTCATATGAATTCAATACTAACTTGTCATCTATAGAATCTCTAATAATGGGAAGCTATTATAATGTAATAAATTATGAACAAGTGAAAAAATGGTTAAAAGACCATATAGCATACAACAAACAATTAAGAAGAACGTCTAACCTCTTATATAGTGAAAATGGAATATATACAAATGTAGTGGATTACTTGGTTTCATTACCAACACTTGATAGAGTTGTTTATAGTTTAAATAGGAATCACAGTCGTTTTAAGAAAAACAAAGATTTATACCTTTTAGCTTTAAGAAAAATGAAGGACAAGTTAATTGCTAGAGATATTCTGCACAAATTAGCAATTAATGGTACTTCATTTTATTATTTTGAGACGACAGAAACTGAGCAATATCCAAAATATATGAACGATACAGAAATAGATAGTATTAGTGAAATAAATACAGAATTTAATTGCTCTGCCATCCCCCTCCCAATAGATTACTGTCGGATTGTTGGAAGAAAAAATTCATCTTATGTTGTGGCATTTGATATGTCCTACTTTGATCAATTTCGTAGCAACGGATTGTCTTTAAAATTAAAAAGGTTCCCAAGGGAAATACGTGATCATTATAGAGCCTATAAGAAAGACTTAAATAAAAAATGGGCAATCCTAGACAACAATAAGACTATTTGTAACAAAATTAAAGCTGGTATTGAAGAAAAATGGGGTAGACCAATTGGACTATCGGCATTTATAGACATGATGTATGATGAGTATTTTGTTGACACAAAAAGGAATATATTAGATGAAATAAATTCTACTATTGTTTATCAAACATTTCCAGAAGGAGAATCAAAAGGAACTTCTTCCTTGACTCAAAAGCAACAAAAGCAACAGCATGATAACATTAGAAATGCTTTGTTTTCAAGAGGTTCGAGAAAGGGTTTAAACTTTTTCTCTGTTGCAGCAGGAACAAAATTAGATAAGATTCAAACAAATGTTGATTTCCTAAAAGTAAAAGGTGAAGATGAGTTAATTAAACGTATAACAACAAATCTTGGCTTTGCAAGTTCAGCGTTAAATGGACAAGATGGAAATCACAGTTCTCAACAGACAAATTTAGAAATGATTTCTGCTGAGATATTTTCTTGGTTAGAACAAATTCAGGAAGAATTTAATAAAGTTATAAATGCTAATTTGATTAAAGATCCAAAAGTTTATGTGGAGCTTTATTATTTGCCGATTACACATGTAAATAGAAAAACTATGGTTGCTAATATGAAAGATTTGTATACACAAGGTAAAGGCAGCTTAAGTGCTTGGATTGCTTCAACTGGATGGAATCCTGATGCTTATTTAGCGTTAATGGATTATGAAATTGAGGAAGGGTTTGATGATAAATACATACCTCATGCCACTTCATTTACTATGTCAGGAAAGACTCCTGGAAGGCCGGAGGATGATACATCAGAGAATGAAAATACAATAAAATCTAAAACATATGGATCTAATAATAACCCAAATAAGATTTGAAGGAGGTGATAATATTTGAAGAGTTCTATCATTGAATTGAATCAGAATAAAAAAATATCAGGGAGAACTTATATAAAATGGGTAATCCATGAGATTCATAATGATAATTCTAATTATAATAAAAATGGAATTACGTGGATTGAATCAAATGTGGTGAATAATTTAGATTCAGTAAAAGGAATGCCTCTATGTGTAGAATTTATAGGATGGGATAAAGATGAGCCATATGGTCATGGGATGACAGATGTAAAAGATGGCAAACCTCTGTTTGAAGATAGTGTAGTTGTTGGTGTAACAGAGAATGGATATTTAGACTCGATCCAAGTGAATGGAGAGTCAAAACGAGTTTTGATTGGAGAAGGTTACATATATAATCAGCGCTATCCCAAATTTGTACAGTGGCTAAAGAGTAAAATGTTTGATGGTGAATTTCCGGAAACATCGGTAGAGATTTCTGCAAAAGATGGTCAGGATGTAATTATCTATGAAGATGGATGGAAAGAAACTGGGCGTATTCCTAAAATTTATGACTACACGGGAGACGCTATTCTTGGAATTGAACCAGCAGATGACTCAGCAGTACTCTTAGAGTTGAATCAGAAAATGAAGGAGGATAAAAAAGTGAAAGAAACTGTTGTTGAATTAAATAATAAAATTGACGAACAGCGCACTGAAATCAACAATCTTAAACGTGATATTGAAACAAAAGACAAATCTATTTCTGAGTTAAATGGAAAAGTAGAGACAAAAGAAACTGAACTTAATTCAATGGTTGAAGAACTAAAAGATGTAAAGAGTAATCTTGAAGCAAAAGAAACCCAATTAAGTGAATTAAATACAAAAAAAGAAGAATTAGAAGTAGAGTTAAATGAATTGAAAAAATTCAAGAAAAATATTGAAGATCAAAAGCTTGTTGGAGAGCTTAACCAAAAACTTACCAACTATTCCGAAGAGGAAAAGTCGGTAGCAAAAGAAAAAATTGAGATGTTCAATAAAGAACCAAAAGAGGAAATGTTGAAAGAAATTATTTCAGATATTAACTCTGCAATTGCACAAAAGATTGTTGAAGGAAGAGTTAAAAAGTCTTCTTCCGAAGCAAATAGTAAAGCTGAAGATATTTACAGTGATATTTATGAAGTTAACTCTGACGAAGAATCTTCAATTGAAGACCTATATTAATACACTGCTTTATTGACAGTTTAATATTTTTTATTTATTAAGGAGGAAAAATTAATGTTTAAATTCGGTACAATTGGTGCTTTCAAACAAGTACGGAACAATCCACGCTGCAAGGCAACCCAAGATCTATATGATGGACAAGTAGTATTACCAAACGATGCCACTGGTGAAGCTCCGTCACCTGCTAGTGCAGAGGAAGCAAAAGGTGATCTCTACGTTGTTGGCAATATCATTGACAAGCCAGAGATTCGTAATAAAGTAGATTTCAAAGTTTTAAAAGGAGAATATGTACGTGCATTTAGACTTGCCGATGTACATGATTTGCCTGTAGAGATTGATCATTTAGTTTTAGGTGTCGACTATGAGAGTGTTTCCAATGGTGACGTTTTGGTTGCTGCTGATGATGGGACAGGTAAATGGGTTAAAGCTGGTGAAGGTGCAGAAGAGTATAAAATAAATCTAGTCGTATTGGAAAAATCTACATTTGGTGATAAAGGTCTTTATTGTACTGTAAAGGCTAATTAATTTGTTAATTAAATTCATACATAATTTTAGGAGGTATTATATTGATGTTTAAAATTGAATTAAATAATGCTCGTAGGGACTCTGATGTTTTTGTGAATACAAAGCTTTCTTCTAAGTCCCCAATTGTTGAAATTTTTAGTGCTGTAGCACTTGGAGAAGATACTGCTAAGTATGGTAAAAAAGTTGATACTGTAATGGGACATGTCAAGGAGCTCGCCTCTAAAGCTGTTCTTGGAGACCCTGTAGCAAAAGCAGAGATTAACACTATTGTTCGCTACGCTATTGAACCTAAATTAATTAAAGCTATTCAACTATTTAATTTCATGGGTACGTTCCGCACAATTGGTTACGATGAACAGCCTATGATGAAAACATATAAGCATGAAGCTATCCGTTCTGGATTCCAAGCATCTCGTGGGGACGTTCCTTTTGCTGCAACAACTTGGAGAGAATACCCTATTGGAACTGGCACAATTTCTTCTGGTTATGCCTTTAATTACCGTGAACTTCAAAGTGGAAATCTTGATAAGGTTGCAGAAGGAATGGAACAAGTTCAGACAGATATGCATAATAAAGCAATGAATTACGTTGTTGTTGAAATGGTAAAAGCTATTAAGAATGCGACAGGAGTTAAATATTTTGCTGAATCTGCTGGAATTGCAAAACAAGCAGTGGATGAAACAATCGCAAAAGTTCGCCGCTTCGGACAACCAGCTATTGCAGGAGACTATTCTGTTGTTTCTCAATTGAATGATTTTGCAGGGTTTAAAGCAGATCCATCTGAAGCAAAGAACACTCATCTAAGCGAGGCAGTAATGGAGGAAATTCGTAGAACTGGATTGTTGACTCATTATAAAGGCTCTGCTGTTGTTGAATTACCAAACCAATATAATCTAACTGAATTGAATGCTGCTGGAGATAACTTTAAAACTTACCTTCCAGAAGGGTTGTTATTCTTTATTCCTCAAGGAGCCGTATCTCCTTTGCAAGTGTTCCAGCGTGGTGGACTTACTTCCATGAGTGGAAATGATATTGTAACAGGAACTGAAATGACTCGTTTCGATCTCGAAATTGGGGCTGGTGTCAGTGAAGGGCGTGAATATGAGATTGGCTTAATTCACGATACTAACTTTGAACTGCCCGCTATTTAACGTTAAATAAATTAATATAATATGGAGGATGATGAAAATTAGTAAGAGACTTAGTACTAATATTGTTCGAGAATTTGTAGAGTCTTTTGGTTATAAGTTACTTACTGAGTTTGAGTCATCCTCTGTAAAGATTAAAGTATCTTGTCCTTTAAACCATGTTTATGAAGTCAAATTTAATAACTTTAAACAGGGTAGAAGATGTAAAGAATGTTCATACTTAGAAAAGGCAAAAAAATTTAAACATTCTTTAGAACATGTGAAAAAAACGTTTTTAGATAATGACTGCATTCCATTGTTTTCAAATTACAAAAATGCTAAAACACCTCTATTATATATGTGCAATTGCGGTAATAAATCAACTATAAGATTTAGTGATTTCCAAAGAGGTAAACGCTGTAAATTATGTATGGGGGAGAGACTATCTGATAGATTCAGATTTTCATATTCTTATGTAGAAAAACTTTTTGAAATAAATGATTGCAAATTGTTGTCAGATAAATACATAAATGGAAAAGAGCATTTAGATTACGTTTGTTCATGTGGCAATAGAGATGTTATTTCATTTGAAAAATTTAAACTTGGGCAAAGATGCTATGAATGTAGGAACAATAAAATAAGTAAATCTTTAAAAGGAAGAAATTTCCCAGAACGTAGAGGCGAAAATCATCCAAACTGGAAATATGATAAATCTGATGAAGATAGAGTAAAAGAAAGAAAGTTTTATGACTATCATCAATGGAGAGAATCGGTATTTGAAAGAGATAATTTCACCTGCCAGTGTTGCAGTAAAGTTGGTCATGAGTTAAACGCACACCATTTAGATGGTTGGAACTGGTGTATTGAGAAAAGGTTAGATGTGGATAATGGGATAACATTATGTAAAATTTGTCATGATGAATTCCATGAAATGTATGGTAAAGGAAACAATACTAAAGAACAATTCATGGAATTTTTGTTCAATAAAAGGAGGAAATTGTTTTGTCTGATTTAAATTTAGATCAAAAAGTGGTTATTAAAAATATGTGTGAATGGGATTTGTTTTTCAAAAGGATAGAATCTCCTGGTGAGGTTAAAATCCCTAAAAAGGGTGTAACTAGACTATCTCGTGGAGAAATTCAGGCTCAAGTATATGCTAATAATACCATGTTATCAGGCTTAGACGGTCAAGGATCTCATGCTAAGTTATACATTGAAGATAAAGATACAAGGGTAATGCTTGGATTTGAAAGTGAAGATGGAAAGCAAGAGCAAGATATTGTTACGCCTGAACGAATTCAAAAAATATTAGCATATAAAACTCAAAAAACTTTTGAAAACAAGATCCAAGAAGAAATAAAACTAGATTCTGAAAAGTTGCTATTGGCTGAAGAAGCTAAGCGTCAAAAATTAAATGATTACGAGAAAATTAGGTTTATTGAAGAATATACAGGGTTTAAGTTTAAAAATTAAGGAGGAGATTCAATGTCTACTCCATTTGAAAAAGTCCAAAATGTTTTCCACTCTAAGTTTCAGAGCAAAATAGAATTGCCAAAAGGACTAGAAGAACAGTTCTTTATAAATGCTATTAGTGAATTTAATGTTGAGCTTTACCCTATAGAGTTTGATGAGTTTACTTTTGAAATTGAAGATAATTTATCTGTTTCCGAAATCAATTTACTAGGCACACTTATGTACAAAGAATATCTTCATAGAGAAAGAGACAAGACTCTTAAATTAAACAATATAGTTGGCAAAGACATTAAGTTGACCGCATTAGGTAATAGCAAATACGCAATGAATAATGCTTACAATGATTTGCAAAAAGAAATATCAAAAATGACAAATAAATTAAAACCAATGAACTTTGATGAATAGGAGGAAATTATATGCCTAAAGAGTGGTATCTATCTGATTCAGATAAATATTTGAGTGGATATGAAAACGAAGAATTTACACTTAATGCCACAAGTGCTTTTGATGAAATCCTCCTTAATTCACCAGAGTCTTATGATGTATTAATCAATGATGTCCCAAACAAAGCCATTATACAAACAAAATCTAGCGATATTGCAAGAAAAATTTTAACCAGGATTGGCGACATTTCTTGTGGAGATATTGTTGATTATAAAAAAAATAAATGGCTTGCTGTTGATTTCGCTGACGACAATAGAATGTACGAATCAAGCATCATTAAGCTATGCAATACCACATTTCATTTAGAGCTAGATAAAACTACTGTTTTATTAAGAGATGAGAACGGCAATCCAATACTTGATAATCATGGCAGACCAATCTATGAAGAAGTTCCAAATACTAAAGATGTTCCTTGTGTAGTTGAAACAAAGTATTACTTTAATAACCGCAATGAACAAATCACACTACCTGAAGATCGGGTAATGATTTCTATTCAGTATCAAGAGGCAAATAATTTAAAAGAAAATGCCGAGTTCAATCTTTATAATTCTCGTTTCTCAATTAAGTTCATTGATTATACCAAAGTAGTAAATGACAAGGGAGTTATGATCATCACTGGTGAAAGGGTGATGAATAAAGATGGGAATGTATAAAAATATACAGGATATCTTGAAAGCAGTACGATTTGATGAAGAGCTTTTAAGGTTGCTTTACTATAAACCCGAAGACTATCTATCTAAAACACTTGACCCTCTTGATGAAAGACTTCCTAATATACTGGATATGGATTTAGGGAAACAGTGGGAAATTAGAGATGAAAGGATAATGGTTACTCCTAAAGACGATGACCTTACGAATAAAAGGATTTGTAGAATATTTGTTTATTTTGGTGACAGATCCCCCCAAAGAGGGAATTACAAAATGGCTGAGCAGGATTTGATTGTAGATGTCATTTGTCATTCTGATTTTGAGAATGGTGATATTAGGTCAACAAGAATCGGTGATAGACTTAACCAGATATTTGCATTAAGTAATGTAACAGGTGTAGGTAAGATGAATTATGTGAGAGGCAGACTGCTTAATAGAGTACCTTCTCAATATGTAGGGTTTCAGCATATCTATTCATTAGGGAGCACAAAAAAGTGAGTTTGAATAATATACTTGGCAGACCTGTCGATGTTCCAGAGGTAGGAAGTGTATTCCCGGTAAAGGTTAAAGATTGGGATATATTTGAAAAAAATGTAAATATTCTTATGTTATCTAAAAAAAGTCTTCCATTAGAGATTGAGAATGATGATATCACACTTCTAGACAGGATTGTATTTGGCCTTAAAGATGAAAGTGTAATTAATTCAATTTGTACGATTTTTAATTTGGTATTCAATACAAAGGGATTTGCGATTACTGGGACGCCAGAAAGCTATTTTCTTTCTGATAGTGAGAACATTTTTATTGAACCTCTACTTTATGACGATATTAGAAGAATAATATTACACCAAAATCTAATATTGGAGCCGAAAATATATAAAGATAAAAGAATGCAAGAATGGGCACAAAAAGCATTGGAAGTCAGAAATAAGGATGCTGCCAATATTACACTAGAAGATATGATTACTACCGTAGCTGTTATATCTGGTAAGCATTATTGGGATATTGAAGAATATACGATGTATCAACTTCAAAGCGAATTTAGAAGGATTAATAAAATAAAACATTATGACACCACTTCCATTATGTTCGCAAATCCTTATGCTACAGATATTAAATTGGATCACTTTGCTGAATATCTTGATTTATATGCTGACCCATATAAAGACCTGTTTAAGAAGAAAGAAAAATTAAATATAACTAAAGCACTTGGAGAATAAAATATTTAGGAGGAAAATCAATGGCAGTTATTGCAGATGTTTTCGAAGTTATCTTAATAGATAATCAAAATGATGTGATTGGTACAACTTCTCTTCAAGATTCAAATATTGATGTGAGTGTACAAGAGCAGGATGTTCGAGGAGGTCGTGGGAATCAGCTCTATGGAGTTCTTCACTCTGATAGGGATATTAATATTGATATGAATGATATCCAGTTTCGTTTTGAATGGTTAGCAAAACAATTCGGACAAGATGTTAAAACTGGAGCAGGAAAAGCCTACGCTATGCCTAAATGGTATCTGGCTACTGAAGATGTTGATAGTACGGTCATTACCTTAGATAAAGAGCCATCTTCTGTCAGTGAAATGGCCATCTATAATGAAAATGGGGAAAGAATTACTGGATTTACAGTGCAAGGCTCGAAAGTGGATCTTACAGACGCAACTCCTACTGTTGCTATTGGTGATGAGGTGGAAGTAAGAACATTTATCTATGATACACCTCCGACTACTCAAGAATTTAAAATTGACAACTCAGTATTCGCTAAGGGGGTCAAGGCTGTCCTTGAAACTGTAGAGGTCGATGAGACTGAGGAAGTAGTTACTCATCAAATTCAATATGAATTCTATAAAGCTGTACCTACTGGAAACTTTACAATTAACACTGCCTCTGAAAGATCAGCGCAAGCACAGGCGACAAACCTTCGTGTTGTCAAGCCAAAAACTTCTACAGAGGTTGGTGTAGTAAAAAGAATTCCTGTTTCCCAATTGCCCTAATCAGCCCCATAGTCTCAAAATAAGCTCCAAGACAGATAGGAGTGTTGCCCTATCTTGGGAATAAGTGAGACGTGGGGTATTCAAGAGGAGGCAGATTTTTATGAGCATCGAGTACATAGTATATAGAAATGGCTCTAAGATTGCAGAGGGGTTAAAGAATAAGTCATATACTGATGATGGTCTTTCCCCTAATACTTCTTATACATACCAAGTAAGTGCATTTGAGAACGGCAAGGAAAGTAGTCTTTCTGATCCTATAACGGTAAAAACAGATTATAGTCATCCAACTGAAGTCAACGTCTCTCCCTCCACTATTTCTATCAATGTAAATGATAAGCGAAAATTGGCTGCTACTGTAATACCATCAACTGCTAAACAAGAAGTTGTTTGGTCAAGTACTAATCCTGATATTGCATCAGTAAGTGCATCAGGAGAAATCCAAGGGTTGTCACCAGGAACCACAGAAATTATTGCAAAGGCAAAAGATGATAATAGTATAGCTGGTAGCACATCTGTCACAGTCATACAACCAGTAACAGGTGTTTCCTTAAATAAAACATCAATTAGTCTAGAAATTGGTAGTAGTGAGAAACTTACTTCAACAGTGCAACCATCGAATGCTTCTAACAAGAAAGTTACTTGGTCATCATCTGCAAATGAAGTTTGTACCGTAAGTAGTGATGGACAGGTAACTGCTGTAGGAGAGGGAGAAGCTACAGTAACAGTAACTACGGATGATGGAAATAAGACTACATCTTGTGTGGTCACTGTAATTGATATTGAGCCAAGTGAGGGTGAGTAGGCGATTGCCCTGCTTGCCTTTTTATTTTTTTAGGAATAAAAGGAGGATTATTTATGAAACTTAAAATTAAAGCTAATCAAATAAAAGGATTTGCAGATTTCCTAATGTCACTTGAACTAAAAGGTACTAAGAGCAGAATGAGAGTACGCTTAGTTAAAATGCTAGATGAAAAATTAGAATCGATTCAACAGGAATATATTGATCATGTAGTAAAAGAACATTGTCAATTAGATGAAGAAGGAAACCCAAAAACTAAGGATGTAAATGGACAGAGGCACTGGGATATCAAGGACGACAAACAAGAAGACTTCAATAAAGATTATTTAGAACTCTGGAATGAAACTCATGTTATCGAGGGTGAAGATAATAAAGTGATGTTTGTATCTGTTAGAGAATCTGTATTGAATTGTGATAAAGCATTTAGTGGACAAGAAGCTCTTATGTTTGATCAATGGTGCGATCTAGTTGAAGCTATGGATGAAGATAATTAAATAAATTTATATTGATGACGAATAGGAGGATGAAAATGGCAAAGAAACCAGCAGAATTAAATATAACTCAAGTTAAAAAAGCTGCAAAAGAAAACCTTAAACAAGAAACATATGAGTTTGAAGAGGACGGTGTCACTAGAGTAATTAGATTCTATCCTGTTTTTTCTGATGGGAAAATTACTGAGCTATTAGAAGAACTTCAAGTGTGTTTAATGCAAGCTAATGAGAAAGAAATTGAAGTGGATGAGAAAACTTTATACAAATATATCTCCTTTCTTTGTATTAAACATTTCACTCATCTAGGGAAAACCATTCCCCACAACAACTTTGTTAAGCAATTGGACTATATGCAAACCTATATTGACTCTGGGTATTATAAATTAATTCTAGAGCAAGTACTGTCTGCAAAAGAGATTAATAAAGTTGTTGAGAGAATTACAGATATTATTGGTCAGTCTATGGCAATTGATAATATCATGCGTAAAGCTAAAAATAAGGCTGAAACAATGGAATTGGAAAACAGAGAGATTTTTGATGAATTAAATAAGATCGGAAGTAAGGCTCACTAGGAGCGTGATATAAATTGAGTAAGGCGATGAGTGTTGCTGAATTAAAGGCTTATATGGATAAAATGGCTAAAGAAGCAATGCTAAAGGGTAATGCCGTCAAAGATACTGTAATTCAAACTGGTCAAAAACATGTTAAAGAAGATGTTTATGATAAGTATGAGCCAAAAGTATATGTAAGATCCGGTGGACTAATGGAGGACTGGGATTACAAAGAAACGTCTGATGGTATTGCCATTTATAGTAATCGAATTGATAAAGAGACTGGTAAAAATATTGGTTATACAATTGAGACAGGTCAGGGATATGATTATGATTTCGAATACTCAGGTGTACCAAGGCCATTTATTGAAGAAGCAAGAAAAGAATTAGCTAGTGATAAAAGAATATTGGCTGATGCTTTAAAGAGAGATTTAAAAAATATGGGCATCAAGACTAATTAGTTTGGAGGTGGGAAATGAGTGAGTAAGAAGTTTCAGCGTGTAAAGTATTTTACAAAAGAGAAAAAAGATAAAATTAATCCTGATAATATTAAGCTCTATGATAAATATTTACGATCATCCACTATAAAAAATAAAGATGTGAAAAATACTACATATAAGGTTTATCAAAATTATATGTCTCATTTTTTAGTTTATCTATCAGAAGAGTGGGATAATGTAGGGCTATATGATGAAGAATTTATGGAAAATGCAGTAGATATTATGGAAGGGTTTATTGGATTTTGCCAAGATGTTTTACACAATAACAAAAAAGTAATAAATACTAAAATTAGTACAGTTAGTTCTTTTTATATGTGGAGCTTAAAGCGTGGATTAATAGACAGACATCCGTTTGACAAAAAGCTTGAAAGAATGAAAGGTGCTAATGATGAAAAAATAAAAGAATCATATTTTCTCACTGAGGATCAGATTAAGGAAATTGAAACAGCCTTACTAGACGAAAAGAGATTTGATTTCCAGGATAGGCTTTTATGGAACATAGCTTTAGATTCAGCAAATAGAGTTGGTGCTATAGCTAGATTAACCATTTCCTCTCTTAATTTAGATGAGATGGTATTTGAAGATATTAGAGAGAAACGTGGAAAGATTGTAGAAGTTGCCTTTGAAGAAGACACTAGAGAGCTTATTCGGCAATGGCTAGAGATGAGAAAAGAAATGGATAATTTAGAGGTAGATTCTTTTTTTGTTACCAGATACAGAAATGAGTGGCAGCCAATGTCATATGGAACCCTACAAGCACGTATAAAGAGAATTGGTCAAGCTATTGGCATTGATGATTTTTACTTTCACACTATAAGAAAAACAAAACTTAACTTACTATATGAACAAACTGGAAATATTGACATGGTGGCTGAGTGGGCGAATCATGAGTCAATTGAGACTAGTAAACGCCACTACATAAAACCTAAATCGAAAGCTGAGTTAAGACGTGAAATGAGAAAGTTGATTAAAGAAAATAAAGAAAAGAATAAAGAAGGTTCACAATAAAATTACACTTTTATTTATCAAATAAATACAAAAAACCTTTTTGAGTTGAGTATCTGAGTTAATCGGATACTCAGTTGAGATTGGTTACGTGTTGAAAATCTAAGGGAATGTAAGCTAATATAAGAGAGAAAATCCGAGATTTTATGAAATAATCCGAAATTAAGGGAAATATAGCGATAAAATATGGTATAATCGAGACAACAAAGGGTAATACTGCACATATACATGTTCTAAGTGGGGTGATGTATATGTGTGACAAGAAAAGTGAGGAGGAGAAAGATATGGCTCTACCAAAAGAACAAATATTAGAGAAAAAGGAGAGTCTTGATATGAAAAAAATTGATGCTATCTTAAAACGGGGAATCAAGCGATACGATAAGGCATTAGCCAAGCTTGCTAAAAATTAATGACCGAAAAACTAACACCTGAAGAGTTACGATATGTCCATCAAAAAATGCTTGATTTGTACGGAGGTCTTCCAGGAGAAAAGGAACCTGGGATGATGGATTATATTTGTGAAAAGCCATTCTTTTTTGGTGCTTATCCTACCTTGTTTGAAAAGGCTGCTGTAATAATGATTGCAATTGCAACCGGTCATTATTTCGTGGATGGAAACAAGCGAACTGCAGCCATGTCTACTTACGTTTTCTTGATGAAAAATGAATTTGAGTTAATTGTATCGGATGATGATCTATTTGAAATGGCAGTGCGTGTGGCTCAAAAAGAAATTAATCAAGAGTCACTAACCCAATGGCTATCGGATAATTCTGTTCAAGTTGATATAAATGAATTATAAAAAACCTCACAAATCAATGTGAGGTTTATTTATTTGGAATGAGTTATATATGAAATAAAGAGCCTGAAATGGCTCTTATTTTTTTTATGAGTTATTTATTTGTCCTTTGGCTTCTTTAGTTAGAATTTCTTCTGCATGTTTTTTTAAAACAGTTATGATGTAATTTTGCAGACTTCTGTTATCTGCTTCAGCTAATTTTTTTAAGTCAGAGTGTAAATCCTTTGGGAACCTTACATTAAACGGAACGATTTCTTTGGCCATTTAATTTCTCCTTTATAAGTGTTAGTACCATCATGATACCATAAACATATTTAAGTTTAAATAAAATTTATGATTGACACATAAGGTTCCAATATGGTACCGTTATGGTATACAAATAATACTATTAAAGGAGACGATGAGGATGACGGCTATTAAAGAATTCGAATTGATTGAGGGGAAGAAGGGTGTAAGAGATAAGTATATTAGCAGAACAGAAGTGCTAGATAGGGTTAAAGAATTAAGCTTACTTCCCTACAAGGATACGGCTACGACAGAGATGGTCGCAGAGTATTATGGAGTACCTAAGTCGACAATAGACGCCTTAGTTTTTGATAATAGAGCTGAATTGGTTGAAGATGGTTATGAGGTGAAAACAGGAAGTAAATTAAAGATATTTAAAGGTTACTTGCCAAAAGAAAGCAACCTCAGTAACAATAACCTTACAAATCAATGTGAGGTAATTTACTTAGAGGAATAAGGATATGTAAAGAGCCGATTGGCTCTTATTTTTTTAATGGAGAGTGCTTATCAAAGTAACTTATTCTGTCAGAAATCTCTTCCATCTCTAAATCTGTAAGAGAGTCATCTAATTCAAAGGTTGGATTTCCATTATTATCCTTAGACAAGAGGATTTTATTATTTCTAACCAGATAACCTACAAATTCGATTAAGTTGTCCCTAGTAGGCTCTTCATATTTTGGAATATCAACTTTGACATAGTTAGGATTTTCTTCAATTGTAAACAATTCTTCTACAGGCATGTCTAATTCTTTGCTAACTGAAATTAAGGTATTTATGTCATATCTTGTTTGATTATCAAATCTACTAATTGTAGGCTCTTTAACACCTACAGCTAATGCAAAATCTTTTTGAGTGGGATACTTATCTTTATATTTTTGCTGAGATAGTATCTTTTTTAATTGAGGTTTGGCAATATATTTAGTTTCGCTCATTTTCACCATCCTAAGTGTTATGCTTCAATTACATATTACTAATCGAGAATTACTTTGTCAATATTGCTTGACTTATAAATTACTTATACGTAATATGGAATTATCGAAACTTGCACATTACATATTTGTAATTTATAGAGGAGGGTGAATAATTACAGAAGGGTTAAGTGTATAAAAAAAGAGCCTATTGGCTCATCTTATTTACTTTCTTTATATTTTTTAAGTGTAGGTGATAATATCTCATGTTGCTTTTTAAGTGCTTCTTCTAATTTCTCTTGATCATCTATTTTAACTGGATTTAGTAGCTGCATTTTTTCATCTAAGGTTAATTCTTCTAATGATTCTCTTATATTAGATTTATGAAATGGATCTTCTTCAAAGACATCAAAAAGTTCGTCAATACACTTCAAGTTTAATGCTTTAGAAATTGCAATCAAATGTACTGACTGATGCTGTTTGTTTCTGTCAAATTTAGAAATTGTCCCTTGTGGAATACCAGTTAATTCTGAAAGCTCAACTTGTGTCATATTTCTTTCTTTTAGTATTTTGCCTAGTCTTGGTACAACAATATAATTAGATTGAATCACTTGCAACCCTCCTTCAATATACAATATACACTAATCTATAAATAATAAGCAAGGCAAAAAAAATATTTGTATAATCTATTGACTATTCCTTATGGAATATATTATAGTTTGTTTAACAGCAAGAATTGGCATGATAATTCTTTAATAAAGGAGAAGATGAAAATGACAGTTATTCAAGAACTTGAATTGATTGAAGGAAAGAAGAATGTGAGAGATAGGTATATTAGCAGAACAGAGGTGTTAGAGAGAGTAAAAGAATTAAGCTTACTTTCTTACAAGGAGACGGCTACGACAGAGATGGTCGCAGAGTATTATGGAGTACCAGAATCAACGATAAGAGCAGTTGTATTTGACCATGAAGAAGAGTTGTTGAGTGATGGTTATAATGTCGTAAAAGGTGATGGCTTAAAGGTTTTAAAAGGTAAGTTGCTTGAAGCAACTAACCTTAGCAGTAAGATTAAATACGCCAGACAGATTGCTATCTTCCCACGTAGAGCTATCCTCAGAGTTGGAATGTTGCTAAGGGATTCAGAAGTAGCCAAGCAAATCAGGACGTACTTACTTAATGTAGAGGAAATCTCGTCTACAGAACAGAAACGAGAAGCTAGGAAATCATCATGGACAAGTGAAGAAGAAATGACAATACTTAACGCAGTTCTTACTAGTGTGAATAATGGTGGCACATTAAATGAAGGATTAATCAAAGCAAGCAAGATGATTAATAAGAAATACTCAACTGTGGCTGGTAGATGGCATTATAAGGTTAGAAACTTCGCTGATAAAGATGTATTAGAAAAAATAAGAAACAATATAGGAAGAAGTAATAAAAAAGAAGTAATCACTCAACCTGATTACCCGAGTATGGAATTAGCCTATCAGATTGATAAAGTTTATCGTGAGAATGGTAAATTAAAAAATGAGGTAGAATCGCTAAGAAAGATGAATAAGCTTATGAAAGAAAAATATCACAAGCTTAAAGAAGAACATAGAATTGTCATGAATGTGATTGGTTCTGCTATGAAGGCACATACAAGAGATGTATTGAGGCGTGAAATATACAATGGCAAGCGATAATTTGAAATAAAAGAACGTAATTTCATTATTGGTACAAGCAAATATCTCTATCAGGAGGAGATCGTAATGTCAACGATCACAAAAAACAAATACACAGTTTATTCCAGCGTCAAATTATTAATTGCGACTGAAGTTTATGCTCAAAATGAAGAACAGGCATTTACAACGGCACAGATGGAATTAGATGATATGTTAGCGATAAAGAATGTACATATGAGTATGGAACATGTCAATGGAGAAGTAGTCACTCCAAAGGTGTGTGACTTCTTTATAAATGTTGATGATGTGTATGAGAGTGAATGATGATATTTGTTAGAGAATGATTCGTGTATATTATTGAGGAATGTGATGATGAGGATGGTGGCTGGATGGCGATATTGTCTTACATTATTTTCTTAGATATAAACTAATATAAAGTATCCTTTCTTTCCTTCCATATATTTCATACAATGGTATTACATATCAATTATTTTGAGGTGATGTCTGTATGAGAAAAATATTAGTTAGCGCATTAATTTGTTTATTGTTTTTAATTGGATGCTCTAGTGTCAATGGTGTGGATAAAAAGTTATATAATAAAGTTGAAGATTATATTTCCATTATAGTTGCTGCTCATAATGGAAACAGAGATGAGTTTAACGAATTAAATGATGAAATGTATGATTTCATTAACACTAACTTTGACAAGTTTGAAGATGACATTGAAACAGGGAAGTTTATTGCGCATTTTCAGTTATTATATTTATCAGTTGATGATGGGAAAAATTCACTAAAAAAAGAAGAAGAAAATGTGTTTGAAGAAGAATTAGAAATACTAAAGAATCAATATGGAATTAAAGTAGAATAAGAAGTGCTCCTCTCAGCACTTCTTTTCTTATTTTCCATCTTTCTCATCCATACTCGACAAAAATATTATAATTTTCTATCTAATCTCCATTTCCTATTTCTATTGTCGTATAATGGTAGAGTATGGGAGGAGATTATATGGAGACTAAAAAAGACTTAGAAATTAAAAGTCTTTCAGAAGATCTAGATTTTTCTTTTGCTAGTTTAGAACAGGTAGTAAAAAAGCCAATAAAAAATAAAGATGTTTATTTGAAACAATTAAGATTAAGAAAAGAGTTTATAGACTGGACAAAAGACAAATTTTTGTTGTTAAGAGGTTCCGCTCCAAAACATGTCTATAAGAGAGATATCTTCTATTGTAAATTAGGCGTGAATGTAGGATCAGAACAAAAATTAAAAAGACCAGTTGTTGTTTTACAGAATAATAGAGGTAATGCTTCTTCTGAAACTACAATTGTTGCTCCAGTTACTACACACAATAGTTGCGTAATATATGAAGATAAAGGTCTTAAATATTACAAGTTCTTGGACTCTGATGGAAAAGAAATAATAAAAAAGTTAGATTATTATGAAGTACCGCTTGAATTAGAGCCATTTTCAAAAAAGAATATTACTGGCTATATAAACCTTGCACAGATTAGAACGATTAGTAAGAAAAGATTATCAAAAGGCTTTGTTGGAAAAATCACCATTGAAAATGATGAAATCATTAAAGCAGCAGTAATAAAATTACTTTTTGGTTAAAATATGTTGACTTATTGTTATAAAGTATGTATGATAAGGATACAACTATTAATGAGTCCTTGAGCTAAGCTTAAGGCAATTGTTTACTTCAGAGTGGCGGTGCTTATGCATCGCCCTTAATATTATAAAAACAATTTGATCTAATAAGACTAGAAAATAATAAATGCTTTTAGACATTTTCGAATCTCTAAAAGTTGAATTTAAAACATTAGAGAGTCTTTCTTCGGAAAGGTTTTCTACTTTTATTAATATGAATGTAGATAGCACATGAGATAGGTTATGGCCTATAGTGAGTCGTGTGAGAAGGAGACACAAGTAAATGTGTCTCCTTGGTGCGTTATTAGTCGAGGATATCCAATGCAAGTAGGGATGCCCTTTAATATTTTATTAACAAATATAAAATAAATAATACCTAAAGAGTGTCATATTTTATGGCGCTCTTTTTTCATTTGTCTTAGAAAGGGGTGTTAATAAATTTGAGTGATGAATTACAAATAAGGGTTGTTGGTAGCTTAGACTCTAATGCTACACAACAAAAAATCCAACAACAATTAAATAAAATTAAAGATACAGCTATCGAACTAAAGATTGACAACAAAGCTTTGTCTATAATAAAAGAATTCAATGATGGATTTAAACAACTTGAAAAAACTGCAAAGAACAGTGGCAAAGTCATTGAAGAAGCAATTATGCCTGACGGCACTAAAGTAAAACGAACTTTCTTTGATGGATTAGATAAAGAATTTGCTGAGACAACCACAAAAGCAAAAAACATGGGTAAGACCATGACCGATTCTTTTGGTAATGCTAAAACTACAGTTGATCAATTAAGAGAAGGATTTAGTAAATTAATAAGAGAAAGCGAAAGGTTTAATGCCTCTCAACAAAAAATATCTGGAACAATCCAAGCACAAAATGATTTGGGTAATAGAAAGATTAAGATTAGCACAGATCATAATGGTGATGTTAGAGGATATAACGTTACACAGGATCATAAAAAAGAATTAGATTTAATTGAGCAAATGGCAAGAGCGAGAGAGAAATCTGCTCTCAGAGTTCAAGCTGAAGAAAGGAAATTATTAGAAAATCAACAAAAGCAGATAGGGATAAATGAGCAGATAACAAGAGAATTAAGAGAGCAATTAGAATTAAAGAAAAGACAAGCGCAAATAAATGTATCGAATTTAGAAAGACGATTCTCCGGTAACATTCCAAGAGAAACACAAGATTCATTAAATAAATATATAGATAGCTATAAAAATTTAAATGAAATGACTCCAAATGTTCAAAGCAAAATGAAAAATTTGGATATGACTTATAAAGAACTATCTGAAACAGTAAAGACTGCCGGAAATAAGACAGTTAGTTTTGGTGAACAATTAGCGATAGCTTTTAATCGTATTCCGATATGGATGGTTGGAATGGGTTCTTTCTACGGCGCAATTACAAAAGTAAAAGACGCTATTTCTCAAATTATAGAAATTGACTCTCAATTAACTGTATTAAAAAGGGTTTCTAATGGTCAAATAGATATCAACAATGCTCTAGAAGAAAGCATACGTCTTGCAGAACAGTTAGGGAACCGTATTGCTGACATCAATGAGGGTATGATTTCGTTTGCGAGACAAGGGTTTCGTGGCGATGAATTAAATATGATGACTGAATATTCGGTATTGATGAGTAATATCAGTGACATGAGTGTTGATGATTCAGCATCAGCTTTAACTGCGGCCTTAAAGGGCTTTAATATGGAGGCAGAACGTGGGATTCATGTGGTTAACGCTCTCAACGAAGTGGATAAATTTTGTCCCTTATGTTAGTAATAGCATAAGCAAACTCCGAATATGCTGGAAAGCCGTCATACAGCTTTTAGTAGTAGTCATTTTTGGAAACTTAATTGACATCTAAAAATCTAAAAGACAAGGTGGCAATCAGCAGAGATAGCCCTAAGTCAAGTACATTGATAAGGGAAGCTCTCAGAGACTATCAAGGAGCATCCTTTGAGGATGATGGTATAGTCCAGTCCCCCTCTTTTGAAAGAGTGTTAAAGTATCCCGAAAGGGAGGGTAAAAACGAACAATTATAGCGTGACTACTCAACAGCTTGCTGAATCTATAATGCGATCTGCCGGGGCAGCATCCACATACGGTAAACTTAATGCCGCCTAGTGCAGTAATGCATTAGTGAAAAGTCAGCCATATCGGTGGAACTCTGGAGGCAGACAACACCGAGGAAAGACTATTTTACGATTATGGGTAAATTGTATAAGCATGTATTGACTTGGGAGGTCTTTACATGTTAATTGTTTGTACATATTGTAGCAAGAAATTAAATAAAAAACCATCACAAATCAAAAGAAGTAAAAACCACTTTTGTGATAAAAAGTGTCATAATAAATGGATGAGAGGTAAGACTCGCCCCGAAAAACAAAATAAAGTTAAGCATAATTGCCATCAATGTGATAAACCTATGGAAGTTGAGAATTATAAGTATAAACGATTTTTAAATGGGGAAATAAAAAATCTATTTTGCAATAAAAATTGTTTAGCAGATTGGCAAAGAGTAAATTTTAAGGGTGAGAAAAGCTCCAAATTTAACAGGATAACAAAGAAATGCGGATTTTGTGATGAGGAGTATAGTATTCCTAAAAGCAGAGAAAATACGTCTAAATACTGCTCTAATGAATGTCATTCAAATAGTAGAATTGAAGATATTGTTGTAGAATGTAATTATTGTGATTCAATGTTTACAAAAAAGAGAGCACAGATAAAGGATCGTAATTTCTGCTCCAAGAGCTGCTCTTCTAAATGGAATTCTGAAAATAACAACTTACAAGTTGCAAAAGAATGTTTTGCCTGTAATAAAAAATACAAGGTTCATAGAAGCAGAGCTGAATCATCAAAGACGTGCTCTAGGGAATGTCATGGTATTTGGTTGAAAGAATACTATTTCAAAACTGAAAAAGGTAAGCAACATTTAATTAATAATGGGGTTAAATCTCAATTGACTCAAAAACATTCTGATACCAAGCCTGAAAGAATTATAAAAGAGTTATTGATACATAAGAATATCGAATTTATTCCACAACATCTGATGTATGACAAGTTTGTTGTGGATTTTTATTTGCCAAAAGAAAATATAGTAATAGAGGTTTTTGGGGATTACTGGCATGGTAATCCTCTTTTTTATGGCGAATTAGGAACAATGAAGCCATTAACAGAAAAACAGATTAAGCAGAAAAATAAAGACAAAGCAAGGGAAGCATACTTGAAAAAGTGTGGACATGCGTTTTATATATTGTGGGAACATGATATATATAACAATTTAGAAGAAGTAATTGAATTTTTATAACATGCTTATATATTTACCGTAATCGTAAAGTAGAATCCGTAACGACTATGTGTTCATAGTGGTGACATTATGAGCCTACGCTGACCAACCTTTTCTCCCATTATTAAGGTTGAAGATAGAGTCTGAACTACGCCTATAACCTGGAAGTGAAAGCGTAGAGGTAAGCAGAAATGACTTACCCCTTCTATTTAGTAGAAGAGTAACAAATTGGTTAGTTTGGAAAAAAGTATCGGCTATACAACTGCGATAGCTCAAGTTACCCGTGAATCTGGTAAAAAAAATTTGCCCTATATACTAGCAATAGTATATATGCATCCTTTAAATTGCTGGAAACCCCTTAGAGCCTATTAAACTACAACGTAACTGGGAACGGTAAGCGTGAATGTTTGAAAATTAATAGGATTGGGCAATCAGCAGCGAAACCTCAATAACGAGGGACGTTCAACGACTATAATAAGGACATCCTAATGGGATGAAGGGATAGTCTAGACCCTTTAAAATACTGTGAAAACAGGGGTATTTAACGAGTGTCATAGGTAACAGCTTGAAATCCATTTATTCTCGTATCACTAGTATTGATGGTGCGGTTGACCTTCTTAATTCAATTGGAATTTCTGTTAAAGAATCTTCTGGAGAAATGCGCAAAGTAGAAGATATCATTCAAGATTTGAGTTTACAGTGGAGTGGGCTTTCAAAAGAAATGCAGCAGAATCTTGGTCTTCAAATAGCAGGGCGCTATCAACTCAGCCGTTTTCTAATCCTTATGAACCAATATGATGAGGTCTTAGCTTCTACTGAAGCTGCTACCAACTCAGCCGGATCAGCATATAGGGAAAACGCTGAATATTTAAAATCGTATGAGGCTAGGTTAAACACAGTAAGAAACGAATTTACTCAGGCTGCAATTGCAATGCAGAAGTCTTTTGTTGGCGATGGCATAATTGCATTTGTGGAAGTTGGTACTACTTTCTTACAAACTTTAACCAACATCATAAATAAAGTTGGTCTACTTCCATCTGCCTTTGGACTTGCAACAGCAGCTACAATGCTTCTTAATCGTAGTTTCAGAGAAACTGCTATGATTAATGGTATGTATTTTCTTGACTTCTTAAAAAATCTTCCTCAAAACTTAAATAAAGCTACAATTGCCACTGGCGCTATGACAGCAGCAACAAATACCCAGGCTGTAGCTATGAATGTTGCAACTGTTGCAGGAAGAGGATTGGGAACAACAATGACATTTTTAGCGGGCATAGCTCTACCTGTCGCTGCATTCATGGCTTTGGGTACTGCAATATCCTTTGCTACCAGTAAAATTATAGAACATAGACAAGAACAGAAAGATCTTAAAGAAAAGTTTGAAGAAGATACAAAAAAGAATATAGACGCAATCACGAACAACAAAGAGCAGGTAGACGAATTAATTTCATCATATAAAGATTTATCATCTGCGGCCAATGAAAGAAACTTAAATGTTGATGAAGAACAAGAGTATCTTTCTATTCAACAAGAATTAGCTGAATTGTTTCCTGGATTAGTGAAAGAGATAGACAGTAAGGGGCAAGCTCATATAAAGTCTGCTGAAGGAATAGATCAGGAAGTCGAAGCAACAGAGAGGTTACTGTCCCTTGAAAGAGAACGAATAATTAACGAAGCAGAAGATAATTATTCAAAAAGAATTGATTCTCTAAAAGATTATAAGAATGAAATTGATGAACTTGAAAGAAGATTGGAATCACTCTCAGAATCAGAAGAGAAAAACAAGACTCTATGGAAAGATGATCAGATAGCAGAGAATCATAAAAAACTGCGAAATGAATTAGAAAGAGAATTGATATATCAGCAAACTCTTTATGCAAATGCTGCTCAGGGGATTTCATCAGAAGTTGAAAATGTGTTTAGCGCTACTGTCAATTCTATGTCTGGGTTTACTCCTCAATTAGAAAGTGCAATTAATACAATTTTTTCATCTATTGATTTTTCTAGCCAAAAATCTGCTGAAGAAATAAGTAATATTGAAAAACAGATGGCATCATTTGCAAAAGAATTAAATGATGCGTTTAAAGCAGAAGATAGAACAAAATTTAGTCAGATTGCTGATGAATTAAAGGAATTTTTAAGTGCTCAAGGTATGAGTGAGTCTGCTTTAAACGGATTGAATATATCTTATAATGATTTAAAAACAGCAGTTGAGAACTACAAGGACGCAAAAGAAGAGGCAAATAAAATTGATGAAGAAGGAATAGAAAACACTGAAGCTCAAATGGAAGAAAACGCTGAACTTAAAAAGAGCTACGATGATGCAATTGCCAACATAAAATCACTAAACGAAGTAGTTAATGAATTAAATGAAGGTCATGGTTTATCTGCTGATAAAATCGGCTTTTTAATGGAAAATTATGAACATCTTCTTCCATATCTTAATAATGAAACAAAACTGCGTCAAAAAATTCAAGAAGAATTACTCAAAGAAGAAAGAATTGCTAAAAATGTAATGCTCAATAAGCTCTCATATAATGAGCAATTTTATAGGAATACTATTAATGCAAATAATGCCTATGTTAAATCAATGCATAGTAAATATGGAATTGATCTAAAATCATTTAAAAATCTAGCTGAAGCTAAAGCAGCAGTAGAAGGAAAATTACTAAACACTCTTTCTGCAAGCTGGAATTCTTATTACAGTTCAGTAGCTCATGCTTTAGCATCTATTCGAGCAGCAACAGGTGGAATATTTGGTGCAGTAGTTGGCGGAGCAATGCAAGCTTATTCATTTGCTCAAGACTATACGTCATTTATGAAACCGTTGGTAGATTTCAATAACATTTTCCTTGATCAAATTGGAGATCTCACAGACGGAGCAATTGCTAAGAATGGATTATCCGATGCCACTAAAAAGGGAACAAAAGCTCAAAAAGACGCCAATAAAGAATATGAACATTCTATTTATGTATCCGATAAATTCAAGCAAGCTTTAGAAAAACTAAATCTTCAATTAGAAAAACAAAAAGCATTACAAGAGTCTCTTCCTAAGCATTCTAAGAAATATCGTGATGCCCTACAAAAAGAAATTAATTTACTAAAAGAGAAAAATAAATTAATTAAGGATGAACAAAAATCCATAGAAAAGCAAATCAAATCAGGGAAAATTCAACAAAAAGGGATTGTTCAAGTTCCTTCTTCTGGGGTAACTCCAGTATCAACTAAATCAACCAAAGTATCTGGCTACTCAGGTAAGTATGCAAAAGAAATCAGTGCTGCTTCTAAGAAATATGGTGTAGACCCTTATTTAATTGCAGCCATCATAAAACAAGAATCTAACTTTAATCCAAATGCTCGTTCACATGTAGGCGCACAAGGGTTAATGCAATTAATGCCAGCTACAGCTCGTGGTCTAGGTGTTAAAAATGCTTATAATCCTGCTGAAAATATTATGGGTGGAACAAAATATATAGCGCAACAATTGAAAGCATTTGGTGGAGATTTACAAAAAGCGTTAGCTGCTTATAATGCTGGCCCAGGCAATGTTAGAAAATATGGTGGAATCCCTCCATTTAGGGAAACTCAAAATTATGTTAAAAAGATAGTAAGTGACTATAATTCAAAGATAGCCAAGTCTACATCTACTGTTGTTAAAACAGCTACTCAGACTGCTTCACAGAATGTTGCAAGTTATTACTTAAACAACTTCCGTCAGACTTCTAAATTTGGCGATACAGCAGGACGTTCATCAGCACATAAAGGTTTAGACTTTGCTAATGGTAGACAAGGTGATCCAGTTAAGGCTTTGCGTGGTGGTAAGGTAATAACAGCCACATACAGCAATTCTGCCGGATATTGGGTTGTCGTCCAACAAGACGATGGCACTGTTGCAAAATATATGCACATGCAGAAAGGTCTTAATGTTAAAGCAGGACAAACTATTAAGGCTGGACAACAACTAGGTAAAGTTGGCAACACTGGACATTCAACTGGTGCACACTTGCATTTGCAAATTGAACAAGGTGGAAAAGCAATTGACCCACTTCCATATATGAAAGAATTGCAATCAAAACAGTCTAAAGAGGTTGCTCAACAAGCTAAAGATGTGGATGATGCTAGGTCAACATTGAATCAGTTGGAACAGGACTCCTTAGAAATAGAAAAACAACTCCGGCAGTTATACATGGATATAATTGAGAGTCAATTGGCAGAATTCGATAGAATTAAAGAGTCTTATGAAGATGACTTAGCTAAGATTGATCTAATACAAAAACGTGAAGTATCCACTTCTAAACAATGGTTAAATCAACAAGCCAAAAAAGAAGAAATACTAAAAAAGCAAATTGATCAAGAAAAGAAAGCAATTAAGTTTATTGATCAACAAATTAAAGCTAATAAAAATCTAAACAAGGCACAAAAAGCACTTCTTGAAGACCAGTTAACTGATAGATATAAGACATTATCTTCTTTAGAAAGCAATCTTCTTGATGAGCGTATATCAATGGCAGAGACCATTATTGATACATACAAAAAGGGATTGGAAGCTCAAAAGAAAGCTGCTATTGATGCAATTGATGAAATAATTAAAGGAATAAACAAGTCTGCTGACGATGAATCCTACAAAAAGAAACTAGAAAAAGCTCAAAAAGACCGACAAGAAATCCTAGATGAAATTGCAAGCCTTTCTTTAGATGATTCTGATGCAGCAAAGAAAAGAATATCAGAGCTTCAAAAACAACTCCAGGAACAAGAAGAGTCTTTGTTCGAGATGCAAGAAGATAGAGCAAGAGAAGAACGAATTGCAAATCTAGAAGAGCAGAAAGAAGAAATTGAAAATAAATATGATGATCTTCTAAATGATGAGCGTAAATTTAATAAAATGCGTTCAGATATTATCAATTCAAATACTAAGCAAATTCGAAAAGACTTAGACAAGTTTTATGCAGATATTAAAAAGAATACTAAAATTTTAGGGAAATCTATTTCTAATAATCTAATTGATTTAATAAACCAAGCAAACTCTTATATGGGGAATAAAAAGAATAAGCCGATAAAGATTGCTCAAGCCAAAACAGGTGGACTATTGCCATCTTGGGGGCCTGAAGGGAAAGCCATGATTGTTCATGAAGATGAGATGATCTTGAGTAAACCTGATACATCTAATTTCCTAGAAGCAATGAAGGTGTCTGAAGATGTAGTTAGCAGTATTCCTAAGAATCTATTTAGTAACCTTCCTAAGCTACCTAAGATTCCACAAATACAAGCTCCGGTCATTGGCGGAGAACAGAGCAGTACGACAATTAACTATGGTGGCATCACTTTAAGAGTTGATAATTTGAACGGTAATAAAAATGATGCAGAATTTCTTTTACAAGAGTTTGTCAATGGAATTAAAGCAAAAGGTGGACGAATATAAGAGTTTGGAGTCAGTCGAAAGACTGGCTCTTTTTGTTTGAAAGGGTGATTGGTGGGTGATAAGAGAAAGTCTATATTTTTCTTTTGCAGGAAGAAGATCAACTGAGTTTGGAATATACAATGTTAATACTGAAGGTGGATTAATAGGAGAGCCAGTTGTTGCATCAAGAACAATTAATGAAGTATCAGTAAGAAATAACCCTAAACCATATTTTATTGACACAAGTAAAGAACCTAAAAAAATAGCATTAAATTTTTCATTATTAGAAGAGAAAATGACAGATGAATTAGAAAATGAAATTATCAGGTGGTTAGATGTAGATTTTTATCAACCATTATTTTTTAGTGAAAACATTGATCGTGTGTTTTATGCGATGCCAGTTGAAGGAATGGATTTTATCCATAACTGTATTAGACAAGGGTATATCACTCTTACAATGAGATGTGATTCTCCATTTGGGTATAGCCACGATATTACAACACCTTGGTATGAGTTTATAAAAGGTAACCCAACATACAAAGACACCTTAGAGATTGAAAATAGAGGTCATCATTCATTTAAACCGGAAATATGGATTCAAAAGGTTGGAGATGGTAATATCACTATTCATAATCTATCAAATGGCTTAAAGAAAACAAAACTCGCTAATCTAAAAGATGGAGAAGAAGTTTACATTGACTGTGAACATAAAATTATTGAATCAAGTCTCCCAAACATTTGGAGATACGATGATTTTAATGATGAATATTTAGAGATTGTATATGGAAAAAATCTCTTAAAAATAGATGGACAAGCAAAAATTAAATTTAAATACAGATATATTTTTTCATAAAGGAGGAGTGAACATAAGTGAGTTTTTTAACAGAAAAATTAGAGCCACAACGGTTAGAGCTATTCTTAGCAAAACCCAATAAGATAGTTATTGGTAATTTGCATCATATTAAGAATGAACGACTAAAATTAAAGCATGGTGAAGTAAATGAACTTTCCTTCACTCTTCCTTATGAAGTAGTTATGAGAAATAAACTAGCAAGAAATCCACATATAGATAACATTAGAGAAAAGTTCTTCATCAAGATGAAACTTGGTGAAATAGAAGAATGGTTTATTATTACAAAATTAAGCAAGAAAGCCGAGAGCACTGACGATTTAGACGTTCAGTGTTTTTCTTTGGGTTATCAGTTATCTTATCAGAGAATGATTGACTATGTTGGCAAATCACTTAACTGCTTACAGGTACTTACAGATTGTCTAAAAGGAACGTCTTGGGAAGTTGGCTATATTAATCCTGAATTTAATTTAAAACATCGGCAATTTGATGTTTCCAGTAAATCTAAGCTTGAGTTTCTTTATGAAATTGCAGAGACATTTGAGGGCATTGTAAAGTTTGACACTATCAATAGCAAAATAAACATCTATAAAGAGGAAGAAATATCACAACACAAAGGATTCTGGATCGAGGAAGGAAAGTATCTAGAAAATATTGAGAGCATAACTGATGCTGATGAAATTGTCACAAGACTTTTTGTAAAAGGTAGTGATAACTTAACAATAAATAGTGTTAACCCTACTGGACAATCTTATGTTGATGATTTTTCTTATTTTTTATCACCATTTGAAATGGATGAGGATGGAAATATTATCTCCCATAGTGACTTCATGAGCGATGATTTGTGTATTGGAATAATCAATTACAATAAAACGGCATCTTCTCTAAAAGGTGAATTTGCAAAATTATTAGACGAGAAAAAATCAATTCAACTAAGAAAAACTGAAGCAGAAAACAAGCTTAATCAATTAAACCACGAATTAACGCTTATTTTAGATCGTCTTGATGTTGCTAAAAAACTTGGTGAAAATACATCTCAAATTATTTTAGAAAGAGATAGAAAACAAAGTGAAATTAAAAATCAAAAACAGACAATCGAATCTATAAACAAAAGCATTGAATCAGTTGACAAAAAAATTGATGACCTTAAACATCAATTGAATATAGAAAATCATTTAAGTGAAAAGCTTTTATCTGAGTTAACTAATTTTATTCAGGTGGCAGAGTGGTCTGATGACAATCAAATCGACCCAAATGATCTGTATGAAGAAGCCTTAAAACATATTAAGACTGTAAACTCTCCCCCAATTAACATGAAAATTGGACTAGTGAATTTCCTTGAAATGACCACTGAAAGTCATAACTGGAAAAGATTAAATCCTGGTGACATTGTTAAAACAAAACATAAAAAATTAAATATTTGGGTATCAGCTAAAATAGTTGAAATTGAAATAGATTTTGAAAATGCCACAATTGATACTTCTATCTCTAATGTTAAAGAAATAGAGACTGCAAAAAAGAAAATAGAGCGTCTCTTTTACACCGTGGATAGAGTTGATACTGATTACAATGCTCGAAAAACTGATTGGATTAAAATGACTCAAAATTATAATTTGAGAAATGACAGAATCAAAGAAGCTCCTGCCAATCCTCTTAGTTTAAGTGTTTCACATCAAGAAAATGATGATGGATCAGTTAGTCTTGTAGCGAATTGGGCTTATCCAAATTACTCTGAGACAAATAAAAATAAAGATAATATTGATGGATTCATTGTCTATCTTTACTCTGATATAGATGACACACCATATATCTTTGGATCTCGAATGGCTAATGAAACAATTATTCCTGAATTACACTATGACACAAGAACATATACATTCCCTAGTGTTCCCGCAAATAAATTTTACACTGTCGGTGTTAGGGCATATCGAAGGGTAGATCCAGATATAGATATTGAAGAGATATTATTCTCTGATATTTTATCGTCTGGAAATCCATATCAACCTAAAAACACTCCTAATTTTAAAGGTAAAATAAATGGCTCCAATTATTCAGTGGCTCCAGAAGTTGATAAACCTATTAATCCAGACAAAGGAGATATTTGGGTAAATACGGATGATGCTAAAATACGTGTTTGGAACGGAGAAAAATGGAAAGTTGATAATGCTTACCAAGACTCTAAAGACTACACAGATTTAATTGTTGGAAAAACAGAGGAAGAAATACGAAAAAAAGTTGAAGAAGCTCTCAAAGAAGTCGATGAGGCTATGCAGCGTGTCGATGAAGAAATGGAACGTATTGAAAATGAAGTTATACCAGAAATAGAACAGGCAATTAAAGATAGTCATATACCTAGACAGGACTCCCCACCAAACCCAGAAGATCATAAATTATGGATGGACACATCGAAAGAGCCACCTAGATTCATGCAATATGATGAAGAGAAATCTAAATGGGTTTCTGTTGCTCCTACTGAAGATGAGATTAATCAGATAATTGAAGACATGCGTAATAGTGTTGTGCAAGAAAATCGTCAATATACCGAAGAAGAAATACTAGCAGTTAAACAAACTCTTCTTAACCAGTTATACACTGAAATTGGAGATGTTAATTCATCAATATCTGATTTGCGTACTCGGGCTGAAGGTGTAGACGGAACATTGATCACCATGCATCAAGATATTAATAGAATTGACGGTAGTTTAACATCTACAATTAATCAAATCACTAATATTGATGGAGTAATTAGTGAACATACAACCACTTTGCAGCAATATTATGATGCTATTCAAGCTAAGGCTGAAAAGGATGAGGTTTATACTCGGACGCAGACTGATGGATTACTTGGTGATAAGGTGGACTATACAGTCTATAGCAATAAAATGGCATTACTAGATATTGATATTGATGGAATATCTAATAAGGTCAGCAATACCGAAACGAGCATTGATAGTTTAACAGGTGAACTTACTAATGCTACGAGTCAAATTGCCCAATTGAACATTCGAGCTGATGGGATTGTACAGAGCGTGAGTGAGGTTCGGGCTGATTTAGATGGACTGGAGATTGGTGGACGGAATTTATTAAAAGATAGCAAACGGAACATAAACACTACGACATATGACGTCGCAAGTTATAATTTTTCTGAACCGATGGTAGCTGGTGAAACCTATGCCTGTAGCATCATGCTTAAAATAACAAATAGAACGCAAAGGTTTGCGTTATACAATTCAGGTGGAACAGATGGGCTAAGTGGTTGGGTATCTATTCCAAGTGACAAACAAGGGGTTATGTCTCTTTTCACATTCACTTTTACGGGTAAAGAAGTAGGTAGCAATACGTTTTTGAGAGTTTATTCTGGAGTAAATGGAGAAACTGGTCGTACTGAAATCGAATGGATAAAACTCGAAAAAGGCAACAAAGCAACTGATTGGACCCCTGCCCCAGAAGACACAGATGCACGCATCACATCAACCGAAGCATCTATCACAACTTTGGCAGGACAGATTGAACTTAAAGCAAGCCAAATAAGTGCCCTCGACAACCGCATGACTGCTAATGAGTCTAGGATTGATCTATTACCTAATGAGATTAACTTAGCAGTCACCCAAGGGATTGGTCGTCTGAATATTGGTGGAACTAACCTGCAAACAGGAACATCTAACGAGTTTAAAAGTGTGTCTTGGTCTAGCTGGAATGTATACCCCAATGGTTCGACTTCATCTGTTTATATACCTGTAGCACCTGGAGAAGAATATACGGTCAGAACGTATTACAGAAATGTAACTGGAACGGCGCTTGTTGGGATTAGGGTGCTCTGGAGGAGCAGTGATGGAACCATTGTACAGGAATCCCCAAACGGCACTGGTGTAGCGCCCGGGGAAGAGGGATATGCCCAACTAACAACCAAAGCACCTACAGGGGCAGTATATGCGACTCCAGTGTTGCGTAGGTATTCAAACACAGGAACCAGCACAGCGCATTACAAAGATTTCAAGTTTGAAAAAGGAAATAAGGCTACTGATTGGTCACCAGCCCCAGAGGATCAAGTTGATAAAACCAATGTTTTATCATCAATCAATCTATCAAATGAAGGCGTAAAAATCCAAGGTTCTAAAATTGATATTGCAGGATTAGTCACTGTCCTTAACGCAGATGGGACAGCAGGTACATTAATTAATGGAAATAAAATTGTAACAGGTAGCTTAACAGCAAATCGACTAAACGTAAATGAAATATTTGGAAACTCAGCCGTTATCGCTAAGATTCAATCTGACAGCGTATTAACGGCTAATTTGAGTGCCACGAAAATCACAACTGGAACACTCAACGCAGCCAATGTAGCTATTGTGAATTTAAGTGCCTCAAGTATTATTAGTGGAACATTAGATGCTTCTAAAGTTAATGTAGCTAATCTTAATGCAAGTAACATTAAGAGTGGAACATTGACGGCTATAGATATTACTGGCGTAAATATAACTGGTAGCAGATTCGTTTCTCAAGTTAGCTCTACAAATTACACCTTAATTGAAGGAGGATATTTAGAGTCAAGAGGCAGGTTTGTAAGAACCTGGCTAGGAAGCACCAAAACTCATGATATTAAAATGAGATTTGAGAACGGATATTTACGAGCCAGGAATGACACAGAAGATCACTCACTATATTATACTGATTTTGGTATCTCTACATATGCAGATGGTTCTGGCCCAAGTGATGGGGCATCTGGAACATTAGCTTTTCGTGATACTACATATAGTACTGCTCAGGGTGTGACACTTCAATCGTCATCAGGGGTTGTTGCATTAAGGTCAGATAACAATAGGGTCGTATTAGATGCTAATAATACTGTTAGTATTGAGTCATCTCAATACTCTATTTATTTCCGTCCATATCGAGACAGTCGTGCTGGAACAAACGATTTTCGGATGTGGGTAAAAGATAATCCATCCTATAATGGCACAGATGGAGTTCTTTCTTATGGTACTCCATCTGTAGGTCAATCCAGTGGCTTACGATTCACAAAATCAATTGGCGGAGAGCGAATTATCTATGCAACAAATGGTAATGGAGACAAAGGTACTGGTGCTTTCCATGCACCTCAGATGTATGCTAACAATATTGACACTGCTACTGATGATGCAGATACAATTTTGTATATTCGCTCAAACAAAGAAATTAGAGCAACAAAAAGAGGGACTTCTGGTACCAATTCTGTTTTTGTTCCTGTTAGAGCTTCAGCTTTTCCTACTGGTTCAATGGCTAAATATAAACAAGATATACACGAATGGACGGAATCAGCATTAGATAAGATTAAAAACACAACAATTTATGAGTATCGTTTAAAATCCGAAATTGAAGAAGGCGTAGATAGATTGCGCCAAGGATTAGTCATTGGGAGCGGTTATAACACTCCTTCTGGTCTTATTGATGGGGATGGTATAGAGCAATATTTAATGAACACTTGGAATATGAAAGCAATTCAAGAGTTATCAGCCATTCAAGAAAATCAAGAAGACGAGATCAATTACTTAAAAATTGAAATTCAATACTTGAAACAAAAAATAAAACTACTTGAAAACAAAATAAGTTAACATAAAGAGCTGCCAATTTATTGTGGTAGCTCTTTTTTATTATCCGTAGAAAGGAGCATTCCATGAACGAATTTACTATATATAATGATCCGATTTTACCACGAAAAAGAAGTGGTATACCAGGAGACCCTTATAAAAGAATTACTGAGACATTATGGGTTGACAAGGGAATTGCTTATTTAAGTGAGGTTCCAAATCGCTTTGATAGAGTTGTAGTTACTGGAGCGCCTCATCCTCTTTATGAAGTTAACGATGGTGAGTTAACAATAAACACTTACAAGGTTGATTATGTTTATGGAGAGGTATTCTTTCATGAATCTCTAAATAAAAAGAGTCTAACTTTTTCATACCTTGGAACAGGGGTTTTATTGATTCCTGATTCTAGGATTTATCTAACTGATGACAAAAACTATGGGAGTGCAAAAATTAAATTTCAAGACATTGATAGAGGTATATTAGAGCAAAAAAACAGAGTTGATAATTTAATCAGATCAACACCCCAGCCAAGTGAATTAGTTGATGTTAGAACTGATAGAAATGGAAAAGTTTATTCTGTAGCAAAAGACAGAGTTGACGCTGAGCAAAAGAAAATAGAAGATGCTCAAGTTGATCTTAACAATAAGAAATATAACTCTTTAAAAGAAAGAATAGACGCAGGTCAAAAGATAGTACAAGATGCTTTTTTAGCATCAAATAAAGAAACTTTATTTGACAACTTGGATGAAAGGTTAACACATGATTACAACAGCATTCTAAATACTGTGGATACAGAAGTCTCTAATATTCTTAACACATTGAATACAGAAGTATCTAAGTTAAATAAAAAGATAGAAAGAAATGTTAATATTTTAGATTACGGTGCAGTTGGTGATGGAAAAACCAACGATACTAAAGCTATTCAAGATACCACAAGATTGGTAAGCGAAAAGGGTGGTGGAACCATAACATTTCCAAATGGTCATTACATTATAGACGTGGACGAGTTTGTTTTATATTCAAATGTAAAATGGTCATTGTATGATGGGGCTGTTTTAGATGTTACTAATACTCTTTTACGTGCAAAAGCAACAGGGAGAGGTTATGGAAATGGAGTTACAAATTTTAGCATCGAAGGGGGAACAGTCAGAGGTAACTTTGAAAAACTTGCCGCAGGAACAGTGAAACCTTCAAAATTTCTTATGCATCATGCTCAACATCTTAAATTTAGAAATGTATTATTCTATGAAATGGCATATGGTCACGTTTTCGATTTATGTGGGTGTTCGGATGTAATATTTGATGGATGCACTTTCCAAGGAAGATACATACCTCCAGATGAACAAGATTTAGATTACAAAGAATGTATTCAAATTGATCACTCAAGCAATACAGGATTAGGATATACAGATGAATCGGAACATACAGACGGTTTACCAACAAGAAATGTAACTGTTCGGGATTGTCAGTTCTTGCCTATTAAAAAAGGTAATTCAATTGTTTATTATGCTCCTACTCCAATGGGAAACCATAGTCAATTTCCAAAAGCACCTTACAACATTGTCTTTCGTAACAATTATATGGAGTCTGTTAATGCTATCTCGGCTAATGATTGGACTGAGAAATTTCCAGGATGGGTTCATTTTTCCACTGTTCGGGACTTAATTATTGAAAATAATGTTTTCAATAATGTTACAGGTCAACGAGCAAGTGCTTTTACTTGTAGAGACCGTCAAATGCATTTTTCCAATGAACCTAATATTCCTCAAACAACGGAATATGACCAAATCGGTAATATTACATTCCGAGACAATAAAATTATTGGATTCACTGGACAGGGACAGGTGGGAATGGTTGGTATAGTTGGCATAAAGGGGTGGTATGGTTACAAAGAAATCAAAAATATTTATATCACCGGAAATCAGTTCATTGATTGTGGACGGTTGCGTCAGTGGAGAGCGGACGATAAAGCTATTGAGTGTATTGAATTGACGCAAGTTAAAACAGCAAATGTTGATTCAAACTATTTCTATAATGTGGACAGACCTATTTTTACTGGGCCTCCACCCAATAACCAAGACTGGGTTGGGGAAACAAACTTAAAATTCACTAACAACTATGTCGATGAAGTTGGTTATAATACGGCAAATATTTCTCATTTGGGTGGAATTTTAATTATCTCTGGAAACACTTTTAAAAATATTAGCGGCAGCATTAGAGTTGTTGGAGATGCTGGAAAAGTCATTATCCAAAACAACACTATCACAACAAGTAACACAAGAACATTAGATAAGGCAGAGTTATCATCTATTTCTGAGTATTTTAAAGACAAAATATTTTCGTTATCTGGATCAGAAAAAAGAGTGTATTACATCACAGGTAATGTAGGTATTTGTGATAAAAATGTTTGGAGTTATTTAATTTTCATGTCAACTGGAAGTAAGCCAACTTTGCACCAAAATAGTAATTTTGGTGACACAAAAAATAAAGTTAATGTGTAGATTGTTCACATCCAGTTTAGTTCCGCTGAAACTCTGAAATGACCAACTTGACTATTTCCATCGACAAAAGAAGATGATGTGGAGCCGTGAAAATCACTACATTATACAGTGAAGATAAAGAATATGGTGTAGCAATTTGCCTTATACGAAAAAAGTGAAATAAATAAATTCTAACAAAAAGAAGCGCCAATTTGGCACTTCTTTTTTGTGTTTAAAAAATCATGAGGAGGAATAATAAATGACAAATTTTGAAGTACAAGTTACATCAGTAAACATGAGATACTCTGGAGGACAAGTTTCCAGTGTACAAGTACATTTTACTGGGCATGACGAAGAAAGAACAATTAATCTGAATGGTTATATTCCATTAACTTCTGAAGAATATCAAGGAAACGAATCTATCACAAATCTTGAGGCGATGGTAAGACAAAAAGTATCACAACGGTTAATGGAAGGTGTAGAAGAAGATTGATTGTAAAATAAATACATAAACAACCTAATAAAATGTAAGTTTTAATTCAAAGGCTGTGAGGGTTATTCTCATGGCCTTTTTATTTTGCCAATTTCGGAGGAATGAGTATGGATATTGAAGCGATCAATAAAATAGCAGCTTCAGAGGTTGTGTTTGCAGTTCTGTTTATTGCTTTATTTGTGCTTGTTGTAAAGGCGATAGGAAAGTATGTACAGCAACTAAGAGATGACAGTAAACAAATTAGAGAAGAAAGCAAAGAAAGAGAAGAAAAAATTGAAAAGCTTTATGAGGAATATAAAGCAGAAGCTAAAGAGCGTGAACAAGAAGCTAAAGAAAGAGAAAAGAGATTGCTTGACCACTTAGAAAAATCTAATGAAAGCCAAGAGCGCACCTCTCAAACGCTCGAAAAGATTGAAGGAAACTTGAGGCGTGTGGAAGACAGTATTTCAGATGTTTGGAAAAAAATTAAGCAGATTGATGATAAGTAATTTAAAACAATATAGGAGGAATAAGAATGAAAATCACACAGCAATTTTTAACCAAAAACCCTTTTTCTCGACCAGGAAACAAATTAATTGGTGTGCGTGGAGTGGTAATCCACTGGGTTGCAAATCCAAATACAACAGCGTCAGCAAATAGAAATTTCTTTGAAAATCGTAAATTTGGAAAAACAAATTATGGTTCTGCACATTATATTGTTAACTTAAATGGCGATATTATTCAATGCCTACCAGAAAACGAGGTTGGATATCATGTAGGATCGAACACATATACTAGCGCAGCACTTAGAAAACTTTCAAGTTACCCTAATAACTGCACGATTGGTATCGAGTGCACTCACATTGATTGGAACGGAAAAATGAATAGCGCTACATACAATGAGACATTGAAACTAGCTGTTCATTTACTTAAAAAGTATAAGCTTACCGAAAATGATTTGTGGCTTCATAAAACAGTTGTCGGATGGAAACCATGCCATTTATGGTTTGTGAACAATAATGCTGAGTGGGTTAAGTTTAAACGTAAGGCAGGAGAAATGTTGCGTGGGAAGGCTCAGTTGAATCCTGAAGTTAACACAAAAGATATGATTCATCCCGCCCCTAATTCTGACGGTACTTACACAGTGCGCAAAGGAGATACTTTCTGGGGTATTTCTAAACAGTTGGACATTCCAGTAGAGACCATTCAGAAGTTAAATCCTGGGGTTAAGGCAACTGAACTTAAGGTTGGTCAGAAAATTAAAGTTAAAAACACTGGGGGGAATTCTTCTGGATCAGGTTCTAAGCCAGCATCTAAGCCAAACACTACTTCTCCTTCGTCTTCTGCGAGTGGTCGAGTAGAGTCTAAAGTAAATGGACTAAGATTCTACAATAGGCCATCTTGGGATGATAAAGATGTTGTAGGCATTGTAAATAAAGGAGTTGGATTCCCGACAATTGTTAAAAAAGTAAAAGTTGGCAACGGATATCAATATCATGTTAAGAATAGTCGAGGTAACACTTACTATATCACAGCCTCAGATCAGTATGTAAAAGTGGTTGGTGGTGGTAGCTCAAATGCTAAACCGGCAAGTAAGCCTAAACCAACCCCAAAGAAAAAATATGTTCAACTACCAAAAACATCATCCTCTTGGAGAGTGTATCCGACAAATAAATCTCCGGTTAAAGGCAATGAAAAAGGATATTTAAACCCGAAAAAGTTTAATGGTCTTGAGTACCAAGTATTGGGGAATCCACAAAAGGACGTATATACAATCAAGACGGGTGATTTTGGAACTGTAAATATTTATGCAGCACCAAGCACAGGAGCAAAGATTATACAAAAGTAATTTAATAAAATATATTAATATAGGAGTGATATAAATGAAAGTAGAAAAAATGGTTATTATTCGAACATTAGTGTTAGCTTTTGCATTACTGAATCAATCTCTTGTATTATGCGGAATCTCTCCGTTGCCATTTGATGACTCACAAGTGGAGTCTGCAATTGCTATTATTTTTACTGTATTTGCATCTTTATGGGGATGGTGGAAAGATAATGACATTACAAAAAAAGCACGAAAAAATAAAAGTAAAATCAAAGAATTGAATAATGAATCACAATACACATCTGATATTGATTTGTCTACATACCAATCCACATGTGTAGAAAATGATGAGATGATCTGCGCTGAAGTTTCTGATGGTGAGAGATGTAGCTCATGTACTGTGACTTCTGATAGCATACATATAAAAGCTAATAAAATAAAGATTGATCAGTAAGCAATATAAGGAGACATTAGTTTGTCTCCTTTTTTTTTATGTTGTTTAGGTTGTTTTATTAACTCTTAATAAGGAGGATGTAAAGAATGATTAGATTAGGCAGTGGATACTTAGGTAGCCCAAGCTTGATGAACAGTGAGGGAGGAAGCTTTCAAGTAATCCCAAACCCTCCTGAAAACTGGAGCATGAAATACAATTTCTACAAATTTGAATTTGCTTGTCCTAACATTCAAGAAGTGACTGTAGAAATCAACGAAGGTGAACCAATTTGTTTAGGAAATGGATATTTCACAACAGAATATTATGACGCACCAATTTGGAGTTTTGTTGTAGTTGATCCTGGTGTTGATTTTTATTGGTACGGAGCATATTAAAAGGAGGCTAATGAAAATATGGGATTCACAAAAGGATTTCATCAGAGAGGTAGTGGCGGTGGTGGCTCCAACATTGAATTATCTGACTCAGTAAATAGTTCAAGCACAACAACTGCTGCATCATCTTTTGCTGTTAAAACTGTAAATGATAAAGTGTCAGGTAAAGCTGATATTATTCATAATCATAATGATACTTACTATCAAAAGTCAGAGATTGATAATAGTATAAATACACTTGCCAATTCACTATATACAGTCAAAGCAAACGAAGGAGACGAGCCGAGCTATTTATCTAATAAAGTTGATAATGTGACGCTGACGTTTGAAGGTTCAGAATTAAGGGTTAAGCACGTTGATGGCTTGACGATTGGTGTAGCAGACATAAGCCGATGGTTAAGTGGCACATCCAAAAATATACAGTCGCAGATAGACGGAATCAATGAGAGTCTACTCGCACTCACAGCGGGCATGGAATATCTCGGCAAGATTGGAACATATGCGGATTTGGAATCGGTCGGCAACAAGAAAAACGGAAACTTAGTCGTAGTACTTGCGGATGAAAGCCGTTCAGGTGGGCGGAGTATGTACGTCTATTCCGAAGATAAGGGCATGTGGGAGTTTATTGGGGAATTCACGTTTACGGACGAATTTCTTGCGTTGAAGGACACACCTACAAGTTACGAAGGTGCTGACGGTAAAGTTGTCAAAGTGGCTGGTGAAAGACTTGTATTTGGAGATGTAGATTACGGTAATTTATTGAATAAGCCAAAAAGCACAATTACTCAGATTGATGATTCGGTAGCAAAGAAGCATGAACACTCTAATTTACAATTACTAGAAACTTATACACAAACAAATGTAGACCTAATTAAAGCGGTCACCGATTCACATGTGCACCCTAATAAATCCAGCCTAGATAGACTAGGTATTAATGCAAGCAATAAACTAACAATTGATGGTTCAGAACCTCAAAAGAGCTATTTTTCTGGCTACGTTGATGTTAATCAAACTGTTGGGATGAATGAGTTAATTAAATTTAAAAATAGTCATTCAAGAAACATAGGTTATGATTCTGATACGGGTGTATTTACCTTAGAAATAGGTAAAACGTACTACTATGTTGTTAATATGTCTGCTGATGTTAGAGAGCGTTCAGTATTCCGCCTAGTAAAAGCTGCTACTAAGTCAGGTATATATCCCTTAGCAGAAATCACTTCTAAGCACAACACAGATAATAAAATGTCTTCTGGATCACTGTCTGGAATAGTTACTCCTAGTGATGTGACGGAGTATGGAATAGCCTTTGAACCAGGAAGGAGTTCTTCTAAAGATCAAAATATGACAGTTAATAGGGAGTATACTCATATAGTTATATATGAAATTTAG